CAAGGAGTGAAGCGGGTGCGTCAGCGAGCGAAAGGAGTTTCTCATCATTGAGTTCAATCGAACCATCCTCGTCCAAAAGTGACTCTGGGAAGATGAAAATGATGCTAAGGGCGACTGCTTCGCCGTCCTTATTCCTTCCAAGGAGACAGGGATAAAGACCATCGCCTAAACCGGCATCTGTCCAGACCCCATCCTCATTGGCATTCCACCAGTAGTTGTCTGGGTCTTTCTCATATCGGTCGTATTCCCACTCTCGTGCAGCCTGTCCGTCTTCGTTGTTGTATTTCACAGCATTCCAAATGCTCATCCGTCCACTGTCGACGCCAAGGCTTGAGTTGTATTCCCATTCGCTGACTTTTTCGTAGCGCCTCATTCCTTCAGCCCTCGGGCTTTTCCGGATGATACGCAGTCTTGCGACTCGCTCGCCGAAATTGTAGGTTTTTTCCTCACCTTCTTTGGTGGTGTATTGGCCTGTTATCTCGCCTCGAGCAACCCGGACTTCGTATTCTCCGGGCTTCATCGCTATTTCAAATTCGCCGACTTCTGTGCCCACGCTGTAACACGGGTCAGTTGCGGCCACGCTCTCACCGAGCGTGATGTTGCAGAGTTTTTGCTCTTGCACGATTGGCTCATTCGTTTTTGAGCCGTTGACATTTTCGACAGTGCCCCCAGTCACACCATTTGGACGGGTGGGCTTCTTCGATGAAATCCATGACCAAGTCAGCGTAGTGCTCGTCGTGCATGGTTTCCATGATGTGTTCAGAAAATTGGAGTCGTTCCTCCAGAACGTCGATTTTGTCGTAGGTTCTCTTCAACTCAGCAATCAGGTCAGGAACGGCGGCCATAGCAATCAAATTACAATGGTCTTCCACCGTCAGGAGTCCGTCATTGTTTATCACGTTGTAATTCCAAGACGGGTATTGGGCGATGATAGAGTTGTTGCGTCCCGCCTCTTCAGCATGGATTTCGCCTCCATCATGTTCCCATTTTCCTTCTGACATACCTTCAAACTGAGTCAAGTCGATTCGCTGCGGCTTGTCCGCAGTTGGTTCATCGTTTGATGACACGATTGCCTCACCACAAAGGTGGGCTTGGTTCAAAGTCGTCCAAGTCATCTGCGTTGATGACTTGACACAGGCGTCCTCTCTTGCCATGAATGGTTCCCGGTAGACGAATGATTCGTCTTGGGTCAGGGGTGACGTCGTAGTCGATGAGGATTCCTTCTCTCTTCACACGCTTGACAAACCATGTTTTCCATGCCTTGTCGAGTCGTTGGAGTTTTGCCGAGGGTGTATGCTTGTTCCCTGCTCGGTAGAGTTTCTCAATGCTCTCTTTCGCCTCGCCGTGTAGATTCGGTTCGAGTCTCCAGCCGAAGTCAATGAGGTGGAATCCTTTACCGCCACTGAAAACAATGACGGGTTCTTGGTCCGATACGATGTCTTGTTCCTGATACCATTCCAACAGTTTCTTCGTTTCCGCTGCTGATTCCTCGAACGTCTCCATTTCGTAGTCGACGTCGAAATACAGTTCACGGAAGAAAAATGTGTTGTTCCTGACATGGGACATTCCTTTCTTCTTGAATTTCTTGGCACCGCCCTTGCTTAGCGGGTCGGGGCCGATGGATTGCGGGTTATACCATGCACCAGTTGAATAATACACATGGTGCGGGGCATATTGCATCAAGCGACGTTTGAGGTTTTTCTTGCCTCTTTCGTCGTTCTTGAATGTGTCCAGCAATTTCATGACGCGCATCCGTTGCTGCCGTTCGTCCCAGATGAAGAAGCGTAATTGCCTCCACTGAGCGTAGGGCGGGAGCCACAAGTTGTTGTGGTCCACATTCTGGTAGTAGCGTCGTATGGCGCGTGTTCTGCGCCTCATTACCAATCGTTGTTGCTCTTTCCATTCTGGGGTCTGTCGTAGCGATACATCGAAGCATCGTCGAAGAGCCCTTGCCGTCAGCGTAGCCAGCGGTAGTGCAGGGCAGTCGCAATCGTTTGCTCCTTTCCTATCACATGCTGGGTGATGTTGCTTCGGGAAATATTTCCCGAAGAGGCTGATGACATTCAATGGATTGCGAATAAATGAACGGAGGTCATAGGCGTGGTGTTCACAGAACACCTCACCCGGCTTCGCTTCCAATTTGCAGCGAGTTCCGTCTTTCTTCGTAGCGTCACAACGAGTGTAGTTGTGTTCCCATTCGGTCACGATTGCTCTTTTCGAGCGTTATTTGGGAGTTCCATCACCATGATGATACGTGTGGGGTCGGTATTCACAAGTGACAAGGTCACAGAGGTTGTTCTTTGCTGTATAAACAGTCGCACCGCACGTTTCACACGTTTTTGTCGCATGTTGCGATTGCCGCATGCGCTCGTAATGCAGTTCGGATAGTTCCGAAGCGCTTCGCGCTGGAATCCTTTGACTCTCGAGTGCTTCGTCGAGCCAAATGCTGTGTGTGTAGTTTTCATCGTTGATGTTGCTCCATACGAGGATGCGGATTCTGCCGCCTTCGTTTTCAACCTTTATCTGCGCTCCGTGCCCATCGACCGACATCGCGTCACCGTAGCCTTTGAACATCAGGTAAAAACCGTCGTGGTTTTCACTGTTGTCGTTGGCTGTTTGTGATGAAACGATTTTGTAGGCGACTGATTCGCCCTCGTCGTTCCAAGGTTTGATGATTCCTCGATTCAGAATTTTGATTGTTGGTTCATTGTTCCACCAATCTTCTATGTCTTTTTCTTCAGACACGAATGAGGACTCAGTCCTCTTGTTGTTGCAGTTTCTCCCACGCATTGTCAACACGAGCATTGTCAGGCATTTCTAAGCCCCATGCATTCCAAATTGCCTCTTCACATGTCTTGCAGTATCGAGGAACGATGTTTCCATGGTGGTCAACATCAAGGTCGATTTTCGGCAAGGAAATGCGGCATTTGAAACAGAGGGAACCGTCGTAGTCCTTCATTCTCGTCTCTCCGGAGCGGGGGGGTTTGGATTCAATACAGCCCATTGGCTCTTGCATCCTTTGCACCAAAAGTTGAACGTTTTTTTCGCAACCGCGACTTGGGCGAGTTCGCCACAGCCGTCGCAGACATCATCACCAACATCATAGTGTCGGATACCACGGAGAGAGGCCGCTTTGGCCAACTTGAGGAACCTTTCAGTGTATTCGGGGTTCATCATGGTCTCGACCGTTTTGTTTTTCAGTTCAAGGTCGGAGATGGTGTCTTTCGCGATTTGTTCAACCGCCTCGTTGTAAGAGGCTCCGCACGAGGAACACAAGACTTGCGTTTCAGAGTCACGCTGGTCGTGTGCCATTCTGTGCATTTTGATTCGTGTGTCTAAGCAGAAGACACATGCTGGTGTATCATTGGATAACACGATTGCCTTACGAGGTGGCGTAATATCGACTGTCTGGTGGACAGTCGCACTTTTGCTTTTCACCGTAAGGCGTTGTGGTGAGACACTCTTTTTCTCCCTCCCAATACCGACACACTACCCCGTAGTATTCGGGGTCATCTTCAGCGAGGTGCAGGCAATTGGGACATAGGTCTCGGTTGTGGTGAGGGTGCATGGTGATGTGCCAGCCTTCCTCATTTTCAGCGCAAGAAACACAGAAGGCACCACAGTTGGAGCAGTCGATGCTCTCATCTGGGCATTCCTCGTTGCATTTGTTGCACTTTGGTGTCCATTCATTGGTCACGATTGCCCGAAGGCATGGACCTCATTGGGTCCAGAAAGGATGGTCGTCTTCTTCGGTCTTGGCCCAAAAGCACCCTGATACGCCCCGTCCAAACGGGAGCATAGAGAATGATGCTTTTTCATCGGTAGACCAGCGCATGGCGGCTATCATCCGCCAACCTGAAGCAATCAGAATGAACGGTAGTTGTGCTTCAAGGCTCGGGTCAAGAGCCTCGCTGCAACCTTCGTTCTCAAAAACACTGACGATGTGTTTCCACATCTCTTGTGTTGTTCTGGCAAAGTGTCTTCGTAGCACCCAGCGCTCCCGTAGGATTTCGGGGCGTGTTTGCACTGGGTTGTGCTCGAGGATAAATTCCTCACACAGAACCACAAGTTGCTGTATCAGAGCGTCTTCTTTGACACGCTGGTCCCACACTGTGCTTGCACGGAAATGGTTGTGAAGGTCCTGAGGATTCAATTTCCAAAGTTCCTTCTTTCCGTCATACAGTTTGGCACTTTTGACTTCATCCAGTGGAGCAGATTGTTCTGGCTCCGTGGTGGTTGTTGGCATGAACGTTCTCATTTCGAGACCACGTTCGTTGGCTATCGTTGTGAGCAAGTGCTCCTTGAATTTCGTAGCCACCTCAGTGATTGTTTTCCGAGAGTCGTCTTCGTCGCTGCCTCCATCGCCTTGCAGGAACTTGTTCAGTCCCTGCTCAGCCTCGAGCAGCATGCCAAAATAAATTTCGACGGCTTGACGTGTCTTCTGCATGATGGTGACGAACTGTCCGACAGGTATCGGGGTTTCAAGTTCGATTCCATCACAAGAAACAACGTTGCCGTCGTTATCCATGTGGATTCCTTCCACGATTGGAGGTCAAGACCTCCGGTGAACCTCAGCCACCATTTCATGAATCGGGTTTGGTCCCTTGTTGATACGGACCAGTGCGCCTTGTTCGTAAAGGAACTCGGCTGCACTCCATTCAGAAGTGGGCTGAAATCTCTTGTCGCGCCATTGGCTGCGACGGGCTGCGAAATACGGCGAAGGTTCGGTCATTGGTAGTCCTCCTCTTCAAACTCGGCTTGTTCGTTGGCTATCTGCTTTGCCTTGTCTCGCTCTTCGGCGAGAGCAGAGACGGCTTTGCTGAAAGCCTGTGCAACTTCTTCAGACCTGACTTGAGACGCCATGTCAATCAACATGGCAGTCGCATTTCTGAGGCCTTCGTAGTAGCCGAGGTGATAGTCAGAGGAACTCATTCCTCCTCACTCCTCTTTTGCATTTCGCTTGCTGGGATTTCTCCATCAGCGGTGAGGACAATGTCCTCTTCTTCACATGTCTCGTGGTAAATGGTCTTCTTCAGCGACTTCAAGGGGTAGTCGTTACCGTTCCATTCGCCGTGATATGAAAACACGGCGTGAACAGCCACTTCCTTGAAGTGGATGCTCTGGGACTGTGCCACCGCGATGGCAATTTCCTTTTTGTCGTATCTGAACCGTTCCACGTGGGCATGGTCGTTTGTGCATTCGACCTCGAAGTAGGCGTCAAATTCTCCTGACTGCGCTACCGCGAGGATGGTGTGTGTGCTTGCGCTCACGATTGAGACGAAGGGAATCATTCCTCTTCGGTCTCGGGGACGGGGTCGTCCACATTTTCGGTGTGAATCAAGTTCTTGAAAATCAGGCTGTATGCTCGGGAAGCAACCGGACCTTGCAGCAGGTTAATCCAATCCCTTTTGTTCCACTCAGCGTATTCACTGTCGGTCGTGGCAACGAAAGGAACCATCGTTTGATTCCCTGTTTCGACGCAATCATAGGTGTATTCTCCTGTGTTCACGTCAGCCACAAAAAACATGTGGGGCATAGCGCCCTCAAATCTGAGGCGCCCTTCAAATGTGCAATTGTAAAACACGATGTAATCATCGCTATCGCAAGTGAAGGTCACGTTTCGGAATACGCATCGTGTGAAAGCATTTGAAGTTCCATCGTCCAGTCGACCTCGAAAATTCAGTTGTTCGTAGGTCTCATTTCGGTAGGAGTTACCAATCATTGGGCGTATTGGCCTCGTTCCCCGGCTTTCCCGGTAGCGGGCCAACGTCTGTTTCAATTCATTGATTTCTTCCTGCAACTCCTCCATTTTCGAGGCTTTGCTTGTGATTTCGGGCGGCTTGAGCCGCCATAAGAGAGTTTTGTCTTCTCTCACGATTGAGGCTAATCGCCTCGTGTGTAGTAAAAGTGCTGTATTCGGCAGGGGAGCACGACGGTCAAATTGCACTCGTCGCAGCATCTCCCCAGTGTCACCGGCGTTGGGTTGTGCCCCATGCCATGAAACCGGATACCGCAGATGGCACATTTGTGCCAGTGCTTTATGATGATTTCAATCGGAACGCCTGTTTCATTGGCTAACGCCATTTCTTGCTCTGTGACAAGGTGTTCAGGTTTCCCGGTTAAGCGCCTTTTCAGATTGCTCACGATTGCCTCCGTCAGTTTCTCACCTTGAGGGTGTTTTCAGGATAAGCGAGGTTCCCACAGTTGGGGCAAAGGAAATCAGTGTCTGTGTTGTCTGTTTCCTCTTTGAGGACTGCTTTCTGTCCGTGCTGAGATTGTCTCCAGCCGCACCAGTGTTCAGTCCTGACTTGTCTGATGTGTTTGCATTCGTAACTCGGCTTTTTCACATGGTGTAAAATCCAGCCGGGGCACGAGCAGCGCCATTCCCGTGTCAGTTTGTTCGTCGACGGGCGGTAGATGTCTTGAATTGACACTTCGTATGACACATCATCTCTTGATTCAGACGAGACTTCAATTTTGAAGCGCTCGTTGGAGATACATGCGTATTTCACGATTGGGGCTCATTCGTCCCCGGTCTCATCATCAAGTTCGATGTTCATGAGTTGTCGCAGGCGGTTGGCCTGCTGTTGGCTCTTTGAGGTGACAGCAAGAAGGCGGGCATCGAAGGCGTTCTGAACCCCTGATTGGGGAGCAGTAGCCTCGGTAATGCCGCTGCCGACTACCTGTCGCATGTTTCCGAGTTTCCTCTTCAAATCACGCTGCTCACGGAACAAACGGTCGATTTCCTTTGGCAGGTCCTCGTCGTCTGAATCGCGCACAACGGTGAGTAGGTCTTCGTAGTATGCGTTCACCGAAGAGACAACTTCTCGAGCAACGTCCTGTCGCAGATATTCCATCTGGCGGGCGTCGTCAACATATCCAAGAAGACGGAAGGTCGTTGCCGACGAAGCCGTGACACGCACGAGTTCGCCGTCTTCTCCTTCTTCGTAGGAGTCTTCTATCAGGTTCACAGTTCCGAACCAGTTGATGAGTTCCGAAAAGGGCACGAGGTATTCCATGTAGCGTTGGTCTCGATTCCAGTCGGGGATGTAGTAGACACCGCCGGAAGAACCTCCGAAGCGCATGCCGCCGACGTCCTTTACAGCACGTCGCATGATGGCACGCAGAGCCTCTTGGTCCACGGTGGTGGCTTCCCGAATCAATCCTTGTCGTAGGGTGTTGGTCACTTCCCGAATTTGCTCGGGACTCACCTTCACTGATGCATCCCATGGCGTGACTTCGTAAAGTCCAGCCAGTTCGCTCAGTTCCGCACGGGTCGAATTTTCCAGTGTTCGTCCATGCAGGGTTTGGTGCACATATCGTCGGGTCCACTTGTAAAGTTCGCTTCCTCGTTGTGGTGGGATGTAGCGGATTCGGAAGAGGTCTTCCGTCACGCTGTCCCACTGTCCGGTAGCGACGTTCTTTCCTCGCCATCGGCGAACAAGTTTCCATTCCTTGCTATGTCGCAACATGACGACTTCGTAGAAGACTCTGGCGACTCTGTTGCCGCTTTTGTCTTCCCAGTCATCTGTCTCGACAAGACCAGCGTCTCGGTTCAAGTCCTTCAATGCAAAAGAGAAGGCTTTGCTTCCGCTCCGTGGTCTGGGCACCCAAGAATCCCAATCAATCCCATGGTGGGACCAATCGTATGGTTCTGATGCCCCGTAGCCGGGTATTCCCAACTCTCGTCCTTTCGAGACCAATTCCTCATAGGGAACTGTGCCAGCAAAAATGGCATAGAACCCGAGGTGGCCCCGACAAGGGACTTCGGTGTTGTTACTCACGAAGCCCTCTTCTTCAAGCGGGCTTCTTTGGTTTGCGTCATTTGACACGATTGGCTCGCACAGCGGGCCGTAGTTGTTGGCTTTCAAGCCATCTCGTCAGACCATTCGTCACGCACAGCGTTGGCGCTGGCGGATGCAGCCATCATGGCTTCCATCATGGTCAGACGGGCAAAGATATGAGCACACACGAATGTTGGTCCGATGATGCTGCCTCGTCCGGGCAGCGCCACTTCTACGACAACATCGTCCAAAGCAACCCCGTCAATGTTGAGGGTCACTTGACTTCCGATGTCTTCTTTCGTGTATGTTTTGTCGTTTTGATTCGACACGATTGGACGCTCACAGGCGCCCGATGAAGTTGTCTCCGTGTTTTACCGTTCGCTTGGACGGCTTCACTTTTGAGACCTTCATAAGTCGGTTGTTGTTTTGAGGCCAGATGAATTCGTGATTCATCAGTTGTTCTCTGGTAATGAACCACCTGCCAGCGGGAATGTTCTTTTCCCGGCCTTCGGGGTCTCTTACCCTCACCGGTTTGGGGATGTCCAATACACATGGCGTATTCATCATGTTCACATGCTGAATGACACTTGGCTTCAGCCGCCCAGTGAAAGACGAAGGAACCCTTTCGAGGTCCTCTTCCTGTTTCCAAAAGTGCGGCAAGACTCCTTGCTGAGGGAAGTGAGAAACGTCCTCTTCCTCAGGGGGAAGAGCAAGTTTCAGCATCTCTCTGAATACAGGTGTGATGGTAGGGTCTCCCAATTGAGCATATTCTCCACATTGGAGATTGGTCCAAATTTCGTGCATGGCGTTGTGATAAATCGTCGCAACTGCTTGCTTACGGTAAGGTTGTTGTGCAGTTTGCAGTGCTTCCGGTAAGACACGTCGCATCGTTGACGTCGTGCTTTCCTCACGCATCATGTAAAACAACCCTTCCTCCGGGTTGGTTTGCGGAACGTTGCACGTGGGGTTGAATTGGTAAAAGACCAACCAGAAATCCTGAGAGAGTCTCAAGTGGATGGTCGGTGTATTGTGTTTCCTCGCGGTCCCGTTCGTTAAGTCGACGGGGTAACTCACGACTTTTTCCCGAACATGTTGCGGAACAAACAGGTTAGTAGTGTATCCTTGGGCATTGGTTGTAAATTGTTCCAAGAAACGTTCGTTTGACACGGTCGGGTGTATTTTGATTCTGTCACTCATGAGCAGTTGCTCGAGAGTGAGATTGGGGCTATTGGTTTCAGCCACGAATGAGGCTCATTGAGCCTCGGTTTTTTGCGTTTCGGAGTCTTCCTCTTCTTCTTTGTGAACAACTCGCATGTAGTGTGTTGGTGCGTTGTCACTTTTGCGGAAGTCTTTCGGCCATATTTCGATGGTGTCTCCGTATTGCAGTCGGCGAAACGCCATGAGGTCGACCTTACCGTCTTCAAGTTTGACGGTGTAGTAGGTCTTGTCTTCGCGTTTCAGGTTCTTGATTGTTCGGACCCAAAGGCCCGTGAGGTAGGTGTTGAGCCGTCCCACGAATGTTCCTCAGTGTATCAGTGCTTCACAATGACACAGACCGAAGAACTTGTCGAAGGCGTATGTCCCCGGATTGAGTTGCTTCAATGCGTTGGACGGGCCTTCGAGTTGGACCGTGAACGGAGTAGGTCCGAGAACCTCCTCCATGTTTTCCCATGGTTCAGTCGACAGATACACTGTGGCTTCGTAAAGCGAAGTGTGCTGTCGATTCAGAGTTTTCATGGTGACTTTGAACACGGCGTATTCCTGCGTGCGTTTCAGCAACGTAAAGGAAAACGTCCGTTCCAATCCACCTGCAACTTCTGTTGGGAACTCTCTTTTGTGAGAGTGCACGAATTCGTATTTCAGGAAATCTGCTACATCAACGTAGATTCGCCCGTATTGGTTGTATCTCCGTTTGATGGTTTCCTCGGTTTCGTTTCCCATTCGGTTTAGACGCCTGTCCACTCCTCTTCACCTCCGGAGAGGCGAGAAAGGAATTGCTCGACAAAGCGGTTCCAGACATCGGGGTTGTTCACGTATCGTGGTTGTATGAGATTTGTTGCATAGATGAAATACGGGAGAGCGTGTTCCCTGAATTCCCTTCCCCGTTGATTGAGTCCAGTAGCAGTGAAGAACGAAGTCGCATCAACCATGGATGCGACGTCGTCTGCTTGCTGCTGTATTTTGAAAAGCAAGTTCGACACTCGCATTCCAACTTTCATTCCCTGCACTCGCAGGTAGGGGGGGATGAATTCTTCTCGGTTTATCCCGAGGTGTATCCATCCATTTTTGAGAACCCGGTTGCTCTTGTAGGGTTCATCCACACGGTTTTCACATTGTGTTTCCACGAATGAAGTGGTCACGAGACATCAAGTTCTTCGGCCACTTCTTGGTGCTCGGTTGAAATGTCTTCACCGAGTCTTGCTTTCTGCGCAATAAAGGCGAGATACCATTCTCGCACTGCTTGTTTTTGTTGTTCATTCATTTCTTCACCATCTGGTGCTTTGGCCCAATCTCCTGCATTGAGGTCCCCCCCACACATGTGGGGGATGAACCTCTCGGTTTGGATAAAGGGCTTGAGGGCTTGGGGTGAGATGAAGGTTCTGACATAATTCGCCAGTTGATTCTCTGCTTTGAACACAGGGAAAACCACCTTTTCCGTTGCTTTTCTCAAGCACGCTCCACTCCAAGATTTTCCTTTGATTCCGATAACAGGCCGTCGTCCAGTGCTTCGGGCTGAATCGAACATCATTCCTCTGAGCGTTGTTTTCGCAACGCCAATAAAGACTACATCCTTTCCTTTTGCGCCTGCTCTTGTTAGGCAGCGCTTGAGGTCATTCGCAGATATTTGAATCACGTAGGACGTTTCTGTCGCAGCGTAAAATCTGGTTTTGACCTTTTTCGGGATGTAAATTGGTGCCATTTGCGGGCTGTAAAGCCCAATGCCAGAAGGCGCAAATGTAGCAAGAATGAATTTCTCCTTTTCCTTGAGAACCTGCTGGCGCAGGAAGGAATATGGGAGTTCAAATTGATAGTCGGTTTGGAAGAGTTCTCCGTAATCGACGATGACGTTTTCACCAACATAAGACGGTGTGCAGTCATGTGGCAGCATTTCGCTGCGCAGAATAAATGACGTTTCAGTTACGATAACATCAAGTGGTCCAGAGTCCTTCCGATAAGCGTGATAGGAGGTAGCAAAACTTGCCTTGAAAGGCAAGCCTGCTCCTACAATTTCGGGCTTGTTATCGACGAAAATGCTCTGGCTGTCTTGTCCGCCATGGAAGACAATTTTCTTTCCATCAAAATACACAGTCAGAGCGCGATGCCCAATACTGTGTCCGGATTTGTTATACATTCCGAGGGAAGAGAAAATTTGACTTGCCGTTTTTGACGGACGTATGATTGTGACGCCACTGTGTGGTCGGGCGTCATTCAAGGTGAGTTCTTTCACCACGATTGAGAAGGTCAAGCCCTCCCGTTGTGCATGTCCTCGACACGCTTCTGAACTTCGTCAACGCTTGTTGCGATGAAGAAGGATTCCAGCCGTTCAAGGACTTCAGCAATACGCTGAGTGCTCTCAGCAATTGATTGAATGGAGTTTTCCATGCGTATGATTCGTCTCATGGTATCCAGTTCGATTTGTGTGTGTGACACGAGTGCGCAGGTGCGCAAAAGAAAAAACCGACGGCGAAAGCCGTCGGCAAATGACGATTGGAAGCAAATGCTTCCCAAAATCAAGTCTATCTCTGTTCTTTGAGATGCTCGAGGTAAGGAATCATGTTGTTAAGCACTTCAATCTGGGTCTTCAAAGCATCATTCTCAAGTTTCAAATTGGACATTTTGCCTTCCAGAAGCGTGAGTTTTCGTTGACGTTGTCTTGACTGTTCAGCGACAGCCTTGAGTTGAATTTCCAAGTGTTCCTTTTCGCTTCTGACTCTGAGAAGAGATGCTTCCAGTGCCGTATTTGTATCGTGTTCCTCTTCGAGCAAAGCGTTCTTGAGCAATATCTGCTTCTTCACTTCGTTTTCGAGGCCAACAATGACCTCCTCGAGTTGCTTGATTTTTTCTTCTTTTGAAATTTTTACAGAGATTGAATCTCTGTTAGCGAGTCTTTCAATGAATCTCACGATTGCACCGTCACCAACGAATCCGGAGTTCGTCCGGGTCGTCGTATTCACAGGTGCGTATTTCTGAAAAGGGCTGTATCAATGACAGGGGTTTCATCAGTTTGGGGGTGGTGAAATCCCCAGCCCCACTTTCCCCTCTTATCGCATACCGGTTCAGGTCCCGACGGCATAGGTCGAGCCCATTGGGGGTCCTCTGCGAGTAGGCGATTTCTGAATGCTTCAATCTTCGCTTGCAGGTCTTCTGCATTTTGCTCAGAAAGCATCCCAATCACCTGTCGCATGCACTGTTGTTGGTCAACAATCAGGGCATAGAGGCGGTATTGGTCTTTTCTTAGGGCAGCGTGGTCGTCTTTGAGCGCGTTGTATTTTGCACTCACGGCACGAAGAAAGGTTTCCTTGGTTTCCAGTTCCTTTCCGATTACCTGACAATGAGCCATCAGTTCAGTTTTGTCCCTCTGCAACTTCGCTAAAGCGTCATTGGACTGCTTCAATTTCTCGCACGTTGAGTCGTGGACACTTTGAAGAGCCTTGAGTTGCTCACTGAGAGGGATGATTGTGCGTGGGGTATTTCCCACGTTGAGTCGATTCATAAAGGTCGACACGAATGACCCTCATTCTGAGGAGTCTTGAGGCATGCGGAGCAGTGATGCTCCTTTCCTTGTGTTGGTTATGGTCCGCTTCAATTCTGCGTTTTCCGCTTGAAGTTCGTTGTATTGTTCTGCCAGTTTTTCAAAAGCAGTGCCTTTGTCTGGTTCCATGAAGCGCAGTTCTGTCGGCAGGTCTCCTGCTTTCAATATCGCTTCCATTTTCTCGTCTTTTTCTTCAAGTTGGAATTTGAGTTGTTCAACCTCGGCCTTGGTAGCCATCAGTTGAGACTCAACCTTCATCATCTCGAAGCGAGGGACCATTTTTTGGAACTCGACCCCGTATTCAATAACAGATTCGAGTTGTTTGATTTTTGATTCCAGTTCGCTGATTTGCGCACCTTGGTCGACTATCCGCATTTTGTTCTTTGCGGCTTCGTCATACAGTCTCGTGCGTTCTTTGCGTGAAATCTCAACCATTTCGTTTTCATCATCGGAATGGTTAATTGGGGATATGAGAACTTTTCTCTTCACCGAATGTCTCTCAATTGAGACGGTAAATGTAGAACGTGTGCGTTCCAATTTGAACTTCATGCTCCTCGTGGTCGTAACTTGCGACGAAATTTCCTCGTCCATCAGCGCCAATTGCTGCTTCGACGAATGAGTTCAACCCACAGGTTGATTCAATCAGTCGCCGAACAGCGTCATTTGCGCTTTCACACTGCGGTTGCAGTGCAGAAAAGACCTCTTCAGGTAGGCTTGTCTGGCCCGCAAGAAAAGAAGTGTTGAAGGCCCAGAGCGATTCACGAATGTATTCGCTCGCTCGGGCATCTGCTTCTTCATCAGTGCAGACCAGCCAGTCTGAGTGCTCGTCACCGCTAAAGTCATCAGTCACGTATTCGATGTCTTCACCAGCGACGTTGAAGTCGTAATGCAGCCGAATCCTATCGGAGGATGAAATCCTGTGGATGTCGATTCGGTATTGACCGCCACTCGAAAAGTGAGTAGCGAGGGCATAGCCTCGGGCAAAACCAAGGCCGACACTTTCATGTCCTGAAAGTTCACGTTGCATTTGTGTTATGATTGGGAGAGGACTCAGGATACATGTTCGACCGAACATTCGTGGATTCGAGCCTTCACTTTCTGCACTGACACTTTCCGGGTCAGTGAAAAGGCTGTATCTCTTCTCTCTCTCCTCTACGGACTCTTTTGGTGGTCCGTTGAGTCGCGTTTCAAACGACACGATTGGCTCAGAGGAAACTTGTTGTTCCAATGGCCACCAAGCCCTCTTCTTCGTTGTTGGCGATGACGAGGGCGAGGTCTGGTGCCACACGGAACAAGAAACGTTCGTTTGTTCCGCCGTCAAGCACCGTTCCTTCCAAGCAAAACCCCGGTGAGAGGTCGCTTGAGAATTCTTCGATTTCAAGTGAGTTTCGTCGCATGGCTTGAGCCACTCGAGGTTTGACTCTCACTTTCTTGATGGTGATGTTCACCACGATTGGGCCTCAGTAGGCCCGTAGGATGTCCAGCGAAGGAAGCACTGCTTCCTGACTGAGACAAAGTAGGGTCGGGTTGTCCCCTTCCCCAACGACAAAGTCGCCATTGGAGTTCGCAGCAGCAGCACGCATGAGTTTCTGAACAACTTCCGTTGCCATCTCACGCTCACTCTCAGTAGCCTCGACGGACTCAATGAGAGCATTGGTGTCGGCGGTTGAATTCGCCTCAATTGCTGACTTCATGGCATCATAGATGCCGCTGAACATTTCTCCGATAGGGCGACCCTTCGGTTTCTTTGGTGTGTTGAGTTTCGGTGAGCCTCCGCCTGAGCCCTTCGGTTTCTTGGCTCCTTTCGGAACTTTGATTGTTCGGGGCTTCTGAGCGTAAGGAACTGAATCCTTCTTGGCTTCTGCTTCGGCAGCCTTCTTGGCAGCGATACGTTCACGCATTCGTTCTCCAGCAGCCTTACGCTTCTCTGGGGTCCAGCCTGCGGTGCTTCGCTTCTTGGGCTTTGCCTTGGGCTTTGCTTCCTCGGGTTTCTGCTCTTCCGTTTGCTTGCTCTTTGGTTTTGTCGACCAAGGCTTTTCAGCACGGATTGCTTTCATCCTTTCAGACGCTGCCTTTCGCCTTTCCGGCGTCCAGCCAGATGCTTTGGGCTTCACTTTTTCTTCTTGTGCCTTCGATACAGGCACTTTCAACACGGGCTCCTCTTTCTGAGGGGCAGTTTGATTTGACGAGTCATCAACAGAAGAAGGCTTCTTGAAAATTCCAGACTCAAACAACAACATGTGCTTGAGGTGGTCCAGATATTCCTTCTCGGTATCGAACTCGTATGTCACGGTGTAACGTGGCACGGTTGCAGGTCTTACGTTGGCGTTTCTCCTATTTAATCGGGATGAAATCCCATTTTGGTGAGCATTTGCCCGGATGGGCAAGCCAGTGCTCAAGGCTGGACGCTTTGTCTGGGTTATTGGTTCAATAACCCGTCTCGAGAACGTCGTCGCCAGTCCCGCCTGCTTACGATTGGCTCACCCATACATTGGGTTGTAGCCGTTGGTTTTGTCTTTGGATTTGTCTTCTGAGGAGACCTTTTCGTCGTTGCTGAGCACTTGGTTCTCGTCGATTTTGAATTCGACGAGGGGCCCGCTATTGTCGAAACCTCGAATTTTGACATTCAGGGCGTTGACATCAATGGGGCGTAGTGAATGCCGCCCCATTTCTTGGACGACAAAACTGCCAGCAGCGGAAAGCACTTCCTCAACGAAACGTTCCATTTCGTTGAGTGCATCCGTCAGATTTTCCTTGACATATTGGAAGGCTTCATCGGATTGAGGCGAATGTTTGTTGCGAACTTCTGCTTGTCGTAGCAGAACCTTCCCGATAGCGTTCTTCATTTTCGGGGTGTTCACAAAGTCGACAGCAGGATTGAATTCACCTGCTTCCATTTTTTGCTTCATTTCATTCCGGATGTTGTCATCCTCATTCCATGCTTTACGAAGGAGTTCCATTGACTCCTGAAAGAGCACGTCGAAACCAGCAACAACATCTCGGCTCGTGGTCCCACGAATGTCTCGTATCAGGACCCACGGTAGTCTTCGTTTTTGCGTGGTTTCGAGGTAGTCGTCTCCCTCTTTTTCATACACATGGTAAATTGCCAGAGCAGTCAACATCTCGGCGAAGTTGAGTGTCTCTGGTGTTCGTCCATTCCAGATGGCTCGCACGATTGACTTTCGTCATTGGTAAAAAGGAAAGGGGAGCAACGCTCCCAGCAGGTTCCTTGAACGAATGCCCCGAAGGGCGGTAGACGTTATCAGATTCGACTGAAATCCCTTGGCACAGCCTTTGCCTTGTCGGCGTTAGGACGTGCACTTGCTGGAATCAGCCGCTTTGCCATGGCTTCCTCTCGGAGGGCCTCAATGGTCTTTTGGTCCGCTGCCGGACCGACCATCTCAAGGGCCTCTACGAGTTCGTCCATTGTTGGCTCACGTTCCCCGTCAGCAAATGAAACTGCACAGGCCTTTCGGACTGCCGCTTCGATGCCACGACCGTTGAAGTCCTCGGTTTGTGCAGCCAAGGCTTCGATGTCGAAGTTATCGGGGTTTTCTTTGAGTTCGGTCAATTTGAGTTTGAAAATTTCGGCTCGTGCCTCTTCGGTTGGTAGGTCGAAGAAGAACTTGTCTTCAAACCGGTCGAGGAGTTCTCGCGGTAGTTTGTCCATGTGGTTGCATGTAAAGACGAAATACACGCCATCCGTGTTCTCCTGCATGAAAGTCAGGAGAAGGGACAGCACGCCTTGGGAGGCGCCGCCGTCTCGGGCAGCGTCTGTCGTCGCAAACAATTTTTCCGCTTCATCCACGAGGACGATACAGGGAGCACCCGCAACAAACTGTTTCAGTTGGTTGCGGAATAAATTCTCTGAACCGCCCACCAGTTCGTTCTTCATGTGGTTGGCTTGCATGAGATACAGTTGCATGTTCATGCTGTTGGCCATGGCTTTCGCAATCATGGTTTTGCCGGTTCCGTGAAGACCGTGGAAGATGGTGCCCATGGGAGGGCGTCCGAACTTTTCAATCGCATTTGGTTTGAACCTTTGCGCATTGACTTGCACGATGCGCTTGACATTGTCAAGACCACCGAGGTCGTCAAACGTCACTTCGGTTTTCAGGATGTTCATTCCCTTTGCCTTCATGATGTTGGTCCGTTCGTTGTTGAGCCATTCTGGCGAGAACGTTCCCGTGCTGCCAAGACTCATCAACAAGTTGTTTTCCGTCTCAAATGACGTGAAACCTGAACATGCTCGTGCTACAACCTCAATTTCCTCTTGGGTCAGTTGGGCTGGTAGTTGATAATCCGAAAATTGGTCGGGGTCGTTTTTGAACGTCTCGACGTATCGGGTAACCATTTGAGTGCGGTCAGTCAAGGTAGGGAGCGGCAGGTCGATAACTCGAATCAACTGCTCCAACTCGACTGGAATTTTCCACGCCTCAGGGCTAAGCATGATAACGGTTTTTGGTTGACCCGAATCGCAGATGTCTCGAAGGAGAACTTTCTGCGCGTCAAGGGTCGTCGGTTCTTTCGGCATAGGAGCCGAACCGATGAAATTTTGCCAGTCACATAGGACAAAATTTACACCTCCAGATTGGGCTTTGGGGTCGTAGTCTCGGATGAACGAGAAAATCTCGTCGTAATCGTCGACAGCGACGTCTTCGCCTTCGATTGGGCGACACATGAGCGAGCGCTCATCGTCTTCGTCCAACTCTTCTACTGGGACATACGCTCCGTCCTCGTCATCGGCGAACAGTCCATATCGGCGGAAGCCGGTGGATTGATGCCAAACGTAGGTTTTGCGTGCGTTTCCAGAGTCTCTGTTGAGAGTGGGTGCTTTTCGCACTGCGAAGTCGCAGATTTCTTTAATCGCCTCTTTTTCTTCTGGGGTGCTGAATGCGACACCGGCCATGGCTGCTGAAGCGCATTCCATAAGGGCGGTGTCCAAGATGTCTTTAAATGTAGACACGATTGACTTTACGGGTGGGATTGAGGCAGAAGCGCAAGGGTAAGACGCCTCAGGTCGGGGATGGACCCTTAACCCGGAGGTTGCTCACCCCACCTGCTTTCATTTTGCATTCTCAGGTAGGTGTTCGTGTCTAAGCGCATAGGCCTGCTTTGCCTGAAAATCAGGAAATAGCAGGGTAATTTTGTGCTCAGTAATCACAGACTCTTCGATTCCAAGGAGCATCCGGTAGCGTAGGCTACTTTTCGCACAGATGCAACAGTAATGTCCGTTGCAGCCGTATCCTGATAGATTCTGGTGAAAAACCGGAATGAACAGTCGATTCATTTCTTGTCTTTCCAGATTTAAATCAGGAAGTCTTTCCTTTTCAGGTTAGAAGTTTGAGATTTGTATTCTTTTGAATGCAATATTTGGTCGGTTTCTGATGATTCAGAACCACCTCAACCAGATATTGACTGAGTTGTGATTTTTGTCTTGAGCAGTTGTTGTTCTGCTGCCCAGTCCATTTCGCCGCTCTTCTGGAGTTCCACACGTGTGGTATCCAGTTTTGGTTCACTTTTCAGGCGGAATGTTCGTTCGTAGTGTTCCTGAACACATTTTCCATCGTCTCTGGCCTTCAGTGCTCTGGAGACAGGTGTGTTCAGATTCTTGTTGACAGTTGAGGAGAAATTTGCCAGTTGGCGTCTTCTACTCCTTTTTCTTTCGCATCACTCCTGTGATGGATGTTCTGTCTGTTGATTGGGAATTTCCTTGTTCTTTTCCTCCGCATGCGCCCTTTGTCCAGACGCTAATGTTTCCTCTTCCCCAGTGTGGGAAGTTTCATCCATTTGTTTCAGATTCTGATTACGAGATTTCGTCAATTTCTGAATTACTTCATCCGTCGGCGAATTCGTGGTCTCGGTGGTTTCCATGGATTCCATGGGTCCCCTGAGGTTCAAGTTCTTTTCCCTTTTACGATACAAATGTCCGTTGTGTTTGTGCGCCGTGCAATTTTCGGTAATTAACCGTCTCTGACATGTTTGATGGAAGTCAGTGGTCGTGTGTTCCGAAATGGTCTGCTTCAGATTTACCATCGTGAGTGGTAATTCTTCGATGCATGCAGCGGGCGTCAACTCAGTTTTTCCAATATTCCTCCTTTCACGGACGTTGCACCTGCTTTTGGCAGGATTTATCTCGTGAATCAGGTAGACCCGGGAACTTATCCCAGCATTTCGCCGAGGAACTCGAGTCGTATTGGTAGTTGAACTTCCACAATTTTTCGATGAATAAATCGTCGATATTTGCGGATGTATTTGTTTGGTGTCGGTGGTGGGCGGTGGCCGCAATAGGCTCTCGCACGCTCAGCGTGCATGCTCCTTTTCTGCGTCCTTTTTGCCGTCCGTCCTTTTGCGTCCCGCAGCGCGCTGAGCGTGCGAGAGCATTTTTATCCGTCATTGGGGGACGGTTGTCCCCCTCAGTGGCAGTTTCCTGCCAATCCCGAATGGGCGGTTGTAGCGCCCGGTGAGCATCACCCGTGCCGGAGAGTCTGTCCAGTCCCCTTGCCGCCTTCATAGCGTTCAGAGGTGTGTTTGGACTCGCCCTTGCCGAGTTTCTTGCTCAGTTTCTTGAATATGTCGTCAGTCACTGTTTCACATTTGATGCCCTTGAGCCCATCTGTTTTCAGTTCCACTCGCCCATCAGGGTAGTAGCGGATGACAACTGTTTCTTTTTGCTTTTTCTTCATTCAGAACCCTCCTTTGGAGAACGTCGCTTCGTAGCAGGTGTTTCCTTCTTCGTCGACGACTTTCTTCAGTGTGTGCTTCTTGAAGCCCTTCTTTTTCAATCCATGCTTCACAAATGCGTGGTTGGTCTTTTGCAGAACAGCAGATACCACGGTAGCGCGGCTGGTGTTTTCGATGTCGGCTTCTTGGATTTGCTTTCGGTTGTGTCCGACCGCATACCAATCTGCTACGACTTCGTAGTTACCAGTTTCTGTGTTTGCTTCAAAGCCGATGTCACCAGAATTGCCAAGCCGGACAACAATGTCCGCCTGCATCTGGCGTCCGCTTCGTTCACCACGAACGGGCAGTTTCTCGCCCTCATTCGCTACGAGGACGCATTGGTCCCCAAACATTTCCTGAAGGGCCTCAATGAGGTGTTCCTTCTTCCACACTTCAAGTGTGGTGGGTGTCTTTCTAACAACTGACACGATTGACTTTCGCGCAAAAGAAAAACCGACAGCAGGGTATGCCGTCGGCGTTTTCTTTGTTCGTAGGTCGTGTAACGGTTGCCCCGTAGGGCGGAAAAGGCCGCTCAAGCAGCCTTGGCTGCAAGAGAAGCGTTGTTCAGCACAGAGTGCTGGAAGCCGACAGGGGTCGGGGCGTTCTCACCCTTGAGAGAGTGATTGTGCCTCGTCCTCGTCTTGGCGCTCCCCAGAGGGGAATGCCTTGCCGGTGCGGCGAGTCGCAGCAGGTGGTCCACGCTTGCTCTTCGTCTTCTTGGAGGCCGGAGCCTCGTCGTCGATGATGAGCCAGTGACCGTTGTGGAGACGCAGGGTCTTTCCATTGTCCATGGAAACCTGCATCACATCAAGGTCATCTTCAGTGATGGTGTAGGGTGCCAAGTCCTGATACTCGGGCCCGTAGGCGGGCTTGAGTTCAGGGTTGGGCAACCAACCACGGGAGAGAAGACCAGCACGGGACCACGCCTTGTGCGCCTCCACGTCTCGGAGGAGGTGTGCACGTGCAGGGTTGAGGACGGTCCCATCAGGGAAGGTGACGATTCGGTTCAGGTAAAACGAATCGTCACCCTTGTTGGGCGTCTTCACGTAGACCCAGTCAATGTCGACACTGACGGGGTCACCGGTGCGGGTGTGGTGTGAGTCTGGTCCATCCATGACCACGGCACGCTGTGGGAAGACGTTGACAGTCTTCTTGAGGCGCCATGCCTTGGATGGTGCTTCCTCGTCCTTGAGGCGGTAGTAGGCCTCGAAGACTTTGCGGAAGCGGGTCTTCGTCAAAACCGTGCCCTTGGCGACCGTCAACTTGACGGGCTTACCTCGGGAAGTGGTGTTGAAGGTGTGGGTGTCGTGCAGCCAATGTGCGAATTGGCCACCGGCGGTGAAGTCAGGGTTGTAGCCCTTCACAATGCCTTCTTGAACCGCTTCGCCCATGCCTTGGAAGGCATCGAGGGTCAGGTTCTGTTCGGCAAGGAAGTGCAGGAATCCCTTGTTGTAGGATTCCACTCCTGCTTCAAACGCCGCCTGCACGGCGGCGTTGATGCGGGGACGTGAGTGCTTCGTAAAGAGGTCAGCGCTCATTTCCCTGTCAGCCTTCCCGAAATCGAGTTCCGGGTGCAGCGTCAAGAACGTGCGGAATGCGGTGAAACCGAATCCCCTGCCGTAGGCATCAGTCAAGCCCTTCCTGTCCGAAAGGTCCTTCAGTTCCCTGAAGGTGTCAATGGCCAAGTTGGGGTCGACGACGAAAATGGCAAGCGAGGTCATCATGTCGAGGATGTCCTGCACGGTGTGGGCGGCCAGTTGGCCTCCCTTGCGTGGGACATTCATCAACAGTTGACAGAACATCAGCGTCCACTGAGCGGACGAGACGATTCCGTTGCGAGCCACGGTCGAAACCTTGGGTCTGTTGTCGTTCTTGTTGCGATTGGCGTTTCCTCGGGCCTCTCGCCCGCTGGAGCCGCTCTTTGCTCCATTCTTGTTTTTGGTAGACATAGAGTCACCGATTGGAAGGAGTGACCAAATGGTCATTCACTTCCGTTGTGCGCCTGTTCCTGCTGTTTGTTCTTCGGTTTTCGAGGAACGTATCCAGTAGGGTTTGCAGTTTTGAGTGATTGCGTCAGATTCGCAGGTTTGCGGTTCTGATTTTTCTTCGGTGCAGGTTGCACGATTGACTTACGGGTGGAGCGACGGTTTGCTGAACCGACCGCTCCGGGCAGGAGGCTTTGAATGCCTGCGAGGGCACCTCCCTATGTCTGACCTTGGTGTAGCGTTCGTCCCACGAAACAACACATGTGCAAGCACATGGCTGTCGGAGTTCGATACCCTTACATGAAATCCCCGAAGGCGGGTTAAGCCTCCATTCACGCTCTCATTCCTTCAGCACACCATGTGGGACGGTCAGTCACGAATGAGAGCATTCATGATGTGCTGCGATTGTTACGGGTGGGACTGCTGCTCCGCACAGCAGCCCCGGCGAGACACTGCAAAGGTGAAGAGCAGCGTCAAGGTCTTGGTTGTTTGTCCCCGGGAACGAATCCCTTCGGCGCATCCACAAGACAACGGATAACGCACAACGATTGACGAATGTTCCAATCAGTCCACAGCCGCCCTAATCGGAGACGACGGCTTGTGGGCCAATGGGCGTATTTGGGCACCTTCCCTCGAATAAATCCAAGTTCCAGCGACCACGCAAAAGAAAAACGGTCAGCAAATTTGCATCTGCTGACCATTCCTCTCCAATTGACGACTGGCAACCCTCACGAGGTAAATCACCTCGGTATTGGGTTTGCCGGACGAGACTGCCTTGCTTGGCGGCTTGTTGGTTTTTTCGCCGCAGCATCGTTCTCTCGATGCTTATGGGGTGGAGAAACAAGTCCGTTTCACCCCGAACCCTCCGTTCGGGTTCTTTCAAGTCCTCTTGCCCTTTTGCCTGTCGGCAGGGAAAGACCCTACCGGGTCTTTTGAGGCTTAAACAGTCTCAAACGATTGGCTACCCTCCGGAGGAATAATCCTCCTTTGGGTGCCACATGCTGCGAGCCCCATAGTGGCAAGGGGGGCAATTCGTCACCGCCCGCAGCACTAACTGAGCATGGTGTGCCACCACCATTGATTGCTCAGATAACGATTGGCTACCCGCCGGAGGAATAATCCTCCTTTGGGTGCCACATGCTGCGCTCTCCCCATAGTGGCATGGGTCAATGTGCACGTCAGGACTTGACGGTGTCGCAGCACTAACTGAGCATGGTGCCCAGATAACGACTGAGGGTCGTCTCCCCTCCAGTGTATATACGCTGGAAGGAGTGATAACACTCAAGAAAACCTCTCCCTTTCAAGCCTCAATTCCGTCGAATTGTCGGTCTTGAGTGGTTGAGGTGCCTCTGAACATGTTGTTTCGTTGGGCCGTTGATACCATCTCAGGCTTGACCGAACGTATGTTCGTGGCTCAACCGTGGTGAGGCTCAGACTTGCCAGAGTCATCTCCACGGAAGGAACAGTTAGCAATCCGGGCCCGTGCACTGTTCAAACAGCGGGCTTCGGTTATCATAGGGCTCTCAGCAGGGGAGACGGTTCACGCCTCCGGGCCGAGAGGAATATCCCCTCAAACGGGTGGAGAGGTTGTTCCCCTCCATTGTATATACGCTGCAAGAAGTGATAGCACTCACGCAGGAATACATGTAACGGTTGCCCCGTAGGGCGGAAAAGGCCGCTCAAGCAGCCTTGGCTGCGTGAGAAGCGTTGTTCAAGTCAGAGACCTGAGAGAGAAGACAGTGCAGTGTGTTGAGCACTCAAATGCTCAGCCGTTCCCATATCGTGTTGGCCACGAAGCAGGGTCGCCTTGACTGTTCTTGATTGCGTCTCGCATCTCATCGCTGAGGTCGAGGAGCGTATCAGCACAGTTCGTGCAGCAGCGGTGCCCGTTGAACACACCGAGGGTGTGTGCGGGCTTGCGGCAAAAGTAGCACTTGTTGTCGTAGGTTCCTCCATTGTAAATGGAGACCTCGATTCCGTCCTTGTAGCACCGCCACTTTGGTGTCCGTGGGGTTCTCGGGATGGTGTAGGTCTCGCATTCATGGCATCGTCCACATGTGCAGTCGGTTCGGATGAGTGAGAGTGCTCCCACCATCGTGCGAAGGCTCCTGTTGAACTCTTCGTTGTCTTCTTGTGGAGAGGAATCCCCCTCTCCCGGGGTTGCGTCATTGTTGGTTGACACGAATGAGACCAGTCATTGACTGGGCTCGGTTTTGAAAATGAATCCTTGGTCTCGTCCTCGGGTTGGTCTGGCTGGAGGTTTTGCACTCCAGTAGTCCTCCAGCCTACTGGAGTGAGGTTTTGCACTCCAGTAGTCCTCCGAGATTTTCATTTCGAGTTCTTGGCGGCGTTGTTTCACCTTGTAAAGGAAGTTTCTGTGAAACCCCTTTTTCAAGTCTTCAATAGCCTCTTCTCTGCGTTTCTCCGCCCACTCGAACGGAGTTGCACGGTGGCCATACTTCTCGATTTTTTCGATAAAAATCGGGTTGTGGCAACTGAGCCCGTTGAAGAGGTTAGCGATGGCCGCTTTTGTGTAGCCCACGGGGGGCTTTGGGAGGCATGCCACGGCAGCCATGCTTGCTGTAAAAACATCAAGCATGTTCGCAGGGGACTTCCACCGGTATTCATTTTCGTGTTGATTGACAGAAGGCTGTTCAGCCTTTGCCGTGCGTGGGGAAGTCCCCACGTTGAGTCGATTGATAAAGGTCGACACGATTGACGAATTGAGGTCATTCTCAGCCATCAGGCTTCGACGTATTCCTCGTAGATGTATTCGTCCGTCTCAATCCGTAGTTTGAGTTGGGACGCAGATGCAATCTGAAATTTCGGAACAATTCGTCCGCTTTCAGTGCATTCAGTGCACGGTTCAAAGAGGTTCTTATCGGATGTCTCCCAGCAAGTGGGGCATTTCCAAAGTGGAAACCTCATGTCATGTGCGTCGATTTGGCCCTTGCATCCGCAGGGGCATTGGTGTCTCCCATCATGTGACACGAATGGAGAACCGTCATTGACAGTCCTCCGGGTTGTGTAAAAGTTCAGCGCAATCGAAGTTTGCTTCGATATACCAAGTCAGTTCCGTTGGCTTGATGCCGGGGCGATGACCGAAGGCGATTGATACCTCCTTTTCTCCCCAAAGTCCGAACCAACGGACATTCAGTTGTCCGAGCGGCCAAATCGTCCATCTCTGGTTTGGTCCCCAATATTCCGACGTATGGAATCTTCTGCCCCACTCTCGACAGGCGTCAAGGGTATAGGGCGATTCCTCAATGCGGGTTTGGTTATCCATGCAGCGACAGCGCTTTATTTCGCCATCGTAGCCGACAGTTTGGGGGTGGTTGACCTTCCCCCGGTAGCATCCGGCTCTGTGATAAATAGACGTTTCTTTGTCCTTGTAAAAGTTCATAGAAAGAATTTCTTGGTCGCAGTCAGGGCAGTGGAGGGACAAGCCACCGAGGTTCTCTCGGATATGCGTTGCTCCACAGCAAAGGAATTCTGGCGTGCAAGGCCAATATCCGTCGCTATCGCATCCTTTCATGTGCGCCAACTTTTTGATTTTCAAAGGCTCTTGAGCCTCTGTGATTGCGTCATTGGATGACACGAATGAAGGAGGGTCATTGACCGTCCTTCTCACGCTCCTCGCTTTGGAGCATGCCTTCATAGAGGCGAACAGCCTCCAGAAAGGGTTTGAGCAGAGCATCACGCTGTTCCTCATTGAGGTAGCGTGGTTTGCTCCAATAAGGCAAAGGTCCCATAACGAACTTGAATGGGTTGTGCAAAAATTGCTCATAAGTCAAGTTGATGTGCTGAAGCACACTCGATGGAACTTTTCTGCCTTTGGTGATTACCCCCTCGAACTCACGAGAACTCGGAACTCGGGGGAAGTCGGGAATCTCCCGACCTTGGGGGGTGCGACTTTGAGTCACGAATGGTCAGTGGTTTTGGCCACTGCCTTTTGGCGTTTTACCGCCATTTTTGTCCGACAGTCGAGGCAATACAGTTCGCCTTGTCCCGTGCGGTTTTCACACCGCCACGGACCGAAAACGGTCTTGTTGTTGCCGAAGTGCACTTTCCACCCCTCGTGCGAGGAATAGAAGTGTATTGGTCCTCCATTGTGGTTGAAACAAAGTGAATCAACGCGCCAAATGTCCTTCTGTTGAAAGGTTTGGGTAGAGGATTTGTCGGGGGTCCAGAAGCCGATTCCTTGAACCATCGGGGTGCGGTTGATGTATTTCACACTCCTGAGGTATCCGAGGCGCTCGGCTCGTTCGATTGCTCCCCTCAAAAATGGAAGAGGGGTTAGACGAAATGACAATTTTGTCACGGATGGCCGCTCAAGCAGCCTTGGCTGCAAGAGAAGCGTTGTAACACGTCAGAGACGTGGATGCACAAAGCAACTGAACCACTGATGGTCAGTCCCAGTCGTCACAGCCGCGGGGGCAATACTTGAGGACGTAGCCCCTCCAGAGGACGTTTGCTCCGGTCAGAAGGTTGTAGTGGTAGCGGGGGTAGTCCGTCTGAGCAATCAAGTGCTCAATGGGTTCCCATCGCTTCACAACGTTCGGTTTCCACTGTGTCGAGTCGTCAGTCCCGAAGGTTCTGACAGCGAAGTCAGCCAGCAGTTGCGTGAAAAGCCGCACATCTGCGCGGCAGTCGTAGCAGAAATCCTTTTCCTTTCGGAAACGTTCTGCCCACTCTTCTTTCGATGCGAAGAGTTCGCTGACAATGGACTTCACCTTTTCCTCGTCGATGACACGCATGCCGTCTTCGGTGGAAAATGCTTCCATCTGAATCCGCATTCCCGCTCCGCCCACGTTGAGGGACATGAGGTGGATTGCTTCAGGGTCGAGCAGTGCTTCTTGGAACACGATGTCGAAGACATCGAGTCTGTTGCTTGTGTTTGGAGAGGAATCCCCCTCTCCCGGGGGTGCTTCGTTTTTGGTTTGCACGGGTGCCCCGTAGGGCGAAAGGTCGCTCAAGCAGCCTTGGCCGCAAGAGAAACGTTGTTACAGCACAGAGTGCTGGATGTTGGGCGAAACAACGGAGTCTCAGAACTTGTGGATGACTTCCCACAAGTCGTTCTCACTGAGGTGCGTTCGCACCTGCTTTCGATACGCCGCTTGGGATGGTCGACCGGGCTTCCCCTTGGTAGGGGGTTCGGTGATACCCAAGTGCGCACGAAGTCGCATGAGGTTGTCGTGGGTCATCACATCGAACAGTTGCTCGAAGTAGATGCCGTCAGTTGGTTCTGCCTTGTTGAAGTTGCCATCGTCGACAGTAGCGTTCTTCAGGAAGTCCGCTTGGGTGTCTTCGACAATGCGCTCCAGAAGGTAGGCCTGAACCGCTGCGAAATTCTGCTTCAAGAACTTCGTCGGTTGCTTGTTCCACTTCTGCTCGAACATTCCCTTGTTGGCCGTGGTTTTGACGACCCAGTGGCCATCATCAGCCGCAGGTCCCAAAATCAAATGTCCGAAAATGGAGTCTCTGAGGAACACAGCAGGCCCATCCTTGTGCATGTGGACAAACCACCAGTTGTCAAAGGAGACACTGAGTGGTCGGCCACAGCCAAGCATCCCGTGAACATTCGCGTGCTGCTTGAGAGCACGCTGTGCTTGACGTTCTTGGTTGTTCGCTTGCTGGATGGCATGCTTCGTCAGGTAGGCAAAGTTTCCCTTGCGTGCCATCGCTTCGATGCAAAGGCACATCACCCTGACAAATTCTGTCAGTTGCGTTGTTGTCCAGTGTCCGATAGCATCAGACACCTTCGCCGGTGTGTTTGGAGAGGAATCCCCCTCTCCCGGGGGTGCTTCGTTGTTGGTTTGCACGGATGCCCCGTAGGGCGAAAGGTCGCTCAAGCAGTCTTGACTGCAAGAGAAACGTTGTTCAGCACAGAGTGCTGGAATGAAGACTCGTTGGTTGCAGGGTTCAGATGTTCCCACAGGAGCAGCGGTTGCCACACGACACCCTTCGGTAGTCGTGCTTCTCCTTGCATCCTTTACACATGGGCATGACGGGGGTTCCCCTCCCATTGAATTTCTGCCAAAGGATTGCGCGGTCAGGGCAACGGACGGTCTTCGCGTCGCAGCCACCGCCAATGCGATAGCCCTTGCATGCGTGGACGCCCAGTTTTTCGAGCGTTTCTTCCGGAACGTTGCCACTTGGCACAGTGAGGGAATATCGAGGATTCCCACCGGCTGCCAAAATAGCCCAGTATCGGTCGTGCTCTTCCTGTGGAGAGTCGAGATTTCGGATGTATTTTTTGATGATATACATCGGATAACCCTGCTCAACGAAGTGGTTTTTCCATTGTTGGTCCGACCACCATTCTCGGTCTTCTTCTGGAGAGGAATCCCCCTCTCCCGGGGTTGCGTCGTTGTTGGTTGACACGATTGACGGGTGCCCCGTAGGGCGAAAGGTCGCTCAAGCAGCCTTGGCCGCAAGAGAAACGTTGTTCAGCACAGAGTGCTGGATGTTGGTCGAAACAAACGAACTTCACGCAAAGAGAGCCTCAAGACCATCATGGTCAGGGCGCTCCGATTTGCATTCTGCACAGCAGCCTTGGTAAGGCAACCACTGGTTCGGCCATCCCGCTTGTAGGGTGATTGGCTTGACCAGTTGCGCTTCGTAGTAGCATTCGGTGCAGATGTATTCGTTTTCAGTCAGATTCGATTCGCCCTCGACGGGCTCCTTGGTGTCGTTCAGGTTGATGCGATACCAAGTCGGCGTTTCCTTACCCCTGCTCAGCAGTTGCGGTCTGCGCAAGTAGGTGAAGAACTCAGGGTGGTCAAAAATCAGATAAGCAGTGCTCATCTTCGGAATGAAGGTTGGCCAATTTTTATCAGTCGGGTGAATCCAGCCATCTGGCACGTCAGAATCGAGCCGTCGACCATCGCGGTGACCGCCAGCAGCCAAAATCTCGTTGGTGCTGACATGTCCCCAGTATCGACAGTTGACTGAATCATCATGATACACATCGTGTGGCCCAGCGTAGTCGTAGAAGACTCGGTCGCCGAAAAGCCTGAATGCTCGAATGTCCCAATCATGGATGTGAATGGTTTTTCGTTCTCGCGTTGTGTTCAATTGCTTGACAGTTGGAGAGGAATCCCCCTCTCCCGGGGGTGCTTCGTTGTTGGTTTGCACGGATGCCCCGTAGGGCGAAAGGCCTCGCAAGCAGCCTTGGCTGGTTGAGAAGCGTTGACAGCACAGAGTGCTGGGATGAAGACTCGATGCTTGCGGAACTCATTCGTCGGTCAGTTCGAGCAGTTCGCCAATGAGTTCAGGGACAGAGTTTTCTTCTTCGAGCGAAGCGAATTGCTTCTTGATGAAATCCCTGAGAATTACGATGAGACGGTTCTTCATGGCGAGGCGGGCCTCAAGTTCGGCCACCTTTTTCATCGCCAGTTGCACGGCATACGAAATTCGAGCATCCTCTTGGGCTTGCTTGAGTTCTTCGGGTGTGCGTGGTCCCCATCCTCCCATCATTCATCCCTCCGTGAGGGCTGGTCGCATGTCTTGCAGTCTTCTTGTGGAGAGGAATCCCCCTCTCCCGGGGTTGCGTCGTTGTTGGTTGACACGAATGACTCACTGGACGAGAGCGCAGTGCCCCATAGGAGCACGGCGTTCAAACCACTCGTCGAGGAAAGCCTTGAACTTCTCAACGGTGCTCACGTCTCGGTCGTGCTTGTCAAAAACACAGCCGGACAGTTGCCCGTTGGGGTCAATGCTCAGTTCCTCATAGCCAGCGTAGCACTGGCTGAGCCCCAGCATGTGATGTGTGCAGGGCTCGGTGAGTTGGTTTTGGGTTTTTGTCCCAGTGATGTCGAGGTGGTCCAGTTCAAACGCTTCTTGAAAGAGTTCCTCAAAGCGCTCCATGGAGCCGTAGTTTTGCGCAAGCGGCTTCATCATCAGGTGAGAAATGCTGCTTGAACGCCTGTCGAGTCGCTTGATGAAGGAAGGGTCCTTCACCCAGTCAAAGACTTCGACAGAATATGTCAGATTGACATTGAAGTGTCCCTTCCAGCCGTTGTCGTCGAGGTAGGCGGCTGCCTTCTCAACGAACGTTGTTGCTTGTTCTGGGTTCGCAAACCGCTCCGTATCAACAGACATCGAGATGATGTCGAAGTTGCGGAGCAGCGTTGGGCTCATGCTCAAAATCACTTGGTGGGTCGTCGTCATGTTGACAACCATACCGAGTTCCTTTGCCACCTCAGCAAGACCAAGGTGTTCGGCCATCCTCGATTGAGGGTTGACCAAGAGCGCCAGTTCGTTGAATCCAGCGGTCGATGCCGTCTCAAGGATGTCCTCGAAATACGACATGGGCAATTCGGCTTGAAGGAGTTCTTCAAGGCCGGGAATATCAGTCAGATAGCATCCAGTGCAACTGAGTCTGCAATCCCGGGTGGGGTGTAAGAAAAGTCTCACGATTGACGAATGCCGTCCCGCCGAGCGGGGAGGAGGGCGCAGGTGGGCGTCACCTCCTGCCCCAAAGGGCGGCGGGTTGGGTTGGCATTGGGCTCACAGCATCTGGTCAATTCATTCAGCGAATCAGAGGTCTCGCCACGGATTGAATCCAGTCATCCATTGATACCAGTTGGAGCAGCCTGAGCAGGTTGCTACGCTGGGTTCAAGTTCAGTCCATCTCTTCACGCTTCCCTTGGGAATCGTCTCGATGAGAATGGTGGGGATGTTCCACTTTTGGAACCTCTTATCGTCGTCTAAACGGAAGTGCCGAAAGATGGTGGAAAGGAATCCCTCGTGTGGACAGGGACAGACATCCGGGTCGTAGGCCATGGATGAATCCCAACTGAGAACGGTTTCTCGGGTTGGTAAATCCTCGTATTCGCTGGGGTCGCGTCCAAATGCGGTGTAGGCGGCCCAGACATAGGCGTCGTAGACGTCGCCGATGTCATCAGGCAGAGATACGCTCTCTTGGGCGGAGGAAACAGCCCGTTCCTCTTGGGGGTTAGCGTCTTTTTTGTTCATTGTAACCGATTGTAGCGCAAAAGAAAAATCCCACGGCATCTGCCGTGGGTGTCTGGCATCGCCTGACTTTTCTTTTCATTACGGGTGGGACGGGGATGCACACTGAGAATTTTCGTGCACGCTCCGCCCCCTTTCGTGCACGGGGTGCACGCTTTTTGGGGTTTGGGGGGTTCTCTCAGATTTGGCGTAGTCCTAATTCATAGCCGGTCCCCCCGGACGATTGACGGGTGGGGCGGTTTCAACATTGTCTGCGCATCACAATGCTCAGCCCCTTACAGTGCAAGTGCACTGGATAAGTGGGGCACTGCCCCACTTGTTGTCGCCTTTTCATCGGCGCAACGATTGACGGGTTCACATCTGTTTTTCACCGGCCTTCCTCGTGCATTATCGCCTTCACCCGAAGTGGTCAGGCGCATTTTGTAGCCCGAAAGGGCATCAATGCACGCACAATGGTCTCTGCCCTTGCGGACAGGTAGTCGGTGTTCTGTTCGCCCCACATGGGGCGCCATCGCATTACTTGCGGCCATGAGGCACAAGGCGTTTCCGCCGAGGCCCACGCTTCTAATTTCTGGCCCTCTCAGATGTGAGAGTTGAGCGTGTTAATCGTTAAAATCGGCACTTTCACTACCGGGCGAACACTCTATGAGCATCGCTCTGGTTCGCTTTTCGTTCCAGTGCCTAAAGTCGATTGAACGACTTTGCGGGTGGAGGGGGTCTACCATGTTAGGGCTGTCTCCAGCACATAGGTGACCTCCCCCTCCATTGTATATACGCTGACAGCAGTGCTATCAGTCGTGCATAACGATTGGCTACCCGCCGGAGGCTTCTGGCCGACCTCTAAGGCCGTCGTCAGAAGAAGTCTCCTCCTTTGGGTGCCACATGCTGCGAGCCCCCATAGTGGCAAGGGGGAGCAAAACTTTCAGAGAAAGCCCCCCGCAGCACTACCTGAGCATGGTGCCCAGATAACGGTTGGAGGGGGTTCGGGAAAACACATACAAAATAACCCTTCCCCCTCCATTGTATATACGCTGGAAAGGGTGATAGCACTCAAGAAAAGGTGGGGTGGCGCATGAAGAACAGTCAAGAGAAACTGGCTCGGGGTGCGCCGCCCCGGAGAGTCCCCGGGCGAACTGCCGTTGGAGAACTCGAAAATAAAGGTTGGGAGTGTGCGGAAACCATGGGCCCCAAACCCAGAAAGCCCACCCCGGGCCACACACCCCCGGAGGTGCCGGGGCATGCGATGGAACAAGGACGACCTATTTGTTCTTTGGGGGATTGATTTCAACCCATCCTCGACGAATGCGCTCCTCCTCAGGGAGGTTTTCTGTCATCGCCCAGAAGGACGTGGTGACGTTTGAGCCATCCTTTCGCTCCGTCCTCATACGACGGAATTGTGGTCGGCGGCGCAGCAGATTCGCAAGACCAGCGGTAGTGACGCCGTCCTTGGTGTTGCTGTTCAACCAGTCTCGGATAGCGTGAAAGGTGAGTTCCTTGACGTTGTCGTTTTCCTCATACACACGGAAACAGCGCTCGATATTCTGAACCACTCGGCTGTATCGAGCCATTTCAAGTCCTCCTTGCCATGTATTCATCAATGAGCCGCTGAATGACTTCCCAGTTGGACTCACGGGCGAGGGCGAGGCCCTTCAAACGCTCAAGGTCATATTTTCGGATTCGGGTTGTGGTCATAGCGTCGTTCGCTGCCATTGATACGCTGAGAGCGCTGAAGCATATAAGGCAGACTCCTCCTGAGGCATACCAGACCACTTCCTTTAAGTCCACAGCGGAAGTGGATTGTTTTTGGGAGCAACCATGCAGACCTACACCTATTACCTGACAATTGAAGTTGAAGCGATGAATGATGAATCAGCCGAAAACAAACTCGAAGGGCTGTTGAAAGGGCTTGATTTGAAGAAAAACAAGCACCTGACCCTGACGAGCCTCGAATTGGATGACGGCGGCGAGGGCGAAGGAGACACCGGAGACGAGGAAGAAGAGGAGTCCTCTCCGACCACCAAAAAAGAGCGCCCCCCTATCCGCCTGCCCAAAGGAAAGGGCTCCGCAAAGTGGGACGATGAATTTGAGGATGCTGATTGGGACGAACTCGATGAAGAAAAGAAGGAGAAAGTCAAGGTCAGCGCAGAAGAACTTGCCAGTGACGATGATGACTGGGAGTGGGAAGACGACGACTGGGATGCTGAGGAAGACGATGATGAAGACGATGATGAAGACGACGACATCAGCGGGCTCCTGAAGGGTCTTTGATGTATTCCGCTGACGACCCGTGGGGAGAAAACGCTCTTCTCCGGGCGGATGAGCCGCCGCTCAAAGCCCATGCTATTCTGTGCGCAATTTCTGCCTTTGTTTTCGGGATTTATTTTCTGCTGAGTGTTTTCGTTGACGGTGCTCAAGTGGGGCAGGTTGGGTGGCTTTTGCTGACCGTGTATTTCGTTTGGCGTAGCATCACGTATTTCCAAGAACTGAATGCTGATTTGGATTAACCCTTTATCCGAAGAGGTATTGCGTAATCCATGGAAGACGATTCGTTGTTCCGTGTTAAGGGGCACCCACTCCAGTGTAAGCACCGCCCGTTGAGCGATGCCGAGGCAGCGCTTTTGCTCAGGGAAGAGGGAATTGAATTGAGTCAAATCCCTCCAATTTTCGCAGACGACCCCGCTTTGGAGTCAATTCGTGTCCCGGTAGGGACTGTAATCGAGGTGACACGGCCTGAAGTCTTCGGATTTCCCGAGCACAGGTATTATCGTCGCATTGTCATTGGATGGTGATGTGAAGTTGGAGATATGGACGGACGGGTCGTGCTACAAGAGCGACAGCACGGATGCGATTGGCGATGCAGGCTCCGGTATCGTCTGCATTGATGCTGACAATGACAAAATCCTGTTCCTCTTGGGAGAATACATCGGAGTGGAGTCGAACAACTACGCAGAATACCGAGCAATCGAACTTGGCCTTGAAGAGGTGAACCGCCGATATGAGGTGGACGAGTCCTTTGAAATTGAAGTCGTTTCCGACTCAAAATTGGCAGTCAATACCCTCTCTGGAAATTGGAAGACCGATAAGCCACACTTGAGAGAAATCATGGCCCGCATTCAAGAAATTGAAGCAGACATGGGAGTCATTCTTCAATATTCGTGGGTCAAAGCCCACATCGGGATTCACTACAACGAACTGGCCGACTATCTGGCATACAACGCTGCGAGGGGAGATTGATGGTTATCATGGAGCCGGAAGAGGACTCGCTGCGAGTCAGCAAATTCTTCTGGTTCCTTCCGTATGCAGAAATCAAGGATACCGTGGAGCGAGGCCGTGGTCAACGGGTTTTTTCTTTCGACCAACGCTTTGTGCCCAGTGACAAATTTTCAGCAGCAAAGTGGTTTTACACAGACGAAGCCGCTGGCCTGAGGGCTCAATCTGACCACATGGTCATGGTGTCTGTTCAAAACAAGACCTTCGAGCCAACTGTCAACACGCCTGTGAAGCCGGATGACTATTTGGACGCTGACATTTTCCACACAGGAGAAGAAACCGAATACCCCGGATACATCATCGAAGCATTTGAGGCTGAACTCCGCTTCTTCGTCGTCGACAACTTCTCCATGTTCTCGAAGGTTCATGAGTGGCATTCCCTTGACATGGGCTTCCTGAGCCCTGAAGAGGTTCTGGCGATGTCCAAGGTCAAAGTCACAGACCCTGAGATTTACAACGAGGATGCCGAGCGCTCACCACGAAGGAACGGTCCAGAGGACATTCGGATGGGAACCTTCGAGAAGGACACCGCCTGCGGAACCTGCCAAAAAACATGGAAGAACAATTTCCTTCAGTCGTGCCCCGGTCACTTTGGACATATCTCACTGGAGGTCCCGATTCCCAACTGGATGTTCATTGGCGGTGACAAGGAGCCGCTATCGGCGTCCCCGCTGTTGTATGCCCTCAACAGCACTTGTATGCATTGTAGTGGTCTCCTGATTGCCAAGAAGGAGAATTTGGAACTGCTGGAGGAAAAGGTCACAGCCGTGCGAGAAAGCAACCTGCTGAACACCGCAGGATACGACATCATCCGAAAAACGGTGAAAATGCTCATCAATGTGGAGCACAGTGCGCGCTGGAGCGAGGCTGGGCTCAAAAAGAAGGATGTCCCTAAGAACATCACATGCCCGCACTGTGAGCAAGTCTCTCCTCAACTCACGTTCCATTTGTCGTATTCTGCTGGGCAACAGTTCGTATTTGCGCCGAAGGAAGGTGCTTATGACCCTGAGAAAGACGAAATGGTGTATTATCCGTATAAGCAGGTCCACGATTGGCTGCAAGACATCAGCGAAAAAGACGCCTCAATGCTCGGCTTTTCTTCTGGCTCTCGTCCTGCTGACATGTTTTTCACAAACCTACCTGTTATCCCAGTGGTAGCACGACCACCTGCGTCAACGCCCAGTGGGGGGCTCGTCCCCAATGACCTCAGCGACCTTTATTCCAACGTGGTCAAAATCAACAACCGAATCAAGCGGGACCGCGCCGCCGCCTCGCAGGTTGAGCGGTTGAGCAAGAAATTGTTTCAGGCAGTCAGCCAGTTGTTGACAGGACAGAAGTCCTCCATCGGTTCCGGCGGCATGAGGACAGCCTTGACGAAGGCTGGGCTTGCTCCACAGAACCTTCGTGGTTTGTTCGACCGAATCACAGGGGTTGGCCGCCAGAAAAACACCATGCGGCGCAACCACCAAGGGAAAGTGAACGAGGGCGTTGCGTATTCGGTCATCACGCCTGACCCCTCGTTGGAAATCAACGAAGTCGGCGTTCCGTATCCAGTCTGTCTTGAATTGACCATCGAAGAGGAAGTGACTGAAAGCAACATCGAGTTCCTCCGTCAATGCGTGCTCAACGGCAAGCAAACCGCCATCAGGAAGGGCCAGAAATACAAGGACATCGACCCTTCTCGATACCCCGGAGCACATTACCTTCGACCCCCATCGAGCAGTGGCTATGACCTCGGTTTCGAGGACGTGCCAGAGCGATACCGAGCCAGCACACGGCGGGTCGTGAGCGCTGAAGTCCAAATCGGGGCAAAGGTCAAGCGAAACATCATCGCTGGGGACATCATTCTTTTCACACGCGCACCGGCCCTGCACCGTCAAAACATGATTGCGTTCAAAGTGGTTCCGAGCAAGAGCCGAAGCCTTTCATTCAATCCGTCCGTGTGCATACCGTTCAACGCAGATTACGACGGAGATGCCATGCGTATGTTCGTTCCACAAACCAAGGAAGCCATTGAAGAGGCACGCACAACCATGATGCCATCACACCAGATGTTGCACACACGATACGGACGGACGTTCCTCACGTTCGACCAAGACGAAATCAGCGGTTCGTATTTGCTCACATTCAAAAACAAAGAAGCCGAAGGTGGAATCCATCCAGACAAAAGGAATGGCTGGGGCTTTGACGAGGATGGCTATCCCATCCTTTCTCGGAATCGCGTCCTCAACCTGCTCTCACGGGCGTTCACACGCACAGACGACGGCCTTGATTACATGACTCAGTTGCCCAACCCGATTTCCAAGGGGCCTTACAAGGGGTGCTATCGTGGACGAGACATTGTCTCAATGTTTATCCCTGATGGAATCAACGCAGAATACAAGGCCAAGGACGGGGAAACGAACGTTGTGATTGAAGACGGAATCGTCAAAGAGGGCGTTCTGGATGAGAAGTTCTTTGGAACAAAATCAGGAGTCCTCGCTGCTGCATTCGTTTATCGCTTTGGCTGGGACGAGGGACATCGACAGTTGGAACGGATGACCAACCTTCTGTCTCGGGTTGTTTTCGCAGCGCACATGGAATACGGTTTCTCTCTGGGCATCACTGATATTTCATTCAAGGGACGGCAGGCTGAGTGGATTGGCGACCCCATCCTCGGAGGACCGGTAGGGAGGTTTTACGACGGAATTGACGAGAAGTTCGAGGAGGTCAACGAACGGGTCTCTGAAGTTGAGCGCTTGTTCCGTTCTCGCCGTTTGAATGAAATCGAGGGTATCACCGAAGCAGACCTCAAAACCGCTCTCAAGGACCCTGTTCTGGCAAAAGAGCAGGTCATTGGACGAATCACCAAGGAATACGAGGACTACGCACAGAAAAGTGTTCTGGATGAGCAGCCAAGCACAAACGCCATGAACATCACAGTGAACTCAGGGGGGCGTGGAAACAAAAGCCAACTTCAGCAGATGACTGCGGTTTATGGTCAACATCAACTGACAGGCGAAGGGCGCCCTCGCCACGGCATCAACCCGGACAGGACACTCGCCCACTTCAAGGGAGGACAGGTTATTGTCCCAGCAGATGCGGGTGATGAGGACGCCTTCTTTGACATGGATGGGAATTTGGTCAAACTTGTCGTCCACCCGATTGAGCCGAATGCAAAGTCTCAGGGGCTTGTCAGCCAGTGTTATGCTCGTGGTCTTGACCCAGCCGGATATTGGTTCGCTTCGACCGCAGGGCGGCGCAAACTGATGGAGTCTTCGCAGGGTGGAATCCAGAAATCGGGATACATGGAGCACAAAATGAAGCGTGCCATGGAGAACCTCATGGTCGATGAAAAGCAGCGTGTGATTGACATTCGTTCAGGCAACATCGTTTCTTTTGCTGTGGGCGGCGATGGCCTTCGGCCATACCGAGCACGAGGCCCAGATGATGACAAAGGAGAGGGTCTTGACTTCCAACCACTGCTTCTCGACCACCAATGTATTCACGACAGGTCCCTTTATGACCACTGCGAAACCTGTGCAAATGGACCTCAGTCCCGGCTGCAATTCGATTTTTTGCCTCAAAACCTTGAGAAACGGATGTTAGAACTGTTTTCCGGCAGGAAAGTCGACCTCAAGACGGCTGCAAGCCTGAAGAAAGAAGCCAAGCGGTATTATCAAGAGTCCATCGTTCCGACTGGTGAAATGATTGGGTCCACAGCAGCAGCAAACCTTGGTGAGCCTGCAACACAAGCCGGGTTGCGAGCATTCCACGGTGGTGGAAAGGGAAGCGTCCCAACAGTCGACCGGCTGGTGCAATACCTTGAACTCAAGCGAGCAGAACAACAGCAGCCTGTGACCACGGTTTATCTGAAAGACGAATACAACAACGAAGAAAACGCCAAGCGTCTGGCGAATTTCAGCACGGGCATCAGGCTCAGTGAAATCGTCAAGTCCGTGGAATACGACACGGAAAATTACCGCATCATTGTCAGTTTCAACGAGCAATACAGCGAACTCTTCACCATTGATTTCGACTACGTCTACCACACCCTCAACAAGCAAATGAAGAAGTTCGGGAGGGAAATCATTGAGATGACAGCAGGAAACGATGTCATCATTCAATGTCACGGCGAATACCGAGACCTTTTGCTCGCGAAAGAGTCGCTATCAGCCATTCCAATTTCCGGAATCAGGGACTCAGGATTGGCTTTTGCTGTCCAGAACAATGACAACGGACGTTGGGGTGTTGAATTGAAAGGCCCAATCAAGGGAAACGACGAAATCAAAATCCCCACCTTCTGGAAGGACATCGTTGGTGTTCTTGGGCCGTATTGCGACTTGAGCCTGACTGAGTTCAGTGATTCTTGGATGGTCTACAACATCATGGGACTTGAGGCTTCGCTGATGCATCTGACGCAGATGCTCTCACGACAAATGAACGGTGCACCCGGTGTGAGCGGCATTGGTCCGCTTGACTATCGCTACATTCGCACGATGACGGACTACATGGGCGTGTTTGGTCGCCCTGTCGGTCTTGGTGTGGCTGGTCACATGGTGAAATACAACCGTTCGGTTCTTGCTGCGATGGGTGGGGAGAATCCGTGGATGAGCATCATCCCCGGTGCAGCCGTAGGGAACAGCGACAAATTGCTCGGGCCTGTTGAGGCGGTTTCGTCAGGAAAGACGCTCAATGTTGGGCAGGTGTATCGAGAAAAGACTCAAGCAGATGATGTTTGAATCCACTATCCAAGGTTCGGATGTCCCACCCCATCGCACGATAAATCGTTGACATGACGTTCTTGACGTGCCGCTGTGCGACTGCTTCGTAGTCGACGGTGTATTCTGCGATTTCTTCTGCTTCTCGGAAAGCGATGATGCCGTTCGTTGGGATTGGCGTCGGGCCGTCCTTCACAAAAATCCAAGACACAGAGTCGCCCTTCTGGATGTTCTCAGTGCTGTTTGGTGAAAGGTGCTCGTTATACCACAGGCTGATTGTCGAGGACCAATAATTGTCCACGTAGCAAGCATCCTCGTCCTTTCCTTCGTCTCCTGTTTTGGGGAGGGGGCAGACACCACAATCGCAATTGATTTCCAAGCCACGCCAGTCCAAATGATGTGGGAGGTGCTTACCGACCTTGACGTTGGCCTTCATCTGTGAGATGTCCTGCTGCCCGCTGACAATGCTCCGCACCAATTTCTTGACATCACGCTGTATCAGTCGCTCGGACTTCCCGTCAAACAGTTTCTTCAAGGTTTCAATCTGCACATCACGACCCACAGGAGCAGTGTTCGTTTGCTTTGCTTCCATGCCGCTCATTTTGATGCGGGCCCATGGGTCGGTGTTGATGTCGTAATCCAGCACCTTGAATCCCTTCTTGTCGTCCCACACCTTGCGCCCTGCGTATCGGTTCTTCTTGGCGATGAAATACCGGTCCATGATGACCTCAAGGTCAACCACAACAGCGTCGGATTGAAGTTTTTCTTGAATGCTTTCCGTCAAGAGTGTGCAGACGCGCTCAGATTCTTCCAGAACCTGCTCCTTGGTCCATTCTGATGGCATCGTGACGAAAATCGAATCAGTGTGACCGAACACCACTCGGTGACCCTCCTTCTCAGCGAGGTCTTTGATGAACAGCAGCGAGTCCCTTCCACCTTTGGTGATGGTTGCAGCAACGTCTCGGTCATACCAACTGAATTTGTCAAAGGCCATGATACCGTAAAAGGATGCACGAAGACGCTTGACGTTCAATTGCATGGTGTTCCACTTGAGGGCACCCTTCTTGTCGCCATTGGCTTCTGCCTCCTTGAGAAGCGCTTTGTATTCATCACGCTTCTTGTCAAGGTCGAGAACGATGCGTGGAAGCACACCCATAGGGCTGCGACGGAAGCGAACACCGTTGTGTCCAATGATGTCATCCGGCAGGTGTTCCATCCCGGGACGAACCTTGGTGCTGGAACAGGTGTTTTGCGAAACCATCATTGAGGGGTAAAGGCCAGCGAAGTCTTTGATGACAGTCCAATCGTGCAGACCGACAGAATCAGTGTAGACATCGTAGTCATCTGGCTCTCGTTCCTGAGGTTCTTTTTCTGGGTTCATCACGATGGCACCTCGCAGTTTCTCTTCCTCGTCTTCATCATCCTGCTGCTCCTCATTCCACCCCGGTGTTTCGCTCTTCCAGTCGGCGTAGCGCTCGAATTGAGTGCGAGCGAGATAGGTTGCATAGAAGGTGGATTTGAACTGACAACCAGCAAAGGCCTGCATGGACTTGAAGGAATTGATGACGTTGTATGCGTTGTCAATTTCAACCAGCAATTCGACGTCACGGATGTTGTATTGAAGGAACTCGTCCCAGTCCTTGTCGTAGTCCTTGGAGAAGAAGTCGGGGCTCGGTTGCTTCCCTCGTCCAAAGAGTGTTTGGGCAACGGTTTCCAAGCGATTCCCGGGCAGTTCGTTGTTTGTGCTGTCCTTATACAGACGACGGAAGGCCACCATCATGTCCAGCGTGTCGATTCCTCGGATAGGCTGGTATTGCCACTTGTATTCTCGGCCACCTTTGAAGGACGGTGGGTCGACGATACCGTATGGTGAAAGAACAGCACCACCGAACACCTGTCGGCGGAATAGACCGTTCTCGCACTGACCCGCCATGCTGTTCATTGGGTGCGGGATGTCCAGTGATTCCATGCGATGATACAGAACAGGGAAGTCGTATCCAGCACTGTTCCACCCTGTGAGAACATCGAAGTCCATGGAAAAGACCCAATCAGCAAAGTGCGTGAGCATTTCCCGCTCGGTAGCGAAGCGGTATTCAAAGCCCCATTCATGCTTGGTGTTCTGACGCTCCCACTTTGGGTGGCAGGCAAAGGCAGTGTATTGCTTGGTGAAATTGGAATACACCACGATGGAGTTCACCATTTGATTGTCCTGCCAGATGTTCAGCCGGGTGTTTTCCAACCAGTCCATTTTGTCTGGGTCGTCACCACGGAATTGGAGTGCTTCGATGTCAAAATACCCCACATGGTAGTCGGAGTCGTGCGATTCAAGGTCGAGTTTCTGGTCAATGACGACAGCGTCCTCCTGTGGGAGGTCAGCCCCATACACAGGCCCGTAATTGTTGAGGAAATAGCGCACCTTCGCAGACGTGTAGCATTCGACACGATACAGCGGCTGCTTGTCCTCGGTCTGTCCGTCTTGAACAAAGGAATGAATCTCCTCATTGTTCTTGAAATATGCAAGCACTTGGTCAGTCGTCTCGAAGTCGATACCGCGCCCGTTGCGAAGCAAACGGAAGGTCTTGGGAGACATGAAGAAGCGAGGGTATTGGTCATAGAAATCCACCTTTCGGCAACCGTCCTCACGGTATCGCACTGCAACACGATGTCCGTCAGTCGGGCGTCCTTTCCACCCCGGCGATTGTTCACAGATGCTGATGTTGGTCATTTTGAAACCTCCTCGCCACTCGGTAGCGAAGCACCCGTGAATCGCCACTCATGAGCAGTCACCTTGAGGTTTTTGAGGAACAGCAACTCCAAAGCCTCACCGAGGTGCTTTTTGCAGACGTGAACAGTGGATACCAAATGGGTTTTGCCCTCAGTGACGGCTGGGTCGCCACAAAAATCGCACTTGGGGAAAAAGGTCATTTCTTCCCCTCCCTCTTGTAATAGGCGTCGGCCTCACGCAATTGCTTGAGGAACCATTTCTGCACCTCAGATGATGCTTTCGGGTCGTGGTATCCTGCACGCAATTTTGCCAAGTCGTATTTTTGCTTCTTCATGGTGTCACCTCGTCAGCGATGCGCACAACGCTCCCGTCGTGGTTGTATTCGATTGCGCGATGGTGAGCGAGCCACAGAAGGGGGTAATAATGGCCCTCGAAATATTCAGAACGATGAGCGTGTCCTGCCCATGCGTCCGTTGAGACGCCGAAGAACGGTGCGATGTATTCACGGATTTCTTTGGAGGTGATGACATGTCCTTTCTCAAAGCGTTGCAGCCAAACCCACATGATGCGAGCGTAGCGTTTGTTGACGCGATGAACCTGCTCTTTGACCTCGCCCGTTTCCCTGTTCTTTCGGAACACGGTGAGGTAAATGTCTCCCTCTTTGTTGTCAATGCGGGTGTATCGTTCCTTCTTTTCTGTCTGCAAAAGCAAACGGGCGCCTTCGATACCTTCGGAGATGGGAAGCACTGTCTGCCCGGGTAGCAGTTCGATTTCTTCGGGCACATCCTCCATCATGTCTTGCGTTGCCTGTGCGACTTCTTTTGCAGTGCAGCCAGCGACACATTTGAAGCCGACCAAAGCGACTTGGAGGTTGTTTTGCTTGTTGTCCTTCCCCTTGGCAGCACACGAAGGGCACTGAGCGGAATACCAACCATCACCACCAGAGCGGGTGAGGTTCACCAAATGCTCTCGTGCCTCCCACACGCTGTTCTCACCGCGTGCGTCAAGGAAAGGCAGTGGTTTGCCTGAATTGTGGGCTTCGACCAGTGCCTCGAGTCGTGCAAGTTCAGCCTCGCTTGAAAACAGGACGAAGCCATTGGACACCCGCTGGTGTTTCAGTTTGTAGTCGGCCCGGGGAACATCCCCTGCCATCTCCAAGTAAGTCATCACTGGAACGCTGAACATAGGCGGCTCTCATCGCCTCAAGCACATAAACCTTCAGGTCAGACTTGCGTATCCTCATCATCGGGAACGGTGTCCTGCGAGCCCTTGCCGACTTTGGGAACAGCCGAGACGACTGTTTTCAGGGTCTTGTCAACAGCACCCATGGCGGAACCAGCAACGTATCGTGCAGGGTTGATTTTCTCGTCTGCATCCTTGTCTCGGAGGGCAGATGGGACACCTTGGTTGGTCATGTGGTGAAGCATGAGCCATGCTTGCGCATCGGTCAGTTCTTCACCGTGGCCTTCACGGACCCAGTGCTTGATGGTCTTCAGAACTGCACGGTATCCGTGCTCAGCGAATTGCTTGTTCATCGTGTCAATCCAGTCTTCTTGCAGAATGACGATGTTCTTGAACGTCTTTGCCAGAATACCGACTTCTTTTCCTTCGTAATCGTAGCGGACCTCTTTGCCCATGAAGTGGGCTGGAACGCAGCGGCCATATAACTTACCGAAGAATCGCACGAAAAATGTCGAAATCATAGAGCGGTCGGATTTCACTTTGCGGTTCAGTTTCATTACCACACTGATTGCCTCGTGATTTTGCATCAGTGTCTTTCAGTGCAGCGTTTGTGTGGAGATTCACCCCCAGCCAGTCATAAAGAACCCAAAAATCGTCATCCCGTTTTTTGTTCTCAAAACACTCATAACGTCCGTTCTGCATGCTCATTTTGCGATGTTTTTTTTGAAGAGCCATCAAATCACCTTGCAGCGCAGAGTCTCCTGCCCGCACTTTGGACACTGCGTAGGCGTATGAAGTTCTTTGGGCTCCCCGAGCCCTGTCATTTGGTTGCGGTAGTCGCAGGGACCGGTGCAGATGAACAGAAATGTCCGTGCCTTTCCGAGGAGCACCTCGCCAAAGCGCTCGAATTGTGCACACACCTTCAGCATCTCCGAATCGGTGATTTCCAGTTCAGCCACCTTGATTCCCTTTGCTTTCACGATGAAATTCCAGCCGTTTGCCACCTGTCCGACATTGAAACTCATTCCGTTCTTCTCAAGAATTTTCTCGCTCACAACAATGCCTCCCATTCGTATTCGTGATTTTCTCCATCCTCAGTCTGATATTTTCCTTTGTAGAATTCTTCCTTTTGGATGATGCCTCGGATTGTTGGGCCGGTCCAAACCTTCCCCTCCTGACGGGTGGGAACGTTCCTTTCATCCAGCGCCTTTGCCACCTCAGAATAGGTCATCCCTGAGCGATGGAGAGCGAATATTTCTTTCAAAATGGGAACCTCTGAAGGCTCTGGAACCAGCATTCCCTTGTCCTCACTTTCCTCCGTCTTAGCGAAGAGCGATGCATAGCCGTATGGTGGACGGCCAGTGTGTTTCCCAGCGTTCTTTTTGCCTCGCAGTCCTGCTTTCGTGCGTGCCTTGATGAGGTCCACCTCCATGGCCGCAAAGGCTGTCATGATGCGGAAAATAAGCATCCCAACCGGGGTCGTAGTGTCAACTTGAATGTCAAGAAAAGCGAAGTCTCGGTCAGCCGTTCGCAGCGTATCCGCCCACTCACCAGCGTTCCTGACGTTGCGGTGGAGGCGGTCCATTTTGGCCCCGACAACCACATCCCATTCATTCATTTCCTCCATCATCTGCTGATAGGCTGGCCGTGAAACGTTCGTTCCTGAGAAACCCTCATCCCGATACACCTTGACGACCTCCCAGCCTTGCATGGCGCAATAGGCACGGCACTCTCGCACCTGCTGGTCGATGGAGGTCTCCGATTGAAGGTCGGTTGATACCCGTCCGTAAATGACGGCTCGAATCGGTTCCTCAGATGTTTCAGAACCCCCCCTTGTCAGAAGGGGGGCAAATGACAGGATTCCAACAGGGATGGTATAAGCAAGTGAATGAATCAGGTATGCAATCATCGGTTTGCCCTCATAATCAGGGGGTAAAGCGGTGGAAATAAAGGTTGGTGCCATGTAATGTGGGCACTTTACATCTGGCCATGAACCCTTTCCTTTACCATTTCACCCTTTACATCTCCACTTTTTGCTGTTTTTTGCCCCTTTAGGGGGGGTATGAAGGGGTAAAATCAGGATTCTTGAAAAAATCTGCTGAATTCTGGCCAAAAAGAGGGATTTCGGGGGTTCGACACCCGAACTCCCCCTATTTCCCTTGAAGGGTGGGTTTGCACAAGGGGCCTTTCTGCAAAAGGTTATAGGCCTTTGAGCCTGAGACAAAATTCATGGCTCGACACAAGAGGACGCTTCGGTTCATTCACCGCATCCTCGAGGAAAGCGATAGGCCCCTGACGGCAGACGCCATCCGAGACCTCATGGCATTGATGCAACATGGTTACAAAGGAACAGCATCCAGCACCCCCTCTACGAGGGTCATCGCTCAATTGCTCTGTCGGAAGCAATTCGAGAAAGTCGACACCCTGCCTTGTCGGACAGGGCTATATACGCTCGCCACGGAGGAATCATCATGAACGAAGTGAGCGTTTTCATTGGCGTCCTTGCGGCTGTCCTGACATATTTTTTCGCTCCGTTTTTGTTCCGAAAGGAACCAACGGAACGCGTCGTTTATTCGAGGGGATACGTCCCAGCCCGCTGGATGTGGGAAATCGAACTGATGGAAAAGGAGGAGGAATGATGTATCACGAATCTGAAGAAGGAAAGCGAGTCAAAGAGTGGGAGAGTGAATTCAAGGAAAACCTTGACGCTTTTGACAGGCATGAGGAGGCCCACATGCAGTGCCCCACATGCTACGAATTGTTTCCAAATGCGGCGCCAGCGTTCATCTCACTGTTGCTCAGTGTTGAGTGCATCCCCTGTTGGACAGCAAGGAAATACCCCGGGAAGGTGGAAGACGAATGAAATATTGGGTGAATTTTGACAAGGTGCTGAATGCGAAGGACGCCCGAAAGCAGGGCCTCAATCCTGTTATTCGGTGGCACAGCCCCGGTATGAGACTGGGCAAGAGCGTGATTTTCAAGTCCGAATCCGGTTGGAAATACCCTCTTTGTGAGGTCTGTGATGAACAGGATTGGCCGGGTGTTGACGGTATCGCCAACGGGTGCGGGCTGATTGAATACCCAAAACGTTCCATGAACTTTTGGTGCACGTTTTGTTTCATGAACAATCACGCAGAAAAGGTCGTTCATCGGATTTTAGGAACACCGGAAGAACGGGGGTGGGATTGAATGACCGAAGTGCTTGACGCCAAAATGAAGGACGAGTGTCACATCATGCTCCTTGTGCGCCGAGACAGCGGTGACGTGTGGGAAGACTACGGTTCCATCCTGCGCGTTGAGCGGGCCATTTTCGACGGTCTGCTCGACTGGGTTGGAGACAAAGAGCCACCTGAGTGGTGGGAGGGAAAGAAGCATGGGATTGCATGAAAATTTCGGAAGCGGGAACGCAGATGCGAACCCTGAACTCAAGCCAAACGATGTCATCATGACACCACGACATATCGCCAAGCAGATGATTGACTTCTACGAAATCAAGGACTGTGAGAGGGTGCTTGACCCCTGCGCAGGCGACGGAGCGTTCTTCGACCAATACCCCAAGGAGGCCATCAAATACCGTATGGAAATCAGTGAGGGTTTGGACTTCTTCGATTGGGATGTCAATCGCAGCCCGCATATTGACTGGATTATCACCAATCCGCCATACAGCATTTTCCCGCAGTTCCTTGAGCACTGCTTCAAAGTCGCAGACAACGTGTGTTTGCTGATTCCCTTGGCCAAATTGGTGTCAAGCCTGAAGCGAATCAACATGGTGATGGACTACGGCGGCATTGTTTCCATGCGTGTCATCGGTGCCAGCCGCTGTGGATTCCCATTTGGTTTCCCTGCTGCCGCTATCCACATGAAGCGAGGATACACAGGGGAGACACTGATTGAGATGTGGGAGGACAGCCAATGACCTTCCCGAGGAAGCAACAGCGAGAGTGTGCCAACCTTCACTGCCGACGGCTGATTTCCAACCACTACAAGAATTGCGTGAGGTGCGGAACATGCGCACGCTTGGAGAGGGAGGCGAATGAATGATTGTCAAGCGCTGGTGCCGCCGTTGCGGTCAACAGAAGCCCCTCAAGGATTTCGATGAGGCAGGAGACCACCTCCGCCGATATTGCAGCGAGAGATGCGTCTCAGGAATCAAGTGAGCGCCCCTGCCCGGATTTGAACCGGGGTTATCGGCTCCGCAAGCCGATGTGATGTCCAAACTACACTACAAGGGCAACGGACGTTGCTCATACGGCTCGGCCATAAAGGTTCACTTGTGAAAATTGCAGCGCCCACCAAAACGGACACGACCGACCTGACGACACGGTTTCCCCTGAGAATTGATAGCGCCACAGCGGTATCGTTCAGGTGGGTTCCGATGGCAATTGTAGCACAGGAGAGGCTCTTCCTTGTCCTTCCTCTTGTTCACGGAGGACGCTGACACACCCTCACCACAAGCCACACAATGGTTCGCATGAATACGGTGCATGCAACCTTCGCTTGAAGCAACGGACTTAACCTTCACGGGTGGTTCGGACAGAACGTATATATGCGAGATACCTGCGAGCGCATACACATGAACCAAGAGTGGGCATACGGGGTCCTGATAATTGGCCTTTGCATGGCTTGGATGTGGTGGTTGAGCACGAAACTCGAACCTCATAGTGAGCATCCTATTACCCCCGAACCGTGGTCAATTCACCCGAAAAAGGAGCGTGAAGAAGAATGATGGGGATGAAATTTCGGATTGAATGCTACAATCAGGGGCTTGATGACTGGATTCTGTATGCTTTTGCCAAGACCGAAAATGACGCCCGCCAGAAAATGTCGATGGCCATTTTGAAAACACAACACACGGCTGTCCGTATGACGGAGGTGGCCTGAATGCCCTCCATACCATGTGGTTCCTGCGGTAAATACATCACAGTGAAGCCTCGCAGTGTGCTTGAACATCGCCCTAACCTATGCAGTGCCTGCTACCGCCCTCAACTTGAGTCCGGGCATTTCCGGTGCAAGGCAACAAATCGGCACGGAAAGCGCTGTTCACTTCCGACCAAGCCCGGGCACGAGACATGCACGGTCCACCTTGGAGCGATGGAGGTGAGGGTTTGACATATATCGAACCACCAAAGAAGCATTCTCACCACCCCTGCTGGTATTGTGGTGGACGAGTCATTTGGTCGTGCGACTACGACCCAGAAGGTCTGGGCTACGATGAAGGAACAGAAGGGATTGTTTCGCACCTGCACTGCATGGACTGTAATGCGTTCATCGAATACCGACGAATTCAAGGGGAGCAATACGACGAGGATGATGCCTGATGCCACTTTCCCGTAAGAGCGAGTTCTTTTGTGGCCGTATTCTTGCTGTTCTTGAGCACCATCGGGGTCAGTGGATGACCTCAAAACAGGTTGCTGAAAGTCTTCCCGATGAAACAGTGTATGCTTGGAACAGCAGCACGGTAGCCATGCTGCTTGGCATCATGGGCAGGAAAGGGCAGATTGAGGTCCAAACGACGTCACCAAAAAAATACAGGGTGTAAGCATGGGCCTTTACGTCTTCAAATCAAGTCATGCAGACTACATCAAAGTGGGGTTCACCTCTTGGGATAACCCGTGGTATCGTGTGAACGGCTCCGCTGGCGTTCCTTTGGGTTTCAGCAGCGTCCGACACCCCGAGAGCCTCAAGGGGCGCGTTGGTCCGAGCGACCTCGAACTGTTAGGTTGGTGGCCTGAATGCACGCATGAGCAGGAGAATGCGATACACACACTGTTGCGGCGCATCAGCGTTGTCGGCGAATGGTATGCGCTGGAGGAACTACCGCTCTTCTTTTCGTTAATGAAGGCCTCCTGTGGCTCCTCAAAGCATGAGTCGGTGAGGACGCCCGAGAAGCCCCTCAAGTCCGAGGAAGTGGCCCCTGAGCCCCCAAAGAACCCAACGCCAAGGAGTGGGCAAAGGTGGAGCCCAGAAGAGGACCAGAAACTGCGGAGCCGTGTTGGGCAGCAGTGGAAAGAAGTGAGCCCTGTTGATTTTGTCAAGCAGAATCATGAGTGGTTTGGCCGCTCAAAAACCGCACTGATGGCTCGGCTCAAAAAACTCGGAAAGGTCGTGTGGGAAGAAAATAAGGCCAATTGGAAGGTGTCATAACCTTCATGTCCAATGGGGTGCTTGCATTGACCATGGAGGAGGATTGGGATGATGAGACTCCCGCTTGGACGGTATCCGAAGAACCCGAATACAACCCAGTCCAAGCCCTCAAGGATTTAACACCCCTTGCTGAGTTCCTGATGTCCAGTGCGAGTTCACTTTCCTTCAAGGGCGTGCGCACGGGCGTGGAATTCGATGGGGAGTTCCTCTTCGAGACCATTGAATTGAAAGACTTCAAACAGGCTTACATCAAAATGTGTTACCACAAAGGAGACCTCGTTTCTGTCGCCGTTTGCCACAAGGACTACGATGCCCCACAAATCATTCTGCCAGCGCCGGATGTCTTCGTTGAAGGCTGAACAAACGAAACCACAGGAATGGTTAAAGGGCGTATCCCCTTGGTTTGGAATCCCGGTGATACAATGGCAACAGGAGTCGAAGAATATCTGGCTGAAATGGGAATGACAAAGGCGATGCTTGAGGTCCTTGACCCAACGCTGAGCAACACACGACAGGTGTCGCTGAAGACATTTGGCATGGTTGAAGACCAGAAACAAACCACACTCCTGAATCTCCCCGTGAAGACCGCTTGATTTAATTCCACGACGTGGAAAGAGCAACACATGGGACGAAAAAAGCGCGGTGACCTGAGAAGCAGGGAACTCTCCTTGCATCTGCGAATCCAAACCAAAAAGGACCTCATCAGCAGGCTTCTGGAACAGTTCGCTGACCTCAAAGAAAAAATTTCTGAGGAAAAGGCCGACCTGCGCTCAATGCTCGAGGAGCATCGGGACATACGAAACGAATTGAAAGAACAAGAGGGATACCAATGGTAAATACGAAAGTGACAGAAGGAGAAAGGGCAGATGCTGAATGGTGGCTCGGGTATTGGAAGAACGTTGCATCGTGGCTCGTTCATCAACTTGAGGACGAAGTGAAGCACGAAGGGTCAATCGCAGCGACCATCCCTATCATCAAGCGAGAACTGGCTGGTCAATATGGGAATCAGTGATGTTCTGAAGGATTTTGGAGACAGCGTTGTCTCCGGTGCAGCAGAAACGATACGCACAGAAGGGAAGGACTTCACTGTCCGAGTCAACCTCGACATCCCTGTGGATGACAAGGCGATTATCGCCCTTGCATTCAGCCAAATCAAGGAGCAAGCAAAAGAGGCAGCGGAGAAAATAGACCGGCGCTGGAAAATCACACAGGCCATGTTCGGTGTGGCCATCGTCCTTCAGTTCGCAGCCACCATCCTAAACGTTTAAGACCACGTTGCAGAAGGGACGGTTCATGAAATACGTGGTGATTGACAAAAGTGACATGGACGCCGTCAGGGTCCTTTTCATTGGGAACGACAAGGCAGAAGTGCAAGGGTGGCTCGGTGGCTACAAGAAAATGACCGATGCTGCTGGACTTTGGAACGCAGGGGACATCGTGGTGGCTCCCTATGACGACGAATGAGAGCATTCGCTCAAACGGGAAGCGGTGGCAAAACAACCACATCTCACCGAGCAAACTGAATGTTTGGCTCAAGTGTCCTGCTGCCTTCTGGTTCCACTACATCAAGCGTCTACCCCGTAAGAACAAGGTGTTCTTCCCGCAGGGAACGGCTGTTCACTTTGGTGTTGAACTCCTCAATAAAGACCTCAACATGGGGAAGACCCCGGACTACGACTATTACGTCCTGAAAATGGAGGAGGTTTGGAATGAGGAAATCGAACGTGGAGGAGAACTCTTCGACTCAAAGGACAACGAAATCGCTCCCAGCCGATATTCCTACCACTTCAACGAGGTGGAGCGCTGGTTCAAAATTTATTTTGATGCTGCCGAGCGAGGCGCTGTCCCAGACTTTGACCCCACCTCAGTCATTGAGACAGAACTGGACGTGATGCGCCGTGTCATCCACCCTGTCCATGGTGACCTCGGTGTGTTCATTCGTGGCAAAATTGACTGGGTCATCGACCTCGACAGCGACGTAGCGCGCCTTGCTGACCTGAAAACAGCCTCGACCCATTGGATGGGTCAGTGGAGCGAAACCAAGGCGAGTTCACAACTCCAAGCAACCGCATACGGCTACGCCGTGGGCAAGGACCTCGACTTTTCCTACATGGTCATCCCAAAGGCATCAGCAAAGGATGCACCCTCGACAAGGCTGGAGCACTACCGCACGAAGCGAGGTGCTACCCAATACGCAAAATTGGAAGACCTCATCTACAACTTCGTTCAGCAAACGGACGTTTTGAACAACTACGAAGGGTTTGTCCCGTATCCGAACCCTGACCCGAGCAAATACAAGCACTGCAACAAACTGTGCGACTACAAGGCCGCCTGTCAGAAGGAATTCTTTGAGTGATATGAATGCTGTTTTGGGATGAGTGGCTCGGCTTTGACTGGATGGCATTCCGCCAGTTCCTGTTCAGTGTTGGTTGCCTCAGCCTGATGATTTCCCTTATCGCTACAACCGAGGGACATGCGTGGTGGCAGCCATACGCTTCTGTCTGGGGCTTCTTTGCCTCAAACGCTACAATCTCCATCATCGGGGCCATGTTTGCCATGACAGCGCTCTTTTGGTTTTGGAGGTTCAAGGTGGTTTGATGAAAGCGATATATCTGCATAACACCAACAAGTCGACACCGATTGACTTCTTCCTACCTATCGCACAGGAGTATGCGTTGAAACTTGGCTGGACGAAACCAGTGGTTTTTTCTGACGGATGGGACGAGCCAGAGGACTGGAACATGATGGTGGAATACGCCACGCACAAAACGAACCGCCTGACGGATGTCATTTTGATAAATTTGAGCCGCTGGCATGGGCGACTTGAGCAAGCAAAAGAGGAACTCACGCACTTGGAAAATCATGGAATTGTGGTGCACGTGGTTCAGACCAGTCACTTTTTGCCCAAAATACACGACAAACGGACGTTGGAGAGGGCTTTTGACATTATTTCGAGTTGGACCTATTTCACGGACGTTATGTCGCTCAAAACACGGGAGGGCATGAGGCACCGAAAAGGCGGTCGCCTCCCCTACGGGCTCACGCGAGAGAACGGAAGCGTGGTCCAACACCCAGAACACTATCCAATCGTCGAGCGAGTGATGGGCATGTATGAAAGAGAAGTCGCTGTCCCTGAGATAGCACGGGACATGAACATCTCACAGTCAAAGGTCCGCTCAATCATCCGGGCTTGGAAAGACCGTTAAGCGAAAATGTCCAGTGGATTATTGCCACGGCCACGACGGGTGCCACGCTGCTTTGTGAAATATCGCATGGCCAACAAATAGGCGACCACAGCAGCCGGGATGGCATAAGTCCCGGTCGTGCGCACGGCTGAACCGACGATGCTCCGTGGGGCTGGTTCAGACACGCCGAGTTCGCCCATCAATTTACTGCGCTGAGCATGAAGTGCGCTGATTCCTTTTCGGACGTTAATGGCCATGTTGCGAAGTCCCTGTGAATTGCTGTCACCATTGAGAAGAACAGATTTTTGGTTGTAATCAGTCTGCAACACAGTCACCAACAGAGAGAGGCCACCAATCGCACCGGGTTCCAGTGCCTCGGGCTTGGTTTTCTGCAAGTGTCGAGCGTAGTTGAGATTCTTCCTCGCAGCATCAAGTTCCTGCTTCTTTGCGATGAGTATTTCCTCCTGCTCCTTGATTTGCTCGTTGATGACTACCAAGGATTTGTCCAATTTCGTGATGCCGTCCTGAACTTCGGCTAATTGCTTGGTTTTGGTAAAGGTCTCCCTGTCTGCTTGGTCGAGGTTATCGGGGATGTGGGAAACCATCATTGTGGATTCCTCGAATGGACGTGCGCTCCTACCGTATCTCGTCTTGAACCTGCTTTTGTATTCTGCGTGGACCTTGGCCTTGGAAGCCTTGGGACCAAGGTCCTTTTCAACCTGCAAATACAGTTCCGTGCCTTTGATTTCCCCTGTGTTCGTAGGGGTGGCATCTGATTCCCAGTCCCTCACTGAAAGAGACCAATCGTCATCCAGACCGTCCCCACCCTTAACGATGGTCGGGTCATCAAACACGCTGGATGTTCGTGTCATGAACTGGTTGGAGATGTCCACATCATTTGCGATATTGCGCGCTGTTTCGTATTGCAGGCGTCGTGCCCTGTCGTTTCCAAAGTCGATTGCACCCATGGCGTTGAATCGGGCCTTCTTGATGCTCTCGTTTGCCATCTGGCGAACATAAGTGGGTGGCCCACTGATTGCTGAGATTTGGTTTCGGATGGCTCGCTGTCGGTTCCGAGCCTTGTGAACGTGAGCCAATTGTGCATTGAATTCTGCTCGCTTCATTCGTTCCACTTCCTTGTCAGGTATGAAAGCAACATCATGCCTCCAGCAGTGCCCAAATACGACATGCTGAACAGCGCTCTGAAACTGTTGTCTCCCAGTGCTTTTCCAACGGCGAAGCCTAAAACACCTGTTCCTACGCCGAATGAAGCGTAGTGCGTGACTTTTCCGACCTTTTTGAGTGCTGGGGACACGCCACTGAGAGCGTTAGCGAGTTGTGCTGCTTGGTGGACGTTTCCCATCATTCCTTCACTCTCCGGCATTTTGTATGTTGATGATTTGACTGTGTGTGCTTTGACCTTTGACATGTCCCGGCTCATGCATTCAGCACCCCAAGCGTGATGATATACAACCCGGCAACTGTTGTAGCACCCTTTGCTGTTGCGACTTTACGGAACTTGAGCGTCCTCTTGAGTTCCTTGACAACATTTTCTGCCCCGGGGAAACCAAGGCCAGCGTAGACCAAGGTTGCTCCAAGAAGTAATTTCTGTTGGCGGGGAGAACGGATGTTGATGATGGGGAGGTCAACGAATCCGAGACCGTTGTTTCCCATCGAACCGAACGCTCGTGCCCGTTCAAATTGGACGTTGCGTGCGCTGCTCATGGTCCTCGCATGCCATCCATCAAATTAACCGTTTCGTTGACAAGTCGAATACTGGCATGGGCATCTCGGTCAGTGCGTATTGAAATATTGCTTCACCTCTGCGGGTATTCAGATTCCAGCGAAGGTAAGAATATTCAGCAAAGAAGGCGCTGCCGTCCTCGTAATAGGTGCCGTATTTGTATGCCCTTGCCATGCGTTCGAGGGCTTGACGGTGTAATATTTTGTCCGCACCAGAAAAATATGGGAGTGCCATGGCGCGCTGAACGAACGTGTCGATGTCAGTCACGTCCGAATATTCGCTTGTGACGCCCTCGTCCCTCCACAATGTTGGTGGGTGCGGGACTTCACTACGGCGCCCATAGCGACCCGTTTGGTATTGGATGGTCGGTATCGCCGCAGCGACATTCCGTGTCTGGGAAACGAACAGCAAAGCAACCGCAAGGATGAGCACCGTGCGCCTGCTTGACATCAAATCACGCCTTTGGGATTGGCCATGTCAAGTCGACTTTACGGTTGTAATACACTGCTTCGTTGATGGCATTCTCCAAAGCATCTCCGTTTGCGAACGTGTATCCGTATTGGTAATTCAACATCGCCCGGTCAACGTATTCACGGATGGAGGAAGAGGAAGCCGTGTATTGGGGCCAGCGCTGCGTGAGGTATCGGTAGGTCGAAAGGCTCATCTCGGTGCCATACCCGGGCCATATTTCAGTGGAAAAAGAAATACGGTCTCGCTCACCGTATTGCCCGGGAACGTATTTCGGTCCAAAAACGGTGTTTGCGACACCAATCAGTGCTGCTGCGATGACGATATTCCGAATGCTCAGGAGTTTCATGTCAGGCCGCCCTGACACCTTGGAGGTAGGCAGTCAAATTAAGCGTTTTGTCCCATGTGCCCAAAGCGTCCGGCTTGAGGGTTCCCCGGTTGCTGTGGCATCATACCGGGCTGCATTTGGTTCTGCGCAGGGGGGAGGCCGAGGGTTCCACGGATGAGAGAAGAGCCGAAACCACCCAACGCTGCACCCATCCCCGCCCGTTGTGGCTGCATCATCTGTTGCTGTTGCATCATCTGCTGTTGCATCATTTGTTGCTGCATCTGCTGCTGCATCATGTTCTGTTGGTGTCCACCCATCAACTGCATGGCTTGCATGTCTGCCTGAGAGACAGCCATCTGCATTTCTTGGGTTGGGACGACCTTTGACACCTGCATGTCGATGTTCTCCTGCGTGATGGAGGAATATTCCGTTGCTGCTTCAGCGTTCACGGTGAGTGCCCCACCTCGCTCGCTTGATGAGACAATGGCTCCGCTCTTGAAGAGAGAATACATTTCCTTCCGCACAACAAGGGCGATGAGGTTAGCGAATTCCGTCATGAAATTGGGGTATGAGAGGAAGAAAAGGGCAACTTGATTCGGATGTGCTGCCATCAAGTGGTAAAACAGCGCCACTTGGTCCTCGTTGTTCATTCCGTTGGTCATGCTGTCGACCTGACTCATCGCAGCCTGTCCGGCCATAGCCGTCAAACCTGATTGATTGGCAGCAGCCGCAACTTGTCCGAGGCCATTCGGCATCAGAGATTGTGAGTTATTCGAGTTTCCAAAGAGTCCCATTTTCATTCGCTCCTACCTAACGCACGTATGTCATGGACTTGAACATTCCTCATTGATATGCCTCCCTCATCGCTGTGTCAAAGGCAGCGTCAAACATCTGCTCTTGGCTTTGTTCTTGCTCCATGTATTCATTGATGGTTTCCGCATGGCCGTAGGGACGTCCGTCTGTCCCGACGCCATTGATGTAGTCGTAATCGAAAATCAACATCGAAATGCGGTTTCGCCCGACCGAGTCTGGGACACGCACGATGGGAATCCCATCCTTCTCGGCTTCAATGAAGGCTTCTCCCCACTTGGAGGCAAGGGGTGTTTGCGGCTTTTCTGCGGGTTTCTTGATGGGGATGAACGAAACCCCCTTCTTCCTCATCTGACGGAAAAAGCCGCGCTCGTTTTCCCTTTCTTCTTGCTCCATCCACTCACTGAGCAATTTGAACAACTGAAGTGCTTGTGGGCAATACGTTCCCGACATTGGTCGTCCACGCCCCGGGATGACACCGGTCCATGGTGTGAACTGGATTGTTCGGCCACGGTCGTCGAGAAGGTATTCTCGCTTAAGGTCCCCGTAGTCTTGATTGCGACAATCCACCCCAGTGACGACGCACTGGTATGGTTTGTTGTGCTTGTAGCCGAAGAACCCAATGGTTCGCTTCACTGGCTTCAGCGTCTTGACAGCGCGCTTGATGTTTTTCTTTCGCGCACGCACGGGGTCGGCGTGTCGGCTAAACTCAAAGTCGATGACAGGCGTCACCGCATCCCAGTCCATGTTTCGGTTCTGTGGCAAGGTGCCAAACAGTTCTTTCATTCGTTCCTCTTGGTAGTTGTTCATAGGTCACTCATCCCTTTCATTATCGCGTCTTCCACGTTCCAGCCAACCATGGCCGATACAGCGTCCACCCTTGCCGGGATGCGCATTTCTTGGAGTTGGTAAAGGTGTTCCTTGAAAGGAGCGAAAATCGGGTGTTCTGAAATCAAACCCCGCTCCCATTGAGAATAACCCTGTTCATCCATCCATTCGTCAGCCTTGTTTGCGAGAATAATGATGCGTGAAGGACGCCACTTTCGCGCCTTGAAGCGCCGAATGAGACCGATTCCCCGTGGTTTCTTTCCTGTCATGAGGGACTCCACGATGTATCCGAGAGCCAATTGATTCGATGTGTCGTCTGGATTGAGGAGATGACGGTGGTCAATCATGATGATGAGCGTTTTGATTCGACGCTGATACATGTCTCGCAACCACATGGGGAAATATTCCTTGTGCCCACCAATGTCCCTTGAAACGACCGTTTTGTGGAGGCCATCTGAACGGACCCTGTGGATTTGCTTTGTCGGCATTTTGTGGTTTCTGGTCAGCCAAGAGCGCCGGTGATGCGTCCTCTCATTTTCCCCCAACGGGCGAACCTTTCCTTCTGTCATCAATTGGCGGTCGAGGGTTGACTTCCCCGTCTCGCTGAAACCATACACACCAATGTTGTGCGTGACGTATGTCCCTGCCTTGTCAAAAAACCGCCAGAAACCGTGAGCAACAACAATTGCGCTGGTTGAGATGGGGTCGACCAATCAATCACCCCAGAATCCATCCGATGATACCAGCGTGACCCGATGCCTTGTAGATGGCGTAGTCGGTGACCGCTGTCACGACCACGCCAGTGCCTGTGAGAATCAGGGACCAGAAGGCGTATTTGATGCGCAGGTATCGCATCGCCCATGTTGTCCCCAAGTGCGTGTTTTTCATCAGGGATTCCACTTGAGCGTCCTGACTGTCGTTGAAAATGATGCCCATTTCACTCTCCCCTGCTGTTCATTCCACAATCATCGGTGTTGATAACACCGTTGGTCTCCACGGACCATGCGCTTGCATGTGCCCCCAGAGGCCGTTGGTGCACCGCATCTCACTCCGCTGCTTCGGTCATCGGCTCGGTCCCGCTTGGTGTCAAGTCGAGCGAACTCGTCGCGGATGATGGAGCGGAGGGTTGCGTAGTCGGGATAGGGGAGTTCAGCGTCAGTTTCGGGCCTATCGGGATTCCCATGATTCGGTGCCGGTCGATTCCGAACTGCTCCGGGGTCAGGGGTGCTTGCGGTGCTGATTGGCTTTGTAATGCCTGAATCTGCGCCATCACCTGCTGAATCCCTTCCAAGTTTCCCATCAGTTGCTGAGATTCTGTTGGGGTGATGACATTGTCTGCCATCGCTGCTGAGAGGTTTCCCTGATACATGGCCATCTGTTGTCCAAGAACCACCTCAAGTTGTGCCTTTTCCTGCTCGAACTTCAATTGTGCCATGCGGCGTCGGTTGGAGTTCCGCATTCGCTTGAGTTGTCGGCGGTGCTGGGAGGAATCCTCAAACATCGCTCGGTAGATGAAATAGAACGCTGCTTGGACTGAAAACCCAGCGAACCCGTAGAAAATAGCGCTCTCGTATGCAGTGTTGAAGTGGCTCCATGTCCAGTTCACATACAGCAGAATACAAAACGCAAGCAAAATTGATTGGAACAACATGGTTCCAAGCAATCGCAACTCGCTCTCTCGCAACTGGTCCCGGTAGTCCTGCTCTTCGTCACTGACTTCACCCAAAAGGGTGTTCAGGAGCGGGTTGTTCCCAATGATGTCAGGACTGACAACCAATTCGTGCCACCTCCAAAAGTCCAAGCATTTCAATCCGGTCTGCTGGTTCATGCGTGAAGAGTTCAACCCCTTCGGGGCCCTCCACAATCACCAGAAACCTTGCCTCGGAACCTCGCAGGGCCCGGATACCTTCCTGTATTTGTTTCACATTCATTCAATTCACCTTGTAGGTTTTGAGGATAACCTGAACATCCTTCATTGAGTCAGAACTGAGATTCCCCTCCATCACTTCAAACAACTTCATGGCAGTTTTGAGGGATTTGGGAAACCAAAAGAGGTCGTATTTCGGACTTTTCTCGATGGTAATGCCGTTCCCATCGAAATTGTATTCCTTCGTGCTGAACCACTCATCGGGGAGTGTCATTTCCCAGTCTCGCGCCTCTTGAAGACCACGGACAGACTTCACCAACTTGACACAGACTTGATTCGTCATTTGCTCACTCTCCGAATTCGTCCGGTTCACGGGCGATGATGATGTTGTCAATACGCAAGAGCATGGACGCCGTGGACGTAGCAGACTCAAGAGCGCGTAGAACGACCTTCATCGGCTCCACGACCTTTTCTGCTGCCATGTCGACGACCTCCCCAGTGTAGACGTTGAGGCCTGCGGTCTTGTTGCCCTCTGCGTGTGCCTTGCGAAGTTCTCGAAGGGTGGCGATAGGCTGCATCTGCCCGCTGTTCTCGGCAAGGGTCAGGGGGATGATTTCCAGTGCATCTGCGAATGCTTCGACTGCGAGGGACTCAAGTCCACCGACGCTCGTAGCGAATTCACGCAGGCGAATAGCCAACTCAACTTGAGATGCTCCTCCGCCCGCCAGAACCTTGCCCTCTTTGCGAGCAACGTGAACGACACCGATTGCATCATCCATGGCACGAGCGATTTCTTGGGATGCCTGCTGGGTAGGGGCTTGGACCACGATGGAAACAGCGTTCTTGTTTGGTGTTCCTCGTAGCAAAAAGAAACCGCGCTGTCCGTTGGTGGACTCGACCTCTTCAATGGCCTCGCATGTTCCGAGGTCGTCAGACTCAAGGTCTTCGAGTTCTGCCACGATGAGAGCGTTGGTCGCATCAGAGATGGCCTCAAGGTTGGAGGCGGAACAGCGGCGACAGGCGATGATGCCGTTGCGAGCGAAAATTTCAGCAAGGGTCGGGTGAATGTCCTTCATTGTCAGAATAACGTTCGTTCCAAGGTTGGCGATGTGTTCAGCCATGTTGGCGATGAGAGTGCGCTGGCGCTGACGGAAGGCTTCGGCTTCTTCTGCACTGTTGAATTGGAGGTTGGTCCCCTTCGCCATGGCAGGTAGGTCAAGAGCACCTTCAATGAGAGCGATGCGCGCATTGTCAAGGCTGGAAGGCATGGCGCTGTGCATTTTCATTTGACCGACGAGAATGCCGTCAGGAGCATAGGACTCCGAAACGGGAGAACCGTAGCGAGAAAGGACATTGATGGAACCCGGTGCAGCCTGCTCGGTTGCCTTCACGCACAGTTCAGCCAGATGTTCTCGTTCCACTTCTGCGGTTTTCCCTGTCATGGCGGTCATAGCGATGTCCAAGAAATATTCGTCAGCAGGGATGGTCAGGTCCTCGATGATTTCTTGGCACTTAGCAAGGGCGATTTGGTATCCATTGACGATGGTTGTTGGGTGGACTCGCTTTGCGAGAAGGTCTTCCGCTTGCTTCAGCAGTTCTCCGGTCTTGACAATGGCTGATGTGGTTCCGTCGTAGCACTCTTCTTCCTGCGTGCGTGCGACTTCCACCATCATTTTTGCAGTGGCGTGCGTGAAGTTCGTTTCTTTCAGGATGGTTGCACCATCATTGGTGATGACGGTTCGGCCAGTGGCATCGACCAACTGCTTGTCCATCCCCTTTGGTCCAAGTGTTGAGCGAACGAGTTCAGCGACAAATTTGCCGATGCTGATGTTCACTTCTTGGGCGGTTTGCTGCTTTTGCTGCTTCGCGTCGGTGGGTTGACTCATGTTTCTCAGAAGGGCCCGTTTGACAAGTGGGCTTAAAGGAAGCGGCTCAAACCGCAATCCAATGAAGGGTCTGACTGCCACTGGCTGCACACAAGAAAATGGATGAACCACGTGTGATTTCAAGGGTCAGCGAACCACCTGCCGCAATTGGGAAGCCGACGGTTGCTGAAGTCGCTGAATTTCCTACCCGAATGACTTGCCCGTTTCCAGAATCTGCGCTGAGCGTGATGCTACGTTGCGCGACAATCGGGATGATTTGATTGTTGGTCCCGCTTGCATAGGCGTCGGAATAATAGTCGTCAAGAGAACGTGCGGTGTTCGTGATGGTCATCGACACGAAGCCGTATTCAGTCCCTCCTGCACTGCGCAGTGATGGGAACTTCTCAACGCCACTATCTACGGTCTTCAATTTGGCGTAAGCGGAATCAGAATCAACCACGCCTTCGAGGGGGTAATTGTCAGCCCCACCCGAACTGGGTCCTTTGCGCTTGACGCTTATGGGTTCTCCTGCCATGATGACAATGCAGGGTGCTCTTGCTCTTGAGTGTTTCTGAACATGGGATGCTTTATGACCACAACGTCAAGAGCGTGCAGCATGAAGGTCGTAAGCCGCCCGGAAGTCAAAGGTCCAACAGGGAACTGCAAAGCATGTGGGTCAGTGACTCGCTCACACATCCTCGAGAAAGCCACTTATGAGGAATACGAAATCGTCACATCGGAAGAATACGAAGAATACGTTGACGACTTTGAAGAGGAAACCGGAGAGGAGGAAATTGAACTCCGATACCGTTTGCTTGACCGTCCGACTGTCATGTGTCATCGTTGCTGGGTTCCCTTCCGAGAGGCTCAGTGCACTCACCTTGAAGAGCACCTCGAAGAATGGCTGGAGGCCCCGCTGGAACACACTCCAAAAATCAAAGTGTTCCTTGCCCGATGGAAATACCACTGCTTTGACGAAATTGCAGACAAAGGCAAAGACAACGTCCGTTCTCTTCGCACTGCCATCAAGGAGGCGATGTTGAATGTCGAATGAAAAAGCCATGGCCATCATTGACGACTGTCGTGCTCGTCTCCAAGAAGCCGGGGTCGAGGATGTCATGATTGCGATGGGCGGGGAGGGCGGGGTTGCTTTCTCCTTCAGTGGCGCTACGAAGACACTCGCCTACCTCTCAATGTCTGCATGGCTTGAAGTCATGATGTCGTCCATGGCGAGTCAGCATGTGGAATCAGGACCACTGACAGATGATATTTGAGGTTGGTAACATGGCAAAAGACGAACGAATCAAAGCAAACGAATGGGAGGTCAAAAAGCGGTGCCCGATTTGCAGCGACATCGCTGCGAACAAAATCGACCTTGAAGGAGAACAACTGTTTGATGACCCTGAGAAGAAGAAGCCGATGTTCTGTCCCAACATTCTGGACAAAGAAACCGGGCAAATGTGTGGGCACACCGACATCCGTATTTTCCACGAAATTGGTTCAGTGGAAATCGCACGCACGTCCACGCGTGGGGACACGCAGCCTTGGGCACACATTACGGTTGTCCGATGCATGTCCTGCGACTGGCGGCATGTTGTCGCCACCAACCCCTGTTTGGGCAACCCGTGGGACGAAGTGATGGGCTTTGCACGCCCGATGGACCAATCGAAGGAGACCAAGCGCAAGATTCGGTTCTCCAACGAGCAGGCGGTCGGACTGCGAGCGCATGATGAGAAATACGACAAGAAAACGGCTCTCCGGAACAAAAGGTATAAGTCCACGCGTAAGGTGCGTAATCATGAGGAGGGTGGAAAGGCATCCCAAGGAACAGAAAGTGAGTTCACCTATGTCCCGACAAAAGAAGAGAAGCGCCTCCCCCGATTCAGCAAAAACAAAAAGAAAAAGGATTGATTGAGATGGCAAAAGAAATCAAAGAAACGAACATCAGCGTGAGCATGAACTACAAAGGACTCGAATTCACCTTGTCCCAGCAAGTCAGCAACTACGAACTCGAAGAGCGACTCGACATTTTGGTCGCTCAAGTCAAGGCGTTGTCTGCTGCCTCCGCTGGCTTGGCAGACCCCGAAGCCTGATTCAAGCACGCTTTTTTGCGTAGCGGTATGCCAGCAAAGGCAGACCGATTAAAATCGTCAGATTTACCACTGTTTTGGCCACAGCGCCAGCGTTCTCGCTGACCTTTTCCCTGACCTGCTCAACCGGTGTTGGTTTGTCGGGTGGGGCTAACGGGCCAAAGAAACCACTGGCTGACATGTCTACGCCTTGATACACTCCACCTCGACGCTTCGAGAATGGCGCAGCGCTCTTCTCATATCGGTTGTCGAGAGCGAGACTGTTGAAATCATCTGCCCACGTCCTTGACATCGGGTCATGAGCGTGCGGGCTGAACCGTGTGGTCTTACGGTGCATGTCGTCGTGTCCCACGCTCCCACCTCACTTTTGATTCCTTTCTACCAAAAACATCCCGGTGTGGGCAGCACTGTATCCAAGGAACGCCACTGCGAGACCCCTGCGCCCTCCCTTGAAGTGGTAAGCGGATAGGCCAAGGCAAGCGGCGGTGACGCTAAGCGTGAGCACCTGAGTGACTGAGAGAGCCATCACCAGAAACCTCCCAAATAGCCCTCAGAATACGCTCGGTGCCTGAAAGGTGTTCCGGTTTCTTCACCGGAGGATGAGACCCTGTGGGCGTGCTCGTAGAAGTCATTTGAGTTATTAAACGTGACATAAGCGTTGGCTCCCCAAGCAACAAGCAAGATGGCCAAGAGCCCGTAGAAAGAAACCATGTCTCTTTCCTCGAGATAGTCGTGGCCGTGGTCAAAATACCCCATTCAAATCACCACCATGTCTTCTGCGGTCTCAGGGACGAAGCCATCCATCGAATACAGGTTAGCGACTGCACCCTCGAGTTTGATTTCTTCTCGCTTTGCTCCGAATTGCTGTTTCCCAGTGAAGTGGGAAGGAGCAGAACCGAGACCGACGCTCTGTGCGATACGGCGTCGTAGAGAAGGCGGAGTGGACCTCATGCGGCCAAACATACCAGAGGAGGCTCCAGTGCGCTCCAGAAGCGTAGGAGCGGCTTCCTTGGGCATCATGGCGTGGGAGGCACTGGTCGATGTGGTCGTGGAGGTGGAAGCGCCGAGGCCTCCGAGTTCCTTCAGGCGGTCGGCTTGACCGGAGTGCATTTTCGAGGCGGCTTTCAATTCCGTCTGGATTTTCTCCAATTTCTCTTTTTGAGACTTGGACAGGTGAGCGAGAGAGGAAGCCTTCTCATGCTTTAGCCATGCTTCAGGTCCTTCTGCTGCGATTCCCATGTTGGCCACGCCATTGGTGTAGGATGCGGAATACGGAGAAGAGCCTTTGGGGGCAGTGAGTGCTTTGATGAGACTGGTGCCAGCATAATACAAGGCGACAGCACCACAAAGAGAGACGATGGGGTGTTCATCCACGAAACGGTCAAGTTCCGATGCGGTCGGGATAATCGTTCCAATAAATTTCACCATCAGTTATCACTCCTAAAGGGGTCGTTGCTTTGCTGGTAGAGGTAATATCCGCCAGCCCCACCACCGAACACAAGCGCACCAATCCCAGCAGCAAGTGCTGCTTTCTTCAGGGTGTAGGTGTTCAGTCGAGTGGAAAGGGAGGGGGCTGCCATGATGAGGATGAGACCAAGAAGCGCTCCACCGGCACCGATGGCACCGACTTGAGGAGCATTGAGGGCACCAAGGCCACTCATCTGACGATATGTCAGGTAGTCGTGAACGGCGTTCAATCGGTCATCTGCCGTAGCAACGTATGTTTGTGCCCACTCATCCACTTTGGTTTCAGGGCCGACGATGTCTTTCAAGCGAGATGCATTCGCATCTATGGAGCGTATTTGTGAGCGGACCATGTAGTTTGAGTGGCGGCTCAAACACGTCCCCTCCACAACTTCTGAACGCCTGACAGACCGGCGAAGACAGAAGCCCCAGTGTGGAGGTCAACAAGAGAGGACGGTGCTGGCTTCGCAATCGGTTGCTCTCCGTATCGTTGACGCATAGGGGCCGTTCCGGTCTTGTCAAAGAACGCTGACTCATAGGCTTGTGGGGTTGGTTTTGTTGGAGTCTTGAAACGGGTGTCAACATACAGGGAAGGGTTTCGGATGGGTGCAGCGTTCAAGTGCTGGGTGTCCCTGTAAAAATCACCCTTGTATTGCCCCTCATCGGGGGATGGAGCATAGGCACGGCCAAGGTTGCCGAGAGCCGCATCACCGTATAGGATGCGTCGGTAGTTTCGCCCGATGAAATTGCTCGTGCCTTCAAGGACCATTGGGATAATAACTGCTCCAGAAAGAGCGGCCCACAGGATGTCTCGGTCAGCAAGTCGAAGCAACGGATGTTTATACGCCATTTTCATCACCCATCAAAGGAAACCCGCTTCAGCCGACGGACTTCTGCACTATAAATCTGAACAGTCGGATTGTTGTCAGCAGGCGTTGTGAGGTTGCCGAAGGAAGTTCCGTTGTTATTCGTGTCAGTCGGACCGGCTGTGGTGTTTGTCGGGTCATAGTTTTGAAACACCATCGTTGGTGGCGGTGATGCAAGACCCGGAGCAACCGTCACTTTGCAGACGCCAGTGTATGCTGAGCCCCCGTTTGCTGCAAAACGTGTCGGCAAGGTTTGGGAGTCTGCGACTGCGGTCACCTCACCAGCGAAGTAGATGTTGTTCCTGTCCTTGAACCAAATGCGCTGTCCCACTTGCAGACCAGCGCCAGCAGTGATGGTTTTCCCTCCAATATCGACGAAGTAAATGTCCTGTCGTGTATCGCGCGGCCAGACGTATTCGTCGATTCCGAACCCGGTGAGTTCATCAAAAAAAATGTGAAGTGTTTCTGGCATCGGGGCACTGGGGTCTACCGTAATGATGTTCAACGTGTTCAGAACCGGTAATCCCGCACTTCCAACGTATGGGTGAAGAGCCCCTCGCTTTACCCTGCTACCACCTGCATCAAGGAACGTCATGTTGAGTGCCCCCGGAACGTTGTTGAATGCCTCCGAGGCCACAGCATGGTGCGCCACAGCGGTTAGGGCGCGTTTGCTTGAACGGGAGAAGTTATGGGGAACCACAGCGCCACCGCTAAAACCAAGGTTTGTTGGGGTCGCCAAGTCACCTCGTGAACGATACGAGCCACTTCCCCCGGTTGGGTTTCCAAAAACGTCATTGTTTGGACGGATGCGGTTGCGTAATACAATGCGGATTCGCCCCTGATAGTCCTCGGGGATGTCAGGGTTATACAGCAGCGTGTATCCACGCGAAGGACTCCCTCCGTCAATGACCTGAAAATTCGACAGGAGCCTCCCTGTGTTTGGTTGAGCCAACAATTCAGCAGCACAGGTGTTTTCATTACGGTAGTCATCCAATTCGATGTAGACCTCGAGGTATGGGTTGTCGGAGACAACTCGCACTTCGTAAAGGTCGCCACGCTCTTTTGCGTCGACAAGGACAAACTCGTCTCCCGTGCTGAGAGACAGGTTCTCAACGGCTTCACGGACCATCCGGCGGTCTACACGACCTTTTTGCCCGGACTTCGGTGCGCTGTCAGAAACGCTTCCGATAAAGGTGAATTCGTCAGCCACGATTTATCCCCCCATCACTTGGGGAAATATTCCGCAAGCAGACTGCCAGAAGTCGGGATACCCGCTGGGTTGATGATTTTGAACGAAAGTCGTCCGCCCGTGCGAGCCTTGATTTCTTGGAGTTGAGCCATTGAGAGTTCAACGATTCGGTATTTCCAACCAATGAGGCGAATGCGACCGTCCACGATGTATTCTTCCGAGTCGTTGACAAGGCGGAAGGTGGGGAGGTTGTTCTCACCATGCTCAATCCAAATGCTGTATTCCCAGTTCGGGTCGTCGCACGAGGAAATCTGTCCGTCGATAAATCCTGAAAGGCCCAAAAGGGAAGAGGTCGAGGCGGAGCCAGATTCAGTCTCTGGAGCCTCGTCAAGGACATATTTAGGGACGCCCGATGGGTGACGCAAATACATTTTGGGTGAAATGAGACCGGTGGTTGTGCCACGGAATCCGATGGGAATCGACTGGTCAGCGTCTTCGTCAGACGGGGGCAGGCCGGGGTCAGTTGCTGTGCTGGCAACCAACCACTCGCCGTTGGTCAAATCGAGACACTTTGGTTGAAGTGGGATGGTCGGGCACAACTGATACAGGTGTCCGAAGAAGGGCTCAAGGTCATCGAATTTGATGTGGCCAGAGTCGTAATTCGGGGAAAGCACCGTGCTGGTGGTGCTGCCCGTTGCGGGAGACCCGTTGGGGAACATGGCTGCCGTCATGGAATTCTGTCCATAGCGGACCAGCGCAGCGTCCGTAATTTGACTCGAGGACACTGTAACACTGTGGGTGTCGGTGAAGAAGAGGTCGACGGTAAGCGCCTCCACACTCTCGACCATCACGAAGCGGTCCCTGATTTTCAGGAGGAAGCCCGGTTTGAGGGCCACTCCATCGCCATTGTTTCCGTGTCCTTGCCCAAAGGGGGAACCGAATACGTTCCCTGAGCGGACTCCTTGGTTGTTGTTTGCCATATTGCATCACCTTTTTTCTGTCTTTGCGGTGTTGGCCCTCTCGGACCTGATGGGTGGTATCCCACTCATTGGTATAAGCCTGCCGAAAGACAGACTGCGCCAATGTGCGGCACCCATCAGGGCCGAGTTGACACTGGGAAGGGACTTCACCGGGGCCTTGGCCCCAGTGGAGTCGTTGTTCACCCCAGAGGGGTGGAAAGGTTGCTGTGCGTGTTCACACTCAGGCCACGCGGCAGAGCGACACGACGCTGATGATGGCCGCATTGTTGGCCAATTCGTCGTCGATGTCGTCCCAAGCGTAGTTGGTCGAAGCACCAGCCGAGCCGTCGTTGAGTTGGCCCAGCGTGATGTTTCCGTTGTTGAGTGTGTCCAAGTCGCCTGCGCCGAAGTTGGCACCGGTTCCTGCAAAGCCAGCGGTGATGTGTTCACCGACACCCGACAAATCAAGCGTTCCGACACCGCCGCCGGGTGCACCAGCAGCAGCCATCGTTGCGTTGATTTGCGAGTTCTCGAATGACATCTCCATGGCTCGCGAGAACACGTTGTTGCCATCAACACCAGCCACAACACCCGTGTTGGGTCCGGCGGCGAAGGTGTTGGGGGCTCCCTCAGCCAGCGTGTATGGGTTGAGCAGCGTTGCCGCTGGGCTCGCACCATCCATCGTGGTCAGTTCGATTGCGCCGACACTGAGAATGGCTTCCACGTTGAACTTGCCGCCAGTGAAGCCGACCACAGTGCCGAGGGCAGTGGTTGCTTGCTGGGGGGTCACGCTGCCAACCGCAAGGGGAACCTCACGGATGTCACGGACAAGTCCGTGGTTGTCAGCGGTCGTGAAAGTCGTCGAGGTTCCGGCAACGTCGCGACTGTCTTGGAAGATAGTCGCAGCGCTCCAGCCCACGTCTTCAATGTCTGCGTCAGCGTCGTCGGTGCAGTAAATCATGTCCGGCTTCAGCATGGCAGGGAGACCCTGCCGTGCGAGTTCAAGCACATTTTTTCCGCCGTTTTCGGTGACGTTGTTGGCAGTGACTTCAACCAACAAAACGTTCGTGCGAACGATTTGCAGTTGAGCACCGTATGCAACGTCGAGTCCACCAATTGCTCCCATATCATCGTCCTCCTGTTGAGTCCTCCGAAAGGGACCTCACGACAATTCGCCGATGGATTGGCGTTGCTGAATCAATTCGTGATGTTGTCCGACCACACAGCCGATGACGCGCCACTTCTCGGCGCCAGCGATGGTGCTGTTGCCGTAGGTAGCAGCGCCGCCGACGACACGGTGGGCACAGACGATGGTCTTCTCAGGCTCGATGACGATGGGCTCTTCATACCAGACGAAGGGCTCTTCGAGAACCTCGAAAATCTGCTGGTCAACCACAGGGGTTTCGATACCAGAGATTCGCCACTGGTGCTCGGTCACGAGGAGAGGCGTCACGGGGTATTGGATGCCCATGAGGACGTAGTAAAACTCCTCGAGGGTCTTGAAGTCCAACACGCGCTGGGCCCAGCCGAAGCCGTCCACAGTCACGCTGTTGGGGGCACCGGTGCTGCCCGAGGAGGGCACGAGCCACTGACCGAAGGTTCCGAGAACGGAGAATTGGTCTGCACGAAGCACACCTTTTCCGTATTCGCCCTTTGGCCAGACGCCTTTGTTTTCAAATCCCCAGTGGGGATAGTTCGCTTTGACCTTTTGGTCGATTCGCATCAGGTAATCACTGATGACCGACGTTGGTCGGTCGTAGTATGGTCGTAGTTCCATGTTTTTTTCACTTCCTTTGTTTTGTTGCCCTGTGGGCTGACCTTGGGATACCCCTTCGGTATATGAAGGGGTGATTGGTTTTGGGATTCCCTTTTCAGACTGGGAGTGTTTCGGGCAACCTTTATGCCACCGGAGGGGCTGCCCCAACACAATGGCTCGAAAGACGAAGGCAGTCACTGTCAAGTTCGATGAAGAGCAAATCTCCGTTCTGACAAAGGCTGCTGAGGAAAACGGTATGACGTTGGCAGCGTATGTCCGCTCGTCCTGTATCATGCGAGCAAACGGGAAATTGATTCTGACCAACTCCGAAGCCATGCGGCGAGAGGAATATTTCAAGAGTCGTGGCATGTGATGCTCATCACAGCAAATATCACTGTGCCACCACATTGACAGTGTAGTCTGCCGTGGCCGTGTCTCCGTTTCCATCAGTGACGGTGCACCTCAGACGATATGTTGCCTGACCGAAATTGGGAGGTGGGTTCACTGGTGCGGGAGGAACCCCCGCTAACTGGGCACCAACAGTCACACGAAACGTGGCCGTGTTGTATCGAGCGTTGGTTTTTGTTCCTTCGCTGAGAATGGCACAACTGCTACCATTGGCACCATCATCTGCTGTTTCCGTGACTGTCCAAGCAAACGAATAGGAGCCATCCCCTCCGCTCGCAGTCGCAGTGGAATCTGCGTCTCCTGCATTTGTATCTACCGTGCCACTTTGGTCAGGTGGCACAGAATTTAGGTCCACAGCGATATTGGTGCTGCTTACGTTGAGTGAAAGCCCCAGCGGTGCTGGACCAGAGCCTTGCTGAGCACACCCAATCATAGCCGGTAGCATTGGCATCAACCTACGATGAACCACTTTGAAGTGGTGACGGCAACGACAGTGACTGCTTTACCGTCGTCGACGGTTGTGGTTCCAACGATGGTGTCGCTGGCGTCCTTGGTAATGGTAATCTGGCCTCCCGAGTCATTCAAGATGACAAACTGCTCACCCTTGGCGCTGATGTTTGGCAGGGCTACGTTTCCAGCCGTGACATGAAGGTAAGAACCTCCTTGATTGAACCATGAAGGGGTGTTTCCGCCGCCAGTGTTGAGTTCAACAACCGATGCCTTTGCCAATCTGGTCTCACCATAAACGAGAGCGTCGTTGGCGACCTCGAATTTGGAATTGACATGAACAGGCAAGACACTGCCTTTGGCTTCGAGTCTCAACGAGATGTTACCGTCAGAACCATTTGCTGAAATTGCCACAGGGCTTCCCGACGCCGCGTTTGTGATTTCAACGAAGTTTGCTGCGCTTGACACTTGTTGGAAAATCAAGTGTTCGTTGCCGTTGCTATCCCGCAAACCCGTGGCGTCATCAAAGTCGATGAAGTGTGCGTTGGTATCCAAGTTACCGCCCAATTGTGGGCTTGTATCATCGACAACGTCTCCGCCACCGGAGGGAGGATTGTATCGGGGCATAGTGACAACCAAACCGTTTCAGGACATAAATCCACCGAAGACATTGGGCGCCCCGCCCGAGACAAGGCTCAAGCAGGACACCCGTTGTCCCCCGTGCAGAACACGGGTGGAAAGGTCGGTGAACTCAGCGTTTGTAGAAGCCAATCCCAAGGGTGCTGGCAGCGCCGAGTCCGAGAGCGATGTGCCCGACGTCAAGGCCAGCAACGACCTCGGTGTTGAGCGTATTCGTCACGGAACGGCCCAAGCCAGTGAAGCCCATGGTCCCGATGAGGCCAAGTCCCAAGAGGAGGTGACCGTAGTCAAGACCAAAGGCTGCTTCCCTGTTCAGGCTGCGCATCAGTTGGGAATACAAGGTGACCGCCTCAGAAGAGGTTGATTTCCTTGCCACCAAGGCCAAACATGTCGCCAGCACCCATGACAGGCATGGAAGCACCAGCGTGCATGCCTTCGTGGTAGCCACCGAACATTGGTTCGTCCATCACTGAGGGGGCGTTGCCGAGGAGTCCGAAGAGACCAGCGGTGCCGTTTGCCAAGGGGTTGCCCGAGACGTGGATGGTTGGCAGGAAGGACAAGCCAGCCTGATTCAGGATGCTCAGAGCAGCAGGCACCATGGCAGCCACGGTGAAGAGGCTGGCAGTGGAGTTGCTGACGCCACCGAAGGTGGAGAGGGCGTAGCCACCGAGACCGGCCAACACGAGACTCGAAACACCAGCACGGTAGCCGGAGGTCAAGTCAAGGGAGATGCCGAGACGGGAGATGGTGCGCTGAGCCAGACCGGGGAGAGCAGCGGAGACTGCGAGACCACCAGCAAGGGCGGCCATAGCCTCGAACTTCATCAGGTTGGTGCGCGTCCACTTCATGGCACCTTTGAGGGAGCCACTGCGGGTGGTGCGTCGGCGGCGAGTCGTGCGTCGGCGAGAGGTGCGTCGGCGGGCAGGGGACTTGCGGCGTCGAGTCGTCTTGCGGCGCGTGGTGCGGCGCTTGGGGGACTTGCGGCGTCGGGTCGTCTTGCGGCGCGTGGTGCGGCGCTTTGGGGACTTGCGGCGTCGGGTCGTCTTGCGGCGCGTGGTGCGGCGCTTTGGGGCCTTGCGACGGCGCGTGGTCGTCTTGCGACGAGCCGTCTTGCGACGGGTCGTCTTGCGACGAGCAGGTGCCTTGCGACGACGGGTGGTCGTCTTCCGCTTCGTCGTCTTGCGACGGGCGGGCGCCTTGCGGCGGCGGGTGGTCGTTTTGCGCGCCGTCTTGCGGCGGGCAGGCGCCTTGCGGCGCGCAGTCGTCTTGCGTCGGGAAACTTTCCTTCGTGCCATATTTTTCACTTTCCTTTTGTTGGTGCGGCGGCGCTTCGTAGTCTTCCGGGTTGGGTTCACAATTACCAACTCCTGAAGTGCCACCATGACCACCTGTGAAACGAGAGGAACGACATTGAGTATATGAAGAAAATGTGATGGAATGTGTTTCTATGTGATACGCATGCCTGAAAAGTAGGTCAAACGTATGCGTTTTGACGGAAGCAACCTTCATACCCACTGCCCCACTCCACCCAGATGATGAGCAATAGGCACGCTGTCCGGGTGCGAAAAATACCGGTCAGCGTGACACTATCACCTGAAGACTACGAATTCATTGAAATGCTCATCTCAACAAGACGATACACCACTCGTGTTCAAGTCATTGAACGGGCACTACAACTTCTCAGACAGGACTTTGAACGCTATCAAGCATTTCTGGCCCAGCAAGGAAATCAACAATCCCTTCCGCAAGGGCAGCAGCCATCATCTCATAATTCAAGCCGTCACCGTCGTTGACCTCGATAAGGACTGATGGTGTGTCAAACAGCACGGACGCTGCGTTGGTGAGGTAATTCTCAAACCCTGCTCCCTGAACGAGTGTCTTCACCCCGCTTTCCTCGAACTGATTCAAAAGTGCCTTCAACAAGGACTCATCTGTGACTTCAGGGATGCTGAACAAAACGAACTGGTGTTGTGACCAGATTCCGAGGTCGTAGCCGAACTCGGTCTCTTCATCCAACTCGGGGAATGAGTGCAAATCAATATGAACGGACGTTTGCTTTAACATCTGGAAAAATTCTTCGGCGAACTCACTTGATGCAGCAGCAGTTCGATTCAAATCAAGGATGCTACGAGCGTTGTCTCCAATGATAACATGGAAATCCTCGCCCATGGATTCCAGTTTCTCCTCAAGGAGAGGGAGAAACAGAACGGCTCCGTCATCCCGGCCTTCACCGGAACCTGCGTGGGGGACGGTGATGAGAATCATCGTTTCAGATGCAAACGCTTCGGGGCTTTAGGCCTACCGCTCTTTTTGGCGGGCTTTGACCCGATGGGACGGGCTTTCTGCCATGTCCCGTTTCCAGCAGTGTAGTAATACCAATATTGGTATTCAGGTGACATGAAGAATGGAACGTGCTCAACGTAGTGCTCAAGGTTCCTTCCCTTGAGGTAGTCGGGACGGTCGTCAATCCGGAAAACGACCTTATTTTCTGACTGACTCCACACCGTCTCGGACATCAACTGAAGCCGCTGTGTCATGCCGATACCAACGATGCCCTTTCCAGCACCCACCAAATACAGGTGTTCGATGGCGTCGTTGCTTCCCTTACGAACGAACGTTTGAATTTCATCAATGGCGATGACGCGACGTATTCGCTTGAACCCCGGCTTGTTAGCGAGTGTGAAAATCAAATCCATCAACTTGTTCAATGCTGCGACTCGCTCGTCTTTCGCTGCTGGAGGGTGGAAAACGATGTTCTTTGTTTTGGAGAGCAGAGCAGCGTATGCTTCCATCGGTGTTTTGCAGATTCGACCGAGGTCCTTGATTTCTGATTTGGGGTCAACGAAAATCGTATGGATGCCTTCGCGCTGAAGTTGACGGAAAACCTCGGAGACGAAATACGTCTTTCCGCTTCGTGTCATTCCAAGAACGGCAGTGTGCCGCTTCTTCATGTTGTCAATGAGGCTACGAGAAACCATACATCCACCCGATGAGCCCTACACCAGCAAGGGCAATCATACCGGAATGTGGAGCGGCCATAAAGGTGTAGTCTGGAAAATTCTGCTTGAAACGTTGGCGGAGGTTGTGCTTGTCGCCGACACGCATCCAGTTGACCGGGTTCATCACGTCGGGGCTCAGGTTGTTCGTGTGCTGCAACCCAAGTGCGTGACCGTATTCGTGCGCAAGCAAGTCAAGGTTCCCTTTGGACTTCTCGTGAACAACGATGGTCTTTCCGATGGTCACTCCTTGAGGGAAATATCCCTTCCCGGTGTGATTGTAAAGCGTCTTTGCGGCTGGGGTCATATACCACTCCACGGGACCAGATGCAGCAACAACGTTCACCAAGTCTGCCCAGTCTTTGCTCGAAAGGATGGCAATCTGCGTCCCGTCAACACCGGTAGCGATGATGTTGAATGACGGATACGCTTCTGGGTTCATGCATTCACCCCACATACAACAGGTGTCGCTTTCCTGACTTGAGTGAGCGTATCATTTTCTTTACGAGTTTTTCAAGTTCTCCACCAATCAATTCTCCTTTGGAATTCACCGGCTTCTTGAGCATTTTTTCAAGCGACTTCGCAAGCGATTTCGACTCCCTGACATTGAGCGTGACGGTGAGGTGTGGCTCTTCTGTTTTGAAGTGTTTCAGAACAGTTGGGAGCACATAGCGGCTCCGGAAATCAACCACATTCGGGAGCGAATTGCAGAGGGCGTAAATCCATTCCGAACAGGCATCATACACCCATTCATCCACATTTTGGCCCCTCATCATGGAGTCTTTGTTCTCAAGGATTTCCTTGAGGACGTAACCTTTCTTCCCGATGAAGTCGTTCTTCTTGTCGATGGTGTAAAGTTCGATGTCGTATCCCATGCATTCACTTCCTGCTGTTCCCCAACCACCAACCAAGCATGGCGAAAATTGTGTCAGTTGCGATGTTCACTGGACTGTCCATCACAGAGCGGTCCCACCCGATTGACTTCAGAACATTGGAGCCACCTTTGGTGTTTTCAACAATTTCACTGGCGGTGTGGATACCCAAGGTCTGCACTGCTGAGAAACCGGTCTGCGCCAAAACGATACCGGCAGCAAAGTGAACAAACGACCACTCATCAAGCGCAGCACGGTTTCGACGTCCGAAGAGTTCCATCATCGCACCCCTGCTTCAACGGCCAACTTGTTGTCTGGCTTGCCCGGACCGGTGGACGAATCAGCACCAACGACAAACGCATAGACGCGCCCTGCCGCCCACTGATGTTGCTGAACACCCGGCCTGTGACCCACGCGCCATGCTGCGAGCCCCTTGTCGTAAATTTTTTCCAGAATCGACTTCTTGATTCCTGTCTCCTTGCGGATGCGGTTCAGAAACTTCTGCTTGGAGGAACTGCCGCTTGGCTTGTAGTCCTCGTCGATGTTCTTCCGGTAGAGCCGGTAATATTTCTCCTTGTGCTTGGACGGACCGATTTTCAGACCACGGGCTGTTGCCTTGATGTCGGACTTCCAGAACTTGTATGCTTCCGGGTCGTTGACGTCGTATTTGTAGCCCTTGTCAATCTCGTCTTCCGCAATCATTTTCTCCAGTTTGGTCAGTCCCTTGAGGTAGCGTTTGGGGAACTTTTTGCCACCGGGTGTGCGGGGGTTGCTGAACAGACTCCCCAATGAATCAAAACCGGAACCTTCGTCATCATCATCCTCTTTCAGGCGGGCGATGATTTTGGGGTGGTCAGACTTCCTCCATTCGTCGAACCACTTGATTTTCCGCTTGTCTCCGGGTGGCGAGAATGTGCCGTCGATGATTCTGCTCGAGACTGGAATGGCCCCAATGGGTTTCCAAGTTTCCGACCACGCTTCGATGTCTGCCTCTGTCCATCGTCCAGAGCGAATGTCCTGCAAAATCGTGTCCTCAAAGGTGCCAAGGTATTTAATATTCCATGGCATGATGTTTCCTTCGATGATGAACTCCTCATGTAGCACCCCGACCTCGTAAGGAACAGGCCTGAACTGTTCCGGGTCAACTTTCACTTTCAGCATCACCATGTTGGCGATTGCTTCCTCAAATTCTTCTCGTGTGGGCATCCGGTCCCGCTTTCCCGTGTCAAAAAACATCCCGTCGATTTGACCACCCATGACCCACGCTTGGTAGGGAGCATCGGGGTAAAAGAGGAAATTGAAATCAGCAGTGAGCCCCTTCTGCATGATTGAATTCAAGTTGTTCTTGTGCGTGAAGTGGTAGCCGAACTCGGGGATTGGCCTTGGGGGGTTTGCCATCGAACCCATGAAGCCTGAGTCGAATGAAACGAACGGTGTCACCTTGATAGGGAGACCGGGCTCGAACGGGTCATCTCCGCCAAAGTCATCGCCCATTTCACGGAAGTAGATGTTCCCAATAGGAGACCATCGGAATCCCATCCTTTCAATATTCACCTCGTTCATTTCCTCTTGAACAAAAACCACCTCGATACCAACACCGTGGACACGCTCAAGGTATTCTTTGGTCTGTGCAACCAGCGGGCGGTATTGCTCGAAGAATGGCAAGTCACCACGCGCGACCTTGTATGCCTCGTATTGCACGTCGGGGAACATTTTCCCCTCAATCTCTTCCATGCTCTGTCCCATTCGCCTCCTGACCACCGTCTTCATCAAAAGTGCACGGGGGAGTGCTTCGGCGTAGTAATCACCGACCTTCTCTGCGGGGATTTCCAAAAACGGGGAGGGGGGATTGGGTGCGACTGGGTCAAAAGAAATGCCATTGATGACATCACTCCATGTTTGGTGTTCTGATTCGTATAGGTCTGAGGATTCACCAATATCGCCCCAATCCAGTTTCTGCTCTTCAGAGTCAATCAACCATTGTCCTGCGTATTCAACATGTGTTGATGTCGCTGGGTCGTCTCGATAAGAGTAGCGGCCTTTCCTGTAATGGAAGCCTTTTCCTGCTAACCCCTTGACACGCTCAATGCTCATCAAGTTCTCAGCAGAATCAAAAACAAATGTGGCTGTTTCCTTGAAATCATTTTCACTTAGACCGTGAAAGGTTTCGCCCGTAGGCAGGTTCTTCTTCATCCAAGCGTATGTTCGTGGAGCCTTTTCCTCCAGTTTCGCAAGTCCCTCTCCGATGCCGGGGATGAAATACACGTTATCGAACTTGAGCGAGCGTGCTGAGATTTCCTCAAGGTCCTCCTTCATTTTCCTGATGTTCTCACTGTATTCATCGTCTGTGTAATATGCGGAAGCAAACCTGCTTGGGGACTTCTTGGTTCGGAACCCGATGGCGTTTGGCTCGTCGCGAATGATGGCCTGCCCCTTCTTCCCCTTCCTTTGGTCGTTGTCTCCGAAAACAAACAGCGTGTCGGGCCGAGAACGAACATGTGCTGGCGTGATTTTTTCCGGGTGTGGCTCGAGTCGGGGCTTCAGGTCAGAAAAACCTCCGATGAACTTTCCGTTGACGAAAATAGCCGGAATGAACTGATAATTCTCAGTGAGGGGGCCGATTGTTTCTTGATAACCAGACACCTTTTCGATGTCAACATACCGGTGCTTGAGATTCTTCTTCTCCACCAGTTTCTTCGCTTCCTTGCACCACTTGCAGTATTCCGCCCCGTAAATCGTAATTCCCTTCTTCAATGGCAGCGGCACAGGCTTCGGCGGATTCGACAACTGCGTGATGGAGATGGTCTGGTCAGTGAGCCCCGGAGCGTAGGAGGCATCTGAAGGGAACCATGGGTTTGGCCTCACCTCAGAATTTTCGAGTAGGTATTGGAGTCCGAAGTGCAGCGGCTGAGGGAAGTCATCGAGAGCAAACCACTGAGCCCTCTCGGTTTCCCAGTTCAGCGTCGGTTCAAATTCGTCTTCGACCACGGCCAAGAAGTTGTGATACCTGAACGTGCCACTCTCAAAAACAACCAGTGGAACCATTTCAATTGGTCCTCGGTAGCCAGCCTCCTCGGTCAGTTCTCGTCGGGCTGCTTCAACAGGGACTTCACCCGAATCAATCGCCCCGCCCCAGACACCCCATGTCCCGGGTTGTTCAACGTGTTGGGACCTGAGCGGCAGGAGGTAGCGCCCCGTCTTCTTCGCAACGACCAGACTTCCTGCGCCCTGACTCCCCCAGAATCCTGTTTTTTCCAGAGTCTCCTGATGCTCATCGTCACTGGTTGGGTTTGCCACTGCGGCTTGACCGACTTCTTTGAGGCCCCAATCATGAGCCCCCAACGAAATGTCCATTATCTCGGGCATTGAGTCGGTTGGCTCCTGCTGTGCTTCCTTTTTCTTCTGCTTTTTCCACTTCTTCCAGAAAGCAGCCGTCCCCCTTTCTCCTGTCATCATTGGTTTGAGTGTCCACAACGCATGCTCCACGTGCGAGTCACGCCATAAGCCGACTTCCTTGGCAGGCTTGAGTTTGGTCATCCCTCCCAACTCGGTCTGGTTTTTCTTCACTGCTTTCATGAATTTTACCATCACAGCCTCCAACATTGGGTAGGCTCGGTTGTATTCTGCGTTTGCCTGCTCCCACTGTTTCCATGCGGTTTTGTAGCGGCGTTTGTCTGGGTCTTTCTGGCTGAGCAATTCTTTGCGAACAGCATCCAGCCTGAACCTCATGCTATTCATCGCAACGGCACCAGACAGTTGCTCAAGAGACTCGCTATCGAAGTATTTGTTCCCCGTCCCCCGTGGGCCGTCCTCCCACCACCAATCAATCAGGTGCATGCTTTTGTCCCCCACCAAGAAATTCGGTGGGTTCCGGTCAGGCGTTAGGCCCATTCCCACCACGTCGATGTAAGCCTTGACAAAGCGGTCAAAGACTGGCTGCTTGAATTTGCTAACCTTCCTGAGATATTGAATCGTCTGCTTCATTTGGAGATGTGGTTTTTCCATCCCCCGCCACAGAGAGGAACCAACCGGCAGCAGGTCAGGAAGCGGCTCGGCATCAAGGCGTTTCATGATGGTGTGGTATCGCTCAACCTTTCCATCACCGAGCCCGTAAAGAGGGAAGCCAAACAGTTCTGAAGCACTCTTGGGCCATGGCGGGTATTTGTGGACGATGGTGTGTGTGCTGGGAAACACTGGCTTGCTCGAACCCTCCTTGCCTGCCAACCACTTTTTCATTTCTCGGTAATATTCTGGGCTTGTGTTTCGGTCCACTTTGAACACAAAGTCTGTCCCGGGGATGTTGAATACGGTTCCGAAAGCACCAGACCCAACCAAGTTCTTTTTGAGGACCGAGTTGATTGCTCGTGCTGCCAAGTCGGGCGCCTTCAGCATTTTCTTTGGTGGGTTGGCTTTGGTGTATCCAGCAGTGTGAGATTTTTCGGGAGGGTTCATTTTCACTTCTGTTTTGCCCCACTTGCGCTTCTCTGTCATACCGACCCACGGGACGTCGGGACAGGGCGACATACGCTCGTAGCCGTTCTTTCGTGCCCACCGCCAAGGGTCATGTCCCCAAACCCACAGGGAAAGGAGGCGGCGTGATGGCTTGGACTGCGTCTTCTGTGCACGGACAAGGGGGCCTTTGCGCTCCTCAGCATTCGGATTGTATGGGAAGGCACTCGTCCGCTTGACGAAACGGACCTGACGCTTGCACCAGTCCCAATCGGTCTCGCCCTTGAGTGGGTCATCAGATGGACCTGTCCACTTGCTCAGTGCTTTCTCGTAGTAGTCCTCAATGATACGAGGACCGGGTTTGATGTAGTCCTTCGGCCCGGTCAAACCGAGTTTGGCTCGCATTTTCAGGATGCGTCGGCCACTGACACGACCACTCTTGATGTTGTTCCAGTCTTTCGCTTGCTGCTTGGAAAGGCCAGCCTTCTTGCCCAGTGGTGAATCAAGGAAGGCTTTCAGTTCCTTGTTCTTCATGTTGATGAGGTGAACCCACTCCTCGAACCAGTCGAAGAGGTCTTTGGGGTTTTCAAATTCATCGTCATCATCAAATGATTCCTTCGGTGAAACGAATGCGAAATAGGATTCATTCACATTCCAAACATTGACAGGCTTTACCGCTGGGTCGGTCCATGGCTTTTGGTATCGTCCTCCTAATCCCTCGAGCCCGAGATATTTCTCCCGGGCCTTCTGGTCCAACTTGTAGAATTCGACTTTGTCCACCTTGACCGTTGAGTCGGAGAACATCCTCACTTCACTTTCTGCAATCCCGAATGTGACGTTGGCCAGAAGGGTTCCGAACCAATTGACGTCACCAAAGGGAACGGTCCCCATGAGGAAGGCGATTCGACTGCTTGGGTGGAATTTGAACTGGCGGCTCATGGCCCCCCCGAATTGGTCAGCCCCGTCTCGTGCGTTCGACCAATACAAGCCGACCCCGTATTTATTCCACAGTTCATTCAGAATTTCAGGAGGCTCTGATGTGAACATGGCCCGATACACCTTGACACGTTCACCACGGAACTTCTTGAGGTGTTCTTGAAAAATGTGCTCGGCAGCGTTTGCTGGAGAGACTCCAGTGTATCCCCAGCCCGCCAACAGTTCCCTGAACATTTTCTTTCGCCTTGCGATAATGTCCTTTTGCTTTTGAGTTGCTTTGGATGCATTGAAATTGGGGGGAGGCCTTCCAGCGAATCGCCAAGCGATGTTGTCAAGGAGGCCCTTGTAATCGGCAGAAAGGATGACGTCCTTCAAGCGGAGGCCTTCCGGGGGGTTCGCCTTCGCTTCAGGCTCAATAAAGGTGTTCTCGGTTCTCCCGAGGGAGTAGCCCAAGGAAACCGGAGATACGTCGTAAGGGACCGGTTTCGCACCACGTTCTCGGACTCGCCCAGCCGAATCAATATACGTGCCGGAGTGATTCCGAACAACCATGGTCTGCCCCAATTTGTTCGCTGATGTTTGTGCGAAATCGAACGCTTCCGCTTTTTCATAGAAATAGCCAACGTATTGCTTGAGACTCGGTGGTGGGGGAGGTGGTGGGCTTCTGCTACGCTTTGCGGGTGGTGGGGGAGGTGGGGGTTGAGGATTCGAGATGAAAGCATCGAGAGAAAATCGACTCTCCTTCGCTTCGAGTTCTGCTACACCCTCCACCGGAACAAGTGCCTGAAGTGGCGGGGGGATGACCTTCGTTTTCGGTGAACGAAGGTCTGCGCGAGTTTTGGGGGATAAAGTGGAGCCTTCTGGTAGTGGGCGGTTGTCAGGGGAAGTGACAAAGGCAACGTGAGTGCCAGCATCAGTCGTGCGAATCACTTGCTGGTTCCATTCAATCAGCCTTTGACGCTTTGCTTCATAAGCCTCATTGTTGTTCTCAAAAAGCGCCTCCAGCATGTTGAATGGCACTCCCGCTTTGCTGTTGAAAAATTCATTTTTTCGAGTGTGTCGCTCGAACTCGCTCATCTCATTTAGGGCGGGTTCAACCACAGCGAGAATTTTCGACTCGTGCACGCGAGGATTCGTCAGAATGTTCCCCATGCTTTTGGCCATTTTGTCAAACAGTTGCTCGTATGAACCACTCTTCACCGTGACGAACTGGTCGAAGGGAATGCTCTTGGCTTCAGCGACTTGTGCTGCTCCCTCTTCGGCTTGCTTCTTTGCTTCTTCCAGCGACATGCCGCCACGGCGCATGATGCGCTGCACCATCTCTTTCCCAGACACATCGGGCTTGAGAAAAATGGTGTAGGCCTGTGGGAAGACCTTCTTGTAGGCTTTCACCCCTTTCAGGTCTGCTGAAATCACGTTGACGGGGTAGTTGAAATCAACCCACCTGCGCCCGTAGTAATGTCCGTTCTCTCGGAGAGCCCACTCAACGAACTGGTCGCTCTCAATCATCTGCTCGAACTCGGCCTTGCTGGTGAAAATCGCATCGACGCCGTCTTTTTCTCGTGAGCGACGGGGGCGGCTGGTGACTTTGATTGGCTCACCCGCTACCTCGAACTTCTCAGTCATGTGTCGGATGAGTGTGCTTTTGCCAGAGCCGGTTGGACCGCTGACGATGACCAGACCGACCTTTTTCGCTTTCCGTGGGTTGATGCGAATGGCAGCCTCCACTTTGTCAATGACGATGCGGTCATCAAAGCCCTTCAGGATTTCCCCGACTTCCTCGTAAATCGTCTGAGCGACTTCTGCACCGAAGTCATCGACTTGATGCTCACGCTTGATGCTAACCCACAAAGAGGAAGTTGCAGGAATCAAGCGGACCGAAACATCGACCCCGTCGGGAATCATGCCAGTCAACGCCGGGAGGGTGTCAGTGTTGAACTTGAAGTATGCAGTGGACCCACCCTGTCGCTCACGAAAGACCCCGTCGAGATTGTCCGTGAATTGCTCAAACGAGGCTCCGACCAAAGCACTGCTGATTTCTTTGGTGCCGTAATCGCCCTGCCAATTGATGAACATCATGGACGGGCGGGGGTTGGGAAGTGGCTTCTCAAGGAATTTTTTCAGTTTCTCCACAAGCCCGCTCATGGCCCACTCCTTGTATGCTCGGCCATCACCCTTGAACTGAGTAGAATTGCGGGCTTGCTTTGCATAGTCAGTGAACATGTGCGGGTGATGCGTCACAATGTCTGCCATCTGCATGATGAGGGCGACACCGTAATATTCGCCGACTTGCGTTTGAAAGAAGTCGTCGCTGATGTTTCGTCGCCCAACATCGGATTCCAACATCAACGAAACGATTTCCTCGAATGCATGGGGAACGTCCAGTGCGTCTGCGATGAATTCGTCCCACATGTATTTGCCTTCACGCGAATGGTGTTCACCGTCCTTTTCACGCACCTTCCCGATGTCATGGTAAAGAGCCACCGTGTAAAGCAGGTCAAGGAAGGACCAGTTTGCAGTGATTCGCTGATTGAGATACGCTCGGGTTTTCTTGCGGAGTTCCGAATCGAAGCCGAGTGACTCCAGTTTCCACAATCTGCTGATTCCCCTGCTGTCTGGCTCGAAGTGATGACTCAGCCAATAGTAGACGTAAAGCGTGTGTGCGAACTCATCTCCACCATAGTGAACGTAGTCGTAGTCAACTCCCTGAAGGTCGGTGAGCGAATGGTGATGGTATTTGCCGGGGATGGTTGGCTTTGTCGGGTTGGGGAGCGGATTGGCTAAAGGGCCCTCGTCCCCCTTCTTGTATTTCGGATTGACGAAGTGCTGGTAGGTGATTTTCATCAGGCCCTTGTATTTGTCATTGAACATCCGCACCATCTCAGCGGTGACCAAGTTGCAGTATTCGACAGGGCCGAGGCTATCGTCGTCCTTGTATTTCATTTCAGCCTGCTCAATCATGGCGTCAACATCGTCGATGAAATGGCCCTCGTCAATGTCGAGGTATTCATCCACCTTCTTCTTCTTGACATCAAAGCGGAAGTAGTCGATTCGGTCTCGCATCACCGTGTAGTTGTGCTTCACGCCCGGGGCGAATGCAAGGTCTGCATAGAATTGAATATCGTCAGCGGATGTCAGGGAGGGCTCGTCCTTTGATGGGTGCGTGTGGTAAAAGGCGACTTCATTGTCTGGTCGCTTGTTGATTTTGATTTTGGGCATGATGAGCGATGCACGACGGTGGAACACCTTTCCGTTGGAGGTGGCCCACCCGTAGGACTCACCACTGAACGAGACGAAAGACCACAATTGGTCAAGGAACTTCTTGTCATTCAACCGCTTGTAGGGGAATTCTCGGAATACCTTGTGCGGGTTATGCGTCACCATGTCGTTCATTTCTTTGGTGAAGTCGCTGGCCGAAACGGGGTTCTTGAGCACACCGTCGAAAGAGAGGTGTCCTTTCGCAATCGTGACACGGCCACTTGGATTGGAACGAACCGTTGTCACCTCATCACACATCAACTTCACCGGGACGACCCGTGGGCTGCTGAAGGAACGTGTGTTTGTTGGGACCGTGGCCGTCCGGTCAATGAAATGACTCATCGCTTTTCGAGCCTGCGAGCGAGAGACCTTTCCGTTGAACATGACGAACCACGTGCCGTTCTCCATGTCCAAGGTCGCTTCCTTGATGTCGAGGCCACCCAACACAGACCCGCTCTTTGGGAAGCGCGTGTATTTGCGGACGACAGAGGGGGGCAAGTTCACTCTTCTTCACCTTCCCCTTCAAAGACCATGAACGCGTCAAATGGGCGAATGACGCCCCGCTCTGAACGGGCGATGCTCTTCTTGCTCTTGGAGTCTTCCGTGTGTTCGGGGTTGGCAAGCACCCTGCGACGACTTTCATTACGCTTCTCATTGTCGGCTTTCGAGTCAAGGGCAAGGCGTGCAAATTGAGACGCGATGTTTTCTGCCTGCTGGTCATAGAACGTTGCATCGAACTCCTCGTCGGGGAGTTCACCAACAGGAACGGGGAAGGATTGGAAGGAACGCTGGTCAAGGTTTGCGAGTGCTGCCACTTCGCCATCACGGGCCTTCTGCTCCTCATCCACCATGTAGTCCATCAGCAATTGATTGTGGTAGCGCACTTCTTCACGGTTTTTGTCGCTGACAACGCCACCGATGTTCGGTCCCTCTTCATCGTAAATGGCATCGTCACTACCAAGCGCAAATCCGGGGATGTCGAGGAAGTAAGCGATTCCATCCTTGTCCTTGGGGAAACGAATTTTTTGCGGGTCGTAGTGCAATCCCCACTTCCCCTCTTCTGACTGCAATTGGTCTGCGAACTCCTGCTTCAGCGTCAACCAATCATCAGGGGCGGATGTCCGGCCACCTTGCTTGCCTGCTGGTTGCACCGGTTTGTGCCCGATAGGTGTCTCTTCAAAGACAAGGCCCGGATGTTCTGGGAGCATGAAAGGGCGTCGGCCACCACTGACCCAACGGGGTCCGGCAGCATATCCGTAGAAAGGATTCGGCATAACGGACGTTAGACCTGTTTTTGAGACAAAAAGTGGTGTCGCTGCGCTGGGAGAATCATCTGGAGAAACCATCAAAGCAGGATTGACCATAGGGTCAGCCCTCACACCGATTTTGAATCCACCCGCTCCGTCACCTTGACGGAACGAATAGTCGGCTGAATCCTCTATGTCCTTATCGTAGCGAACACGAAGGAAGTTCGCTGGGCCGACCAGTTTGCGGACATACCGTTCGCTTTTCGTGACCGAAAGCCCCATCTGAAAACCGGTATGCCCCCGGGTTGGTTTGCGAAGAAGCGTAGGACCGGCGATGGACCGCCTGTTGGATAACTTCTGGAAATCAACCTCAACAATCACCCGAGGGTCGACAATTTGAATGTCGGGGTATCGCTCTTCCAAACCCGGGTTGCGGACAGCGTGCTCGAATTGCCCGTATTCACCGGTCTGCTCACCTAAAACCTCCTTGAACAACTTCTTTCCTTCCTCATGAGGGATGTTGATGGCCCGACCGACTGGAACAAAGGCCATCCCCTCGTTTGTTTTCTTGGAAACACCAATCAAAATGGAGGCGAGGCGTGGCTTCTTATCCTGCCAGACCTTTCCCTTGTAAATGCCCATGATGACGCCGTCGATGGTGTATTTGCGCTTGACCTTGTATCGACGGTCGCCTGCGTAGACAATGAGGCCTTCATTCATTCGTTCCTGCACTTGAGAACGCCAGATGGCTTGAACTGTCGCCTCGTAATCGTCCTCAACAACAGTCGGGTCAACGCATCGAATGCGGTCTCCTTCCAAGTCTGCGGCCTTCATGATGCGCTCCTCGAAGGGCAGAGAGGAAACATCCTTTCCGTCAACAGAAAGCACATCGACGATAACTGCCTTCAGTCGGCGGAAGGTGGTAGGGTCGTGGTTGTCTGTTCCCGTTGCGAGAATTGAGCGAGACTCTTCATTACCCATCACACGTCCATTTCCATCTACTACGATGGACTCCACAACCACCTCGATACTGTCCACATCGTTGTCCTGACAGATGCGCTCGAACTCACGGGTCAGGTAATTGTCCCACCCGATAACGCCACCTCTTGCAGTCACCATGACGCTTCGCTCGACATCCATCCCTGCTCGGCTTGCACCTTTTCGTGAATCGAGGCGCTTCCCATGAACTTTGAAGCCACCCCTTTTGTTGAATGCAAGGAGCCCGACATTACCGTCATATTTCGGTGTCACGACAAGCCGGGGGTGTTGAAGAAGTTCATTCCCGATGTCCCGGTATCGGATGCCACCGGAACCACCTGTCCAAGGCTGCTTTTTCCATGCTTGCAGTTTGACAACCAGTGGGTTCTCCTTGTCTGGGTTATCGGTAGGAATGCGGAAGCAGGGGGGTGCAGCCTCCGTCTCCTCAAAACCATCTCCGACTTCAGCGGAAATGAACCAAGCGTCAGCCATCCCTTTCAGTCGTTCAAAGTCGCGCATCACAGCGACAGGATGGGCTTCTTGCGGGTTGAACTTCTTCACTCGGTCAAGCGCAACCGGGATTGCGCAATAACCAGTGGAATCCTCAAGAGCAGGCTTGTAGTGCATGCCGAAGAGCATTCGTGTCATCGTTTTGCCACTCATTGGGCTCTTGTCAACGAAAGGCACCCGACGAGTGATGGCTTCTTCTCGGTTGAATGCTACGTCCGGCGTTGCTTTCATGATGGCGCTGTATGTGTAATCCCAGCACTCCTGCACCGTCTCAAAGGTCATTGGTTTGGTAGCGAACCAGATGTGAAAGGTCTTGCCTGTGAACAAAACGAGCGTTGAGTGGATGAGGCTGAGTCGCTTTGCGATGTCGTAAGTCACCCGAGCAAGTTCATCAAATGGCATTTCTGCCGGATTGTCAAGGTCAATGACGCCGACCTTTGGGTGGTTCCCTGAGGGATTGGGGCGCCACCAAATGTCCCGCAGGCCTTTGTTTGACCCACCGTGCTTTCCCATTCCTGTTCCGTAACTGGTTGCGTCGATGTATTCCCGAATCTCCTTCTCAGAGTGAAGCGTGAACCGCTGGCTGGTCATAACCTGAGCGTTGCGGAACAACACCGCTTGCAGTTCGTGATGCATCGTCTTGCGAAGACGGAATGGGAGCGTCAGTTGATTGTAGCGGTAAGCCATCGCCTTCATGCTTTCATGGAGCATCTGCTCCTCATTGGTGGAAGGAACGATTGGCTTCGGGTCGAAGTTATCCACTGGAACCCCGAAGGACTTGTGCTCACGAAGGAAGGCTTCGTGAAGGACGGGGCGAATCTCGTCAATGTTTTCCTTGGTGGTCTTCTTTGTGTCGATGACGTAAAGCGGTTTGCCCGTTTGCTTGTCCCGATAGTTGGCACCACGGAAAACAGTCGTCTTTGCGTCCCACGAGACCGTCCCCATTTGGAACATGGTCTGCTTGAAGAACTTGACCATGAACTCTTCAATGTCAGCACGGGAAGGCTTGAGCCCTGCTGTGGCGAATTCATTGGCGTATTTTGAGAACTGGAACAACAGTCCGTCGTATTTGCTCACGGTGGAACCTCCGTCTGCAAAATCGGCGGGGCCTGTGGGGGAGCAATCGCTGGTTCGGCTGGAACAGTGAAGCCCTCTGCTGCCGTTGCACGGGCAGCAATACGAGCCCGAATGTCAGCGTTCAGTTGGGTCGCCACGAACTGCTGGGTTTGAGCAGCGGGGATAATGATGTAGTCTCGGAGGATTTCAGTCGCTACCGCAAGAGCAGGGAAAGTGACCGTTCCGATGGCCTTCATTTTGAGATGCTTCTTGATGTCAGTGATGAACATCTCTTCAACCTGCTGTATGTCTGCCGTGTTGTCAATACGCATACGGTCGACAGCCGTGCTGAACGCTGCAAGGAACATGGTGTTGCTATCGTAAAGGCCACTGATGAAATCAAGGTAGGTGTTCAGGTCATTGGCGCCACCGGGAGGAATCGTTGGGATACCTGCCAGATACGTGGCTTGGGCTAAACCGGGCAGCATCGGACCCATAACGGGCGCTGTCAATCGGTTCACTTCTTCTTGCAGGACCTGAATGATTTGCTCGTCAGTGACATCCAAGTTCCTCAGCGAGAGGATGGAGGCACGCACCATGTTCCACGCCTCTTTGACAGCACCAGACATGGACTCGCGTGCACTTTTGATTTTCTTGGCTTTGTTGTTCCCACTTGGCCCCGCTGGACCAAACGGCTGCTCGTAAAGGAAACCACGGTTGGCCCCAACAAGAAGGGAAGCGAACCACTCGTTGAACTGTCGAGAATATTCGAGGTAGGCGTCGCGCAGCAAGGGAGATTCCAACTTCAATTCAATGTCCTTCATTTCAAGGTTGAATGTCATCTGGGGGGCGACCCCTGCGGGGAAAGCAGCCGCAGGTGGAACGAGAACGGCTCGGGTGGGGAGTTTGTTCTGGGACATCGCTGGGATGAGAGCAGGATTCAGGTGCTTTGACACAATCTGCGAATACCACTGAATCTCAGCAAGGGCGAAGTTGTCGTCCTTGAACAGGTTTTCCAATGTCTTGCGCAGCCCTTTCTTTTTGTGCCACATGTTGGCGAAGAACGCGGTGGTGTGGTCTGTGCGTGCATCAATGAACCAGTCTCCAAAGAACTTCGACCCATCGCCCGTTTGATTGCGCACGCCACCTATTCCTGCGGTGGCACCTGCTGCGAGAGGAGGAGCGCCCCGTGGCCGAGGAATGGAATAGATACCGCTGTTTGGTGGGCTGTTTGTCCCATCGTAATCTCGGAAATGTTCCTTGGTAAAGCGGCTGTGATTGATTTTTGACAAAGCGAGCGTGTTCATGTGCTCGATGTAAATGAAAGCGTCAACGACACGTTCAAACAGAGCAAGAGCAGCACTGTTTCGCAAGTCTGCTGATTGCCTCAGGTCCGGCTGACCCACTGGAACGAAGGTGTTGGAAACGAGAACAGCCCTGTAAATGTAGTCAGGGTCGACTGTGCTTGCCACATCCACGACTGGTTTGTTGTCGCGGCGGCCAGTGCGAGTGACCCGCCAAGTCCCCTCCCTGACGGCTTGAAGGGGGTCAGGCTGGTTTGCGGGCGGCTTCCAAGTGGCAGGAGGGACTGCACGAACTCGATTGCCTTGCTGACGAGCAGGACGCACTCTGTTCGTTTCCAGAATACCAAGGACCTGCCCAATGGGCATTTTCGCATCAAGGCGGTCAAGAAGCGGTTTGAGGAATTGCTTGATGGAATTGCGGAACTTGTCCGGCTCGATGTCTTTGAAATCCTCAAGTTCACCCTCGTATTGAACAGAAAGCGTGTTGGTCGCTTGCCTTGTCTTGGGGAACTGGTTGACACCCGGACCTTGGTATCCGGGTTGACCGAAATTAGCGTGGCGGCTGTGAAGACGAGACTCAACGTTTGCGTTGTCGAGCATGGCGTCGAGTTCCGCCTCACCTGCTGGCGCAGCGATGACACTCTCCCAAAGTTGGAAAAAATTGTATTTCGTGACACCACCGTCAACAAACGTGTCGAAAATGTTCGTCCTGTTTCGGTCTGCGCCCCGTGGACCGGGTTGCTTTTGGTCAAACGTGAGCAAAGTGACAGCCATCCACTCGACGATGTCGTTTGGTGTGGCGAGACCGAGGCGAATGTTGTCAACCATCATACGGGCCAAAGAGGGGAGAAGGAAATAGACACTTTGTCCGCCTTGACGCAAGTCTGCTTGAAGGGGGGCCGCTGCCTCAAAAACAGAGCCACCGGGGTCTTCTCTCATCCGGAGTTCATCTGGCCTCTTGTTGAAATTACCGGCCAATACACCGAACCATGCTGGCCCTGCGTCGTCACGCTGGAAGAAGGTGGCGAAATGGGGGTGTCCAAACGCGTCCTGAGGCCTTGCCCCTACGCGCGTGTGTTTGATTGGTGGATAAATTCTTTGGAATGGCAACTCGTCAAGCCCCGCCTCAAGGAATCTGAAAATCCTATTGGTAGTGAAAGCACCCAACGTTGGGACGTTGTCTTCGTTGGTGAAATATTCGCCCTGTAAGTGGTGGGTCAACATGAACCCGGGCTCAATCTGGTGTGAACCGGGAAATCCCCGTGGAGGAGGCTGGAACGAGCGACGGAAGCGCTCGTAGTGGTTCTTAACCCACCTGCGGATGGACGGGCGTGCGACTCGAAGGAACCCTTTCACACCGTTGTCATTGGGTGCAGTCAGAAACACGGATGGGTCCATTCATTCCTCCCTCACAACCGGTAAGCGAAGCGATACGTCGGGTAGGATTTCCCTTCCTTCGGTATGCCGCCGGTTTGAGGTGGCAACACTTCGACAGTGAAGTCCACACGGTCAGCACCCATAGAGGTTGCGCCGTATTCGCTGGGTTCAACGAAGAACTCGCCCGTTTGACCGGGCGTCAGGGTGAATGTCCGGGTGTTGGCAGTGACTGTCGCACCAGACTTCTTGGAATTGTAGGTGATGCGGACGACGGAGCCGTTGTTGCTATCATCCCTGAAGCGCAACTGAATACCCATCGCTGAACCGTGGTAGGTGCCACCGTTCGCAACATTCGCTTCTGTCACCTGATTTGTGCTTTTGTTGTAGTAAGTGATGCGGAGAGAGGAAATGTTCGGAGCAGGATTGCTGATGACCCGCTGCCCTCCATACAGGAAGAGTGCTGCAACGGCAGCAATACCGAGCAGTTGCTTGTTTCGCTTTTTCTTTGATGGGCCAAATGGATACATGTCATCACCTCAATATCGGTATCGGTATTGCCACGGAATGAATCCTTCACCCGGGCTGATTTCTTTCTTGAACAGGTCGGTCTTTCGCTCCAGCGTGTCGATGGCCGACTTCGCCAGCAACATGAAGCCAAGGACAGTTGAGAGCGTGTTGAGTTCGCTCCATGTTGACTTCTTCAACCCAAAGCGGGATGCTTTGACGAGTTTGGATGACTTCCCGTATCCAAACACACCTTTGCTCCCGACAGTGTCCAAAGCACCCCGTGCTGCGGTAGCAACGACGACGCCAAGGGATGCGAGTTCGATTTTGTCCCACGTTTTGACAGGGACGCCGAAGTAGGTCTGTCGCTTCTCCGCTGCCATTCACCCACCTCAATCAATCAACCATGCTTTGCCGTCTCGCATACCGATTTTCATGCTCCCGCCTTTGATGATGAGCATCGGCTCACCACTTTCAGGCATCGTTGCATACAGCGTCGGGAAGTTGCCATCCTTTGACTCCTCGTTCATTTCGTGGATGAACTTTTGCTCCTCGTCACCGTTTTCCTTGGGCGACTTGTAGCCAATGGTCCAGCACTCTCCCAGTGAATACCAAACATCACCGACGTCAATTTTCTCAGTCGTGATTTCGTCCGGGGTCTTGCCACCGTGGAACTTCTTGTAAGCGTCTTTGGCCTTCTTGACCTTTGCAGGCTTCGCAGGGTTCTTCTTCACCCCGCCACGAAGTTTGATTGCATCAGCATTCGCAACGATGGTGATTGTTGCGGAACCCTGAATGATTTCGTAGTCCATTTTTAGGTTGGCGACTGCGTTGCCACCGAGGGCCTTTGCGTTATCAGAGAGTTCCTTTTGCATTGACGCAATACCCAACGCCAGACGCTTTTCAGCCATTGACGTTCGGCCACCAATGAGCCCTCGGTAGATGGCCTGAACCACTTCACCGACGTCTTTCACAACGTTCCTGCCAATCACAACTTCAGCGAATATCGCACCGAGGTTCTTGGTCATGGCTTTCGGTTCACCCGAATAGATGGGAACAATACCAGACGGGTTGTCAATCGGGTTCCACGTCTTCGTCACCGAGTTCACGCCACGCTGACCGTATTCCTCTTTGACGTAGCGAAGAGCCACAGCAGAACGCTGGGAGTTGTCAGGGAACTCTTCGTTCATCATTTTGTTGCCCATGAGGCGGTCGAAATATTTCTTCGCTGATTCACGGCGCTTCTTCCCGGTCTTCTTGCTGGTCTGGCGACGGGGCTTCGGGGGAGGATTGCTGAGTGTGGGAATCCTCATGCCTGATTTGAGGATAGGTTGCAGTGGAGCCGAACCATCTGTCCGTTCTGGAATCGTGTTTCCGGCTTGAATCCACGCCTCCAGTTCTTCGAGTGAAGTCCAATCGGGGATGCTGAATCCCCAGTGGTTAATGGAATGCTCTCGACTGTAATTCTGCAAACCTTCCCATTGATGGGTTTTCAACATCGTGTTTCCAATTTCAAATGGATATGGATTGAGTTCCAACGACTCTGGCCCGATGTTCCAAGTAAAAACTTGGTGTTGCCCGTTTCGGTCATAGTGCAGACTCCCGTCTGGGTTCAAGGGGGAAATCCGCATCTGGAACGATTCCTGTCGATAAGGGTGCTTCTTGTTGTATTGGTTGAAGATTGAGAACTGCTCAAGCAGCAGATTACCGAGGCCCCCTTGAGCGACTGACAGGGCAATTGAGTTTGGAGTCGAATACACCCCCACTCGGGGATTCTCCATAACGGCGCTCGGGCCGTAGGTGACACAGGGGTTCTTCCCGCAACCACAGTTGGGGTTGCTGAGTGAAGGGCTGGAATCGAACGGAGTCACCTTGATGGCGTTGCCGGGACGGAGTGGGTCATCTCCGCCAAAGTCATCGCCCACTTTTCGGAAGTAAATGCTGCCATAAGGATTCCACTGCATACCTCGTGATTCATCCCCTTTGTGTTGGACAAAAACCACCTCGATACCGACGCCGTGAACACGCTCAAGGTGTTCTTTGGTCTCCATAATCAACGGCTTTCTTTCTGTCTGAAAATATTCCAAGACGCCTGCTGCGGGCAAGTATGCTGGGTAAATCCCACCCGGAGTGTAACTTTGGCCCATCTGGTATTCAATCAAAAATGCACGGGGGAGTGATTCGGCATAGTAACTGGGAACCTCTTCGGGTTTGATTGCGTTCCAAAATTTGCGCTTCGATGGATTCGTCAGCGTGTAAGGACCCGGCGTCGGTGCAGGATGGAGGCCTGAGAGCGTGTATGACCCGGGCGTTGGTTCAGGTGCAAGGTAGGGGTTCTTGCTGTCGCCGATGTAGTCGTTGACCGTTGCATAAACACCCGGAACGTCCATTTCCTTTGCAGCGGCAGCAGAACTGCTCCCGAAGGAGAACACGATGTCGTAGCGGTTGCCCAAGGAACGGATGTTCTTTGCAGCATCGCCCATCAGCACGAGCGGTCCTGAACTGTCTGCCGTCACTGGGTATCCAAGTTGGCGTAGGCGGTCCTGAAGTCGGAACTGGTATGAGTCTTCGAGGGAACTGATGAAAGCAATCACATGGTTCTTCCGCCCCAATTTGTTGACGAAGTCTTTGACACCCGTGCGAGAGACTGCCTTCTCAAGGTTGTTTGCCACCTCGCGCTCAAACCGCTTTCCAGACAGTCCCTTGCGACGAGCGATGCGCTCACCCGCTGAGTTGCTGAGAAGAGCCTCTTCCACATGGAAGACTGCCATTTTCCCCTTGCTCAAAGCATGATTTGGGTTGCTCTTTGGCAGGTTAGCACCACAGACAATGCAAAACACCACGCCGTCGGCGTTGTCAGCGTTGCAGGATGGGCACTCCATCAGTTCATCCCCTTCTGAAGAATTTGCTTCAAAGCACGCTTCTGAGTGCGGAGTTCCTTCGCTTTTGCTTTATCCTCTGGAAAGGTTGAGCCTTTGATAGCAGCCAATTGCTGGTCGATGTCAGAAATTTGTCGCTCAAGAACAGATGCTGCTGCCTGTGCTTCGTCGTCGTAGATGACCTTGCCTTCAAAGGACGCAGCAGCCTCTTGGGCTGCTCGCTCGCTCTCCTCCGCTTCAGTCAGTTTCCTGTTCGAGCGGTTAAGACTCTGGCGGAGCGTCTGCTGCGTTCGTCGAGCCCTTTGCTCGGTCATCTCAAGTTGGCCTTGTAGTCGCTCCATTTCCTTGGGAGGCTTTCCACCAAAGAGTCGGATGCGGTCGTAATGCTCGTCTGCGAACTCCTTTGCGACATCTGTTGCTTTGTCGACGATGTCATTCTCCCAACTGCCAGAATATGGGACCCTGTTAGCCGCTCGGGCTACGACCCTGTTTCGGACGTCTTCAAATTTAAGTTTGGCGACATCTGCTTCTTTCAGGCCAGTGGCTGGCCCGAGGTAAATGCGCTTGATTTCAGCAGCACTGATGAGTTCAACAACCCTTTGTTGGTTCTCATGATGCTGGTCAGCGATGCGCTGAATCCTGTCTGCGTCCCAGTTCACATCAAAGGCATCGGAGATGTCGTGGCGGGCTGGTCGGTCGAATGGGACCATGCCACCTGCCATCGAAATTTTGCCGAACTCGCTGTGCTTTTTGATGCGCGCCATGGCCAGTTCTTGTGATTCCAAAAGGCCACCCAAAACGGTCTTCATCTGAATCCAAAACGACATGTTGGTGTTTCCTTTGAGGTCGAGGTGCCACTTACGGAGTGCTTCCTCGTATGCCATCAAAGCCTGCACCTGCTTCTCCAACTTGGTGATGTGCGGGGTGTCCTGCATTCCCGTGTATTGCTCCTTGATGTTGTCTACCGACCTGCGGATGTTGAGCATCTCGCTCGGACTCAAAATGTCACGGAGGAGTGCTTCTTGCTCCCCTGAAAGTGCTGGGTTGGGGAAGTTGTCCTTCACCTTTTCGTGAAAGTTCAAAACGTCATTGTGCATTTCTCCGACCTTCGATTCGAGGACTCGCTGGTTCGCTGCGACGTCTGGTGGTGCTTCTCCCTCTTCCATGAACATCTGGAGGTCCACCTTTTCGGCGATGATTTGGGTCAACTTCTTGGCCGCCAGTTCACCAAGAATGTCTGAAAAACGACCAGCCTCTTGTTCAAACGCGTTAAACACCTTTTCGTCCAGTCCGGACGTTTTCTTGATGTTTTCTCGTTCAACGGCGATTGCTTTCTGAATCTCCTTGATGAGGTCTCGCTTGTCAGACGGGCTCAGATTCAGTGGCCCAAGCGAGTCGGTGAGGTTTTTGAATTCGTCCTTGGTGAAAGGGTCTGGGGCGAAAGTCCCCTCTGAGAAAAAAGGAAAGAGGTCTACCATCACGGACCCCCCAGATTTTGAAGTGCTGTGCTCAACGCTTGAAGTGCCATGAGCCGCTGGATTGCGGTGAGAGAGGGACCACCAGCCGGTGGAAGTGCCGTCAGGGTGTTGATAGCCGTTTGGACGGTCTGACGATTTGCCCTCCCCTGTGATTGTGCGATTCGAGCAAGTCGTCGTGCAAGAGTGGTCACCGACACTGTTCCTGACGCATTCTGAATTTGAGGCAAGGACTTAAGCATCAGAGCAGTGACAAAGCGGATGTCTTCTGCTGATGATTCATATCCGTATTTGGTAATCGCGAGAGACACCGCTTCGAGCATGACGTCGCCCATTGAAACCGGATTTGTTCCACCCATCATCAGGTTGTTGAAATTCATGTTGCGTAAGCGCTGCTGTATCGCCAAAGTGTAGGCTTCAAAGGCCGGTGGAGGGGGAGCGACTGCTGCTGCTCCGCCGAGAGCAGCCATAGCAGCCGCAATATCAGTTTCAACTTGACCGCCGGGAATAAGGTCTGGGGCGGCGAGGTCAGCGATGGTGATGGTGATGGGGGGAACCGCTGCTCCCGCTGCACCGACAGGAACTGTGACTGTCTCTGGGCCACTGACATCGGCATTGAAATTGAAGTCGAGTGTTGCGTTGGCTCCCACGTTCGTGCGGTATTTTGCGACCACTTGCATGGCAGCAAGCACGAGAGAGTCCGGCCAATCGGTCGGTCGAGGACGCATCCCCACCAAGTCCATCACCCAAACGACCGGTGGGAATTTTGCCTGACCTCGTTGCAGAATGTCTGCCTGCTGTTTGCTGGTAAGCGTTTGATAGGCTTCGACATAGGCTCCGGCATCGTCAGCAAGCGGGGCATCGGTAGCATCGACGAGCCCTGCTTTTGCGAGGTCGTCAAAGGCTCCAACGATAGCACCGATGTCCAACTTCTTGGCTCGCTCCTTGATGAAGTCCCAATTGAAGTCGCCACCGCGCTGTGAGCCACCGAGCATGTAGTCCCCGAGGAAGTCGACTGCGTATTTCTCGGGTCGTGCTGGCTGGGGACCAGCAGGACGCATACGCCGAGGTGGACGCAGTGCTTTCTCATTCTTGTCTGTCCGACGAACAAACGTCCCGCCTCGGTATTGTGGTGGATTCCCTGCGTTCATGAAGAGGTCATTGACACGAGCAATCATGAACTCGTTCTCGAAGTAAGCATCATCTCGCTTGCTGAGTGTCTTCGGGTCAACAGGGGGAGGAAGGACAACGACACCGAAACCCGGGAAAAGGAACGCTGGGTGAGCATTGATGCTGAAGTCCTTCCCGTTGTAGAAGTCTGCTGGGTCAGTAGCCATGTGCTTGACCATGTAGTCGAACTCGCGTTGAAGCGCCTTTCCACGGATTTTGAGTTCCTTTGCGACGGGCAGAATGTGCTGGCGAATGTATTCAATGGCCCTGCGGTTTGCTTCTGCCGCAAGCAGATACGGCGTGAAAGCAGAATCAACGAAGTTCCTGACTTCACCTGCGGTAGCAAGACCCTGAACGTTTGCCGCTGGTGCCATCGCCTCCTTGACGTATTTCATCATCGCTGCATCTGTCTCAGCGACCTCTTCACCCAAAAGTCGGCCACCGAAGGAACGGCCAAAGCCAATAGGAGGTGTTGGATTTCGCAGTGGGAGGGCGCCGCCCTTGTAATCGTAAAACCGAGCACGGAGAAGTTCTTCTGCCATAGGGGAGGAAGCCGTGAAGGCGTTGAGTGGGCGGGCCATCAGCATGGACAGCGACTGAACAGCACCGAAAAGACCGTGCTCTCGGACCATCGCTGAAACCAATGCTGGCTGCACTTCTTCAGGAAGAACGTGCGTTAGGTTGGTTGTGTGGCGATTGGCACCAAAGCGGCGTGAAGTGAACGTGGCTGGATGAGCAGGATTTTGCTTGACACTTCCGACGATTCGCACCTCAGTGGTGGTGCCGTTGGTCAAGTCCCCGAGTGAAATGGATTCACCGCTTGGATTCTCCAGTGCGTATTCACGGGAATCAGTGATGCTTCGGACCCACTGGTGAGCCTTTCCGAGGGATGCTCCACGAAGGGTTTTGGGAACGGTGTGCATCATTTTCTGTCTCCCCCATCACAGCGCATACTTCGGGTCAATAACAAGATACCGGCTGTCGGCGTTCTCAACCCAGAGGTAGTTTTTGGGGGCGGGCAGGTTCTTGGACACGTGAGGCATGTCTGCCTTGTGCGATGAACTGCTTTCGTTTTTCATGTCCTTGGTATGCATCGGAGAACCAAGTCCGAAAAGACGCGGTTGATTGCCAGTCTCTTTGAGGAGGTAAATGATGGCACCCACCCCAACAAGGCCAACCAACGAACCCCGCAAAAAGGCCGAAGCGGCTGAGTCCTTCTTTTTGAACCCAAGACGGCCTTTGAGGAACTTTTCGTCCACGATATTCGCTACTCCTGCTGCTCCAGCAAAGCCGCCAATCACTGCTGCTTGACCAAGGGTCCTTTCAGTTTCACGGCTCACGCCACGTGTGCCGCTCTCCCATATTCGTTGTATCAGTGGTGGTCCAGACAATTCACTCATTCATTCACTTCCTTTTGTAATACCGTCCTCGGTTCTTCCGGCGGATGCGGAAGAGAGAACGCTTCTTCGGGTTCTCTGCATAGATGGGCTCACCGTAAAGGGCGATGAACTTCTCCCATGCTGCCTTGATTTTCTTGTTGGCCGTGAATGGTTTGATGGTCGAATACGAGCGACCGGTGTCTTTGTCGGTCACCCGAGCCTTCTTGAAAAGGATTTTTCCTGCTTTGCCCTTCTTGCGTGGCAACTGAATAATCCAAGGCATGCGTGTGCCACTGTCCTTGTGTTCGGCTTTCCAAGCAACGTAGCCAGCGTCCTCGAAGCCACCGAGCAAATCACGAAGACCTGTGTTGTCTGTCCCCGGTTTGCCAGCGATGGCCATCGTTCCCTTGGAACGCTTGGCGTTCTTCTTTTCTGCCGCAGTGAACTTGAACTGTGAAGGGTTGCGCAACTGAATGAAGAAGTGCTGACCCTGACCAACAGTCACTGGGTTGCTACGAGATGACTTACGAGCGGCATTGATTTCGTCCTGCGTCATGTCCAGTTGCCCCCACCCCATTTTGCTTGGGATACCGTAAGGGAAGAATCCGTCGTCTTGACCCGTGTAGTGGTAGACGATGATGTCCTGAAGGTCGCCACTGTTCGCCCAATCAACGTAAGAGGGAACATCAACGATGCTGGGTTCATTCAGCCTTCGGGCCGCGGTCCGAGCCGTTTCGTCGCTCCAGTTGACGTAGCCGTTGGACCCGTAGATGACATAGGGGCGAGGTCGATAAGCATCACCGCTCTGTGCTTTGCGAATTGCGGCATTGAGTGAAGCGACGTTGTTCATGCTGTGCTTACCAAGCGAGTCGTGCTGTGCCTTGATGACGTCAACCACTTCTTGTGGGGTCATTTTCGTGCCGCCGACGCGAACGGGGTTGGTCCTGACTGGAATCTGTCCGTAGCCCACCGGCATGGGCGGCATGGGCGGCATCTGAGGAGTCCGGACACCGGGGGTATGTGAAATTGCGAATATTTTGATAGGGTATCGCGGGGAATCCATATTCCTCTTTTCCCTTTCAATGATAGAGAACTTGCCGTTGTAAAGCCGCTCCAGTTCCTGCTCCACCAAGCGGATGTAATGCGACCTGTCGTGTAACTTGTCCTGTGCGAGCGACGTCAGTATGTCGTCGAGGGCAAAATACGCATCCCTTTTTGCGAGGTTGGGGTCAGTGACCTCGTGGTCCATGAGGGCCTTGGGGAGTTCTACGCGATAGGTGTCCATGTTTCCTTGCTCCCTCATCGCTTTGTCCAACAGGTCCTCGAAATGCTTCTCATCCCAAGCGGCGACTTGCTCGAGAATCTTTTTCTGACCCTCGACATAGATTTCGTCCCGTCGGGCTGAACTGTCGAAAGCCATGTTGCTCATTACGCCGGGGTTCGGCTGAATACGACCACGGCGTGGGCGTTGATTGCCCTGCTGTGGTGGAGCGATGACCTGAGATGCCTGACGAAGTTTGTCCCCAAGTTTGAGGTAATCTCCGTAGGGTGTCAGATTCAATTTGACCTCACCGGTATCAGTCAATCGGATGACGTGAGTCGGCGTTGCATCGCTCATGCTACGCACCTTGACCCACATTTCGTTTTCGTAGTTGTTCCTGTTGAACAAGGCATTGAAGTCCGTTTTGCCACCACTGAGAGGCCACTCCTTTTCGTCTTTACCGATTGACTTCGACACGATGTAGTGCACATCTGGATTTTTCGAGGCATCTGCTTTCTTCTTGTCCTTCGCAAATGCAACAGCGATGACAGTCCCTTCACGCGTCAGATGACTGCGACCGAGATGGTCAGTGTTGACTGAAAATCGGACTGCTGACTGGTAGTTGATGGGAGCCTGAATGAGAGCCGAGACGCCAGCACGAGCAGTCATGGTATCACCGATGTTGTAGGATTCAACCACACGCATCATCAGGTTGTAGGTCGTCAGTGCATCAGCCGCTGGGTTGCTGGTGTTCACTGCGTAGGTGCGTCCTTGGGCTCCGATACCCATTTCGATTTCCTTGATGATGGCGACTTCGTTTGCCTCGAGTGGGACGTAGCGGTTCAGGAATTCCTCATACACGGCAGCGCCCTCATCGGAGTGAAGGAGGTTGACCGAGTAGTAGTTGTAGTAGCGAAGTCGAATCGACTTGAGGATGTCCATCGCAAGGCGGAGCATCTCTCGGTATGCGGTGTTTGGTCGGCCACCCTTGGCGGTCACTTGCCCCGTAATGAGGTCATACACCAATTCACCTTTGGCAGTCTCACTGCCGACGTTCACCAACGGGTGGTCAATCAAGCGGCGCTTGAATGCCTCGTGGGTGACATCGGTTCGCCACTCTTCAGCGAACAGATACAGGGAGGCCTTCTCAAAATCGGAAACAGGGGCACTGAGTTCCGCAGCCACGTCCTGACCGTCCATGTTGTTGACGTAATTGCGCCATGCTTTCTCGGAAATCACGTAAGCGTAAGGTGAGGAACGAATGTCGTCTGCACGACCACCGAGCGCTTTGCCCAAGGCGGAGAACGCCTCAGAACCGACCCACCGCTCGCTACCACGGGCACCGGGAAGGCGAAGGGCTCGCCATGGAATTTGGAAGGAAGAGACAGCCTTTCGTGGGGGGTTCACTTCGACCATGGTTGGTGCTTGCTGTTCGTGCTGAAGGTCCTCGTCGCTGAAGAAAACGCCGCCCTCCTCGGACCCGACCATGTAGTCGTCATCTGTATCATCAATGTCAATGCTTCGCCTCATCACCATTATCGTCCACCTCGAAGTGCCATGTATCCAAGCAAAGCAACGCCCGTTCCGAGCATCACCGTGTTGATGGTTCGTTCACCAAGGGGCCGCATTGGTTCAGGTGGACTCAATTCAAAGAATCCCTGCTCCGTGTCGGCGGAACCAAGACCACTGATACGACCGGCTCGGGTGTTTCGTGGTGGCGCTGCCTGCTTGTATTTTCGGTGAGTGGTAAAGTTGGCATTGTGTGAACGAGCCGCACGGCTGTTGATACCCACGAGACTCTTTTGGCTGGTGAACATGCCACCGGCCATGTCGCTTGCGAAGGCGTGCATCTGAACGATACGGTGAATGTTTGCCAGATGCTTGTCAACCAGACGGAACTTGGCATCACGAACAGCACCATCGAAGGTGGTTGCGTTGTTTGCCATCTCGTTCAGGATTCCCATGGCCTTTCCATTGTGCATGTTGATGACCTTGTGGTCGCTTTCCGTAAGGGATTTCTCAAGCGACTTTGCCTGCGAGATGAGGGAAAGGCGTTCAGCGTCCTTCTCCTGAATCATGACACTCATCATCTCAGCAGCACTCTTCTGTTGGAGTGCGGCCAATTGTGCTTCGATTTTGCTGACTTCACCGAGAGCCCACTTGGTGCAGGCTGCTGCTCCGTCGTCGCCGGTAGCACGCTGCATTTGTGCGTTGCATTGGTCAACGATGCGAGCAAAGTTGGTGTCGAACTGGTTGCGGCGGTTGTCGTCCATGTTGACAAGCAACGAGTTGAAGCGGCTGGTGACACGAGAGATTTCAGCAGTGACTTTCGCTGTGCACTGTGCCCAAGCGCCACCATCACTGGCACTACGAGCACGTGGGAGTTCACCCAAGGCCGAAAGGGATTGACCTTCCAGTGAGCAAAGCGCCGAATCAATGCGCTCAAGAGAACGGTTCAGTTCAATACGGACAGCCGTGATGGTCTCTTTGCTTGCTCCTGCACGAACACGAGAAAGGGTTGCGTCAACCTCCTCTTGAATTGGGTCGAGGACTTCTGTCCCTCGCTTGCTGCTCATCCCGTAAGCAGTGATGTAGTCGTCCACCTTGTCGAGGTAATTCTCGATGGCGGCGTTCAGTGCGTTTGCTTCAACCATTTTTTCACCTTCAATCGAATTTTCGGAATGCCTTTCGGGTGTCGCCAATCAACCCCAAAACCGGGGAAGCAACAAATTTCAGGCCATACAGCCCGATTCCGATGGTGAGCAAGGTAGCAAGACCACCAAGGGCACTCTCGACTCCTTCATCGAGTTCGACACCGGGGATGTTGAACTTCACGAAACCAAGGTCTGACGCTGGTGCGGGAATACCGGAAAGGCCAGCGGACTTTCGGCGGCGCTTGAGATTCATCTGCGAACCAGTGCCGATTGGGGCGCGTTGCTTTGGTTTCACGACGAAAGGCTTCGGAGCACCTGCGAGGCCGTCAATCAACATGACTTGGCTTGCGGAGGTATCGAGGTCGTTCAGTCCGTTGATGAGGTAAATCTCATCGACCTGCGGAGCGCTGCTTGGAAGGGCACCGAGAGACGTGACATGGTCCGCCGAATACCGGTCAGTGACATCGGTAATCGAATACATTTTGCTCACTCCTTGGGGTCGCTTTTGACCTCTTTGCGGCTACCATACGGTATCAGCGTGTGCTTTCGGATGAGGTTATCCGTATTGAACTTGGCGAAGGAAATGCGGGGGAACGGCAACTTCGGGAACGAGAAAGAAAAGAGTGGTTTGTCCGGGGTGTATTCGGCGTCTGCCTTGTCCCTGTCTCCTTCACTTTGTTCAGCATCGTCGAAGTCCTCAACATCCTCAGTGTCATCGACGGAGACCGGGTCAGTGACAAATTGCTGAAGGGACGTCAGCCCGTGATTTTGTTTTTCCACTTGCAGTTGGAGTTCAGCAGAAAGGTTTTCCATGTAGCCTGTTGTCTCCTCGCCAAGTGCATTTTTGAATCGCATGTAGACCTTGTCGGGAGTCTGCGGGTTGTGGCGGAAGGTCAGGCCGGATACAAGTTCCGACGGCATCACCTGTTCATCTCCAACTGTGATAGTGCTGATTCCTGAAGCGAGACTTGCTTCATTGATGAGTTGCTGTGCTTGCTGCATTGTCAACGTCATGCCATTGTATGTCGCATCAATCACCGGGGCAGGACCACCATACCCCGAAGGAATTTCAAAGACACCGATGGTGAACGGAAATTCGTATTCACCGATTTGGTAGTGGGTCGGCTTGTCTCGCATTTGCTTGACGACTGAACCATCCTTCGCTGTGCCATCCAAGGGACTCATACGGGCCTTGAGTTTCTCGACGAGCCTTGCCTGAACTTCCTCGGGGAGGCTGTCCAAATCAGTTTGAGATGCTGCCTGTATCTGCGGCTTCTCTTCTTCATCGTCATCCCCACCGAAAGGTAGCAGGTCGAAAATCGTTTTCTTGTCCTTCACAAAGAGACCGAACATGTTCTCTGGGGCAGTTTCACCCAAAAGGTCCCGCATCAGTTTTGAAATGGCTTCTGGTGCTTCTCCGGCAGCGTATGCGTCAGCCGTGGTCGTTGCCAGTGGCTTGAGCCAACCGACTGGCGAGGTGTTGATTTCACCCTGTGCCCCCGAGAACTGCTCCTCAAATTGCATGTTCAGCAACTGAGCCGGAGTGAAAAGTCCACTTTCTTGAGCGAGTGCAAGGAGACTTTTTTGCTGCGAGCAAAGGATGAAATTCGTTCGGTCGAGACCGCGACCAATGAGGAGAACCTTGTTACCGGGTTTGAACTCACCGCCCTCGTAAAAGGCACGAAGGATTTGCTGGTTTGTGGAATATGCGAAGTTATCCGGGTCAGCGAACTGGGCCGTGTATTGTGGAACGAGGTGTGTTGAACTGTCGTAGTAAGCAGGGCTCCAACTCTTCCAAGAAATAGCGAGGCGGTAAAAGGGCTCAGAATCCTCAATCATACCGTTGCTCAAGCCCCGCTTGAAACCGATAAACGTTTTTTCGAGATGAAAGGTTCCGTCCCGCTTACGAATCGTTGGATACGCCCACTGTGTTTTTTCAAGAGACCACCTGCTGTTGTCATACGTGACATCAGGGTGTGTTGCGTCCAATTGCCGCTTTGGACGGAAATACCAAGCAAAGCGCCCTTTTGAGTCGCACTTCCTTTTTGGACGGTCGCCCCAACTTCCAGTCCCGAAATCGTAGTATTCAAGGTCGACTGAAAAGAAATCAATCACCTTCTGATTTGAAGGCGGAATCAAAGACTCCCTCATGGTCTGCTGGAGACGCTCTCCGTCTTTGCCGAGCGTGTCGAAGAAAAGCCCTGCCCCGTTGTCGTCATACAAATTTTTGACTGACACACCGACTGCTTCGGGGAATTCAGGTTGACCGTATGCATCAGTCGTCCACCAACCGCCGTTGACTCCTTTCGTGTAAGGCTGAATTTTCCATCCCCACTTGTTGATGACTGACTCACTTTCCTTTTTCTTCGGACCAAAATAATCAACGAAAGCGTCGTGAACAAAATGAATTTGAGGTGCATCCGCACCTTCTTCAGGGTGGAACTCACGGCCAGCACTACCCTTGCTGGGGAAATACATGGCGCCCATCATGCAATACGAAGCACCTGCTTTGAATGTCGGGCGGTTCCTCGGAATCACCTTCCAGCCTTTCCCTTCAACGAACTCAGCGAAAACAAACCAATAAATTGGGCCCTCATTACGATATGAACTGACGTTGTAAATGCCATGTCCAATGGGGAGAATACCGGCTGAGCCCCCATACATGTCCACCTTGTGCTTTCCCATGTTACCGGGCCCTGCTCCATGAATCCGAGGGTCAAAATCACTCTTGCGTCCACTCCACCACTGAATGTCCGTCTGTTCAATGTTGGACATCTCCGAGCCAGCATCCCACAGTTCAGGGTCTACGGGTGTGAACCCGAGGTTGAAGAAGTCGTCATTACCAGCGAACTGAGAACGTGAGCGAATCCAGTTTGACTTTGCTTCGCTGATGTATTCATGAGAAAGGTGTGGTGGAGGAGGGGTCATTGACGCATGCACCTTTGGGTCCTGTGCACCGGGGGGCATGGAGAACGTGAAGTCCAAGTCAGAATCAACGACGCGCTTGAAGAACGAAAGGTAGGAGGATTTTCCGTCGTGGAACGTCCCATAGAGGTAAAACGGTTGATGGGGAAGACAACTGATTCGCAAACGGACCTTGGGCTCGGAGCGAACACTTCGGACCACGCCCTCTTTCTCGTTGAAGAGTATCTCGGTTTTTTTGATACGAGGGTATCGGGCAAGGACCTCAAGGATACGGGGGGAGGATGTCTGCTGCTGGCTCACGCTACCGATACGACCGTATCCACGGCTTCGGTCTGCCTTCTGAGCCAGCACGTGTTTCCTCAATTACCCACCATCCGAGTGACGCTGCTACGCAACTTGGGGAAGAGACCTGCAAGTGCCTCTCCTTGGTTCGTAGCGGCCTCGGTGGCTGCTTGAGATGCTTGCTTGACACTGTCTTCCGAGTGCTGAATCATTCGGAGTCGGTGGTAGTTGTTCTGAGCGACCGCACTCCGTTCACGCTTGATGTGGCGGGCCGTGCCCTGAAGGGCGATTGCTCCACCGAGAGCCTGTGCTTTTTGAGCGGTTTGTGCCGCCACAATGTTCTGAATCTCACCACCAAGGTCGACATCACTGCCCTGCTCCCATCGTGCAACGAGGTCAGCGACTCGAGACTTTTGGTCTGGGGAAAGGTTGGCACATGTTTTCTGAATCATCGTGCGTTGTCCTTGACTCAACTGACGTCGACCGTGGCCACTGCTCAAAACGTCTCGATGCCACGAGCGAAGGCCAGCAGTGTTGTCAACGGCTCGGGTGGGAGCCATTTGTGCCATGTTCTTTCCGATGCGCTGAATCTCAGCAGACAATGGTCCGGCCTGCCTTTTGAGCATGATAAGTTCATCGTTGATACGAGAACGGTGGTCTCGTAGGTCATCCATGACCTCAGGATTGCCGACCTTCGCATGTTGCATCTCATTTGTGATTTGCTGGAGCGCCTGCTCACTCATCATGATGGCCTGAGAGACATCAGCGTATTGCTTCTCAACATCGGTTTTGCTGCGCATCATTTCAGCAACAGCACGCTTGTGTTGTGCCTCTTGTTTAGCCTGCTGTTCTCGGACTGCTTTTTGACGTGCGAGGTTGTCGGCCTTCTCTTTGCGAATACGAGCCTCTTGTTTGGCTTTCGCTTCTGCTGCGCGCTGTGCGTTTTGCTTGGCCAATTCCTTTTCGTGTGCAGCCTTCATCATGGCATCCCGTTTCTCTTCTGCCGCTTTTTGGCGGCGGGCGGCCTCGTTAGCGATGACATTCTTCACTTCATTTTGCACTTGACGAATGTTTTCTGAACGTTGGGAAGCCTTTGATTTCAATCGTTCCTTCTGCTCCAATGCGAGTTGCTTCCCACGGCGCTGCATTTCGATTTGCTGTTCAAGTTGTGCCCTTTGTTTTGCTACGGATTCTCGAGCCTGTCGCATTGATTCTTCGGCGGCACGGCGAAGTTTTGCCTGCTCCGATGGGACGACAGGGGGGAGATTGATTTGTGGTGGCAAGGCAGGAGGCTTGATTTCGTCAACACTCCTGTCAAGCCGAGCACGCTTTGATTCAAGTGAATGCTTCCCGGGGACCCGTGACCGACGCTGGTCCTCAAAAATCGCATGTTGACGGCGAATCGCTTGTCGGTGCCTTTCGGCTTCACGCTGGTCGAATTGGTCAAGGTCGATGTGGTATTGGCGAATGTATGATTGAATCTGTGTAAGTTGTCGCTGCTTCATGGCGATGGCTCGCTGAGCAGCAGGGATGTTGCACGTCCTGCGCTTGATGTCTTCTCGCAGACGAAGAATGTCTGCCTCCAATTGTTTGTAGACCCGGATAGCGGAGCGGGCGTCATTCGGGCTTATCGGCATCACAGTTGGCTTAACAGACATTATTCAATCCTCCCAATCACATAGAGGCCCGCAATCAACCATGCTGCACTGGCACCGGCCTGCGTTGCAGGTGAGCCGAAGTTCATGACTTTCCCGGGGATGGAGCGCATGCGCTCGTAAAGTGTTGGTTGCTTGCGGGCTTTGAATGCTGCTTCGATGAGGGCGGGTGTTCCCTCTTCGAGCCGCTGGATTTCTTGAGTTGCCTTCAGATTCTTTTGTTCGAGGGCGGCGATTTGCTTTTTTGCTTCCAGCAAATCCTTCTCCCTTTGAGTCAGAGACTTGTTGGCTTCGTTCAATTGAGTGCGAATGGTGCTTGCGTCTTTTTTCAGACGCTGGTGCTCCATGTCAAGACCAACATGGAGTGCTTCCCACTTTTCAGAAGCGAGTTTGTATTGAGAGCGCTCAGCGTAGATTGCCTGCTTTTCAGCATTGAGGGCAGCGACTCGACTGTTAGCAGTTTGGTATTGAGTGCGGAGAGATTGAACCTGCGCTTGCTCACTGAGGTATGCGTTGTATGCCTTTTCATACATGCTGAGGAGATAGGCAGCATTTGTTTTCAAAACAGGGTGAATTTCAGAAGACGGCCTGAGGCGCATGTTGCCTTCGCCTTGGCCAGTGCCCTGCTGTTGGCCACCCTGCTGCCCCAGCATTCAAATCAACCTCAGCGGGTGAGGAAATAGACTGCTGCGATTCCAAGGAGCATACCGGCGGTGTTGTTGTAGGTGAAACCGTTCAGGTAGTCTGCCTCTTCGTGGGCTGAGCCGAAGCCGAACAGGTTGCTGTGCATCGTTGCACCGCCACCGGCTTTTGCTTCTGGCTCATTTCCATACCAACCGGCTCCCATCGAGCCAAGTCCACCGAACATAACGGGGGTTCGGGCTCGCTCACTGAACAGGCGGGCTGGAATCGTTTTCATCGTTTCAAAGAAACCGGAACCGCTGCTGGGTAGATGTGCGCTTCCAGTTCGTCGTGCAAGGCTGCTGCTGTAATTTACCATTGTATTCACTCACTTGTAATACCTGTCAAACAGGGTCTTGGCTGTCAAACCGAGAGCGAAAAATGCAGCGCCCACATAGAGCGTTTCGCTGCTTCGCCAGCGGATGTCACCAAGACCACCCTTTTGCTTGGATGCTTTTCCAAGAGGTTGTCCAACAGGAATTGACGCACTCCCAAGGCCGAAGTCTTTCTTGACTCCGGCGGAGTTGACGAGATTCATCGCTGACTCGTCGGTATTGAACGAAGCCATTTCGGTGTTTCCGAAATTCTTCATTTTGGGGTTTGGGGTGGTTTGTTGGGGTGGTGGGGTAATGGGGTCTTGAAGCGTAATGAAGCCTTCATTTGCGGGGCTTCCCATGAATGAATCGAACGCCATTTTGAATCACCGCCTACGAAGGCCCCTAACCATCCGAACGATTGGGACTTTATCAAATGCCCGCCCGGAACCACCAAAACCAGCCAGACCGGCAACCTTCTGCATCATGACCGGAAGTCGCTTCGTGTTCGGGTCTGCAATCAGTGGAATGACCTTGGTGACTTTGACGGACTCACCGAGTTCAAATGTTGGGAAAATCAGTTCACATGGAATCCATTTCCTACCGAATTCTCGCGTTGGAGCGTGCGTCCTGACGACCAACATAACGTGGTTGAACGTGCCATCACCATTGGAGTCGACAATCAGAGCACCGGTTTCGTATCCGATAGCACCAAGCAACGAAGCACCGAGGATGACAAAATCATCACAGTCAGCAGCCGAACGGCCTGACTCGATGTCCTTGATGAGGCGGCGAGCACTGTGGTAATATTCCACATGTATGGGGTCCTTCCGATACACGGCGTTGTTTTGAACCCACTTTGTGATGGCTCGAATTTCACCGAGTTCATCGTGCCCAGCAACGCCAGCACGATTCACGATTTCCACTGCTTTTCGACGCACGTATTCGTCGCGTAGCCCGTCTTCGATTTCTTTTCGGAGGAATTCAGTGACCACACCAAACCGCTTATCCAGCGGAACACCGGGGTTGAATTTCACCCGGAGAATTCTCTCGGCCATGCACGAGGGCACGACGCACTCACACTTGAAATTGTCCCAAAGGTTATGGCCGCCTTTCTGGTGGTTTGACCTGTGCGTCTGACACTGACGATTCCAGCAGAACCGATAGCGCAGGGGCGACCTCGTTTTTCCTCTCGTGGGGGGTTTGTCCGGGCATACGACCCGAAGAAATCACGAGATTGGAAAGCATTCATCGCTTCATTTGCCGAGCAAATGATGAGAGAAAGTGGGTATGAAAAACCAACGGACGTTCCGCTGAAAGTGCGCGCACGGTTTGCTTTCTCCCTCCCCAAAAGCAGGTGGCGAAAGCGAACACCAGTTGAGGCTCAGTGGCGGAGCCAAAAGCCAGACTTGGACAATCTCTTCAAGGCAATCACTGACGCTTGTGAAGGAATTGTTTATCACAACGACTCACAAATCGTAAAGGTCGTTGTTGAAAAAATCATGGTGGCTCAGGGAGAACCACCGTATGTTGCTGTCGTTTTCGAGGAAGCAGGAGACTTCAACGGCGCTTGAGTGTCAGCGGTTTTTTCGGTTTGGGTTCTCTCGTCAGTGTCAATGGCTTGCGCTCTTCAGGCTCAAGCCACTCGACCTCGACATCAACGTCCTCGTCATCGGGGACTGGCGTCGGGAGAGTTGGTTTGAATTCTGCCATGGGAGATTCCGTGGTCTCGTTTCGCTTTTCGATGAAACCCATCACTTCCTCAGCGGCTGAAAGAAGACTGTGCCAATCAATCCGCTGTGCTTGGTTGATGTATGATTCAACGTCGATGTTCCGCAGATGGTCAAGGACCTGACTGAGACCATCCTTGTTTTCCTTGAGCCTTGAAACGACATCGGCCACCGGCTCGAGGTCAAGTTCGTGCAGGTCAACCCCAACACGCTGAAACAACTCCTTCGCCTCGTCGAGGTCACTGGTGAAACCCTGAACCTTGGAATTGGCCTCCTCAAGCGTTTTTTCCAAGCGGTCCATTTCCGAGTTGATGTTTTCCAAGTGTTGGAGTGATTCCGAACTCTTTGTGTCCAGTTGAATGGTGAGGTATGCGATAACGGAATTGATGGAACCGTTCATGACAGCAAGCGCAGTGATACCAGAAAACAGGAGGTCTTGGCCCAGCACATTGGTCATCAAAACGAACGTCAACGCTGCTGGAAGAATGAACAACATGAGGTAAAGCCAAGTTGGCCATTGGCGCTCCTCACGCCTTTCCTTTTCCGCTTCCCAGTCCTCAATCAACGAACACACCTCATGCGGCTTGGACTCGAGTCAACATCTCCCGACAAACGGTGGCCACCTCTGGTCGGAGGAGGAAGTTGTAGTCGTGGACCACTCCACCGGTTTCCTTGTATGGTGCGATGAGGGCCATCAATTCGTCATAGGTGTTGTTCTTGAAGATGTTCCAAAAGACTTCGTTCTTTTTCAGTTCGCCGACAACAAACGCATAGACGATGTCGGGGTCTGTGCCCTCTCCGATTTTCGCCATCGCGTCTTGCATGCCACGACCGATGTCTCGCAGTGAGCGGACAAGAACCATTCGCTCGGCCATTTTGTCAAGTTTCCCTTGAGGTGTAAGGGCAGGGTGCTCAACGACGACATTGTCAACGGTGATGTCGATTTGCTCTTGCACTGCCGAGAGAACTTTCGGGTCTTCCAATTCGTTGCCCATGATAGCCTTGAATTGCTCCAGCAACGCATGTTTGTATTGCTCAGGAGTCACTTCAATGTCTGGTTCTGGCTCAGGTTGTTCTGGCTCTTCCGGTCCCTCGAAAAAATTGTTCTGAACTGCTTGCTGCGGAGGTGCGGGAGCAGGGTTTGGTTGGATACGCGTTGGTTGTGCGTATGGGTCGTAGTTGGGTGAATCGTATCCTGCTGGCACTTGGTTGCGTGTTGGCATCACGCTGGTGGCTGCACTTGCCAGACTGCCAAGCATTTCTGGTTGTAGCAGACGAGAGGCGATGCGTTCAAGCGCTCCGCTGTTGGAGCCTCCATCGAGCATCTGCTCAACCATGCGCTGCTTGAAAATCGTTTTCATGTCACCATCAAAGAAACCATCGTTGTCCTTGCTCCGCATCATTTCTCGCATGAATGCCATTTGCTGCATGTTGAACTGCTGGTCTCGGGCTTGAGACTCCCGACGGATTTCAGATTCACGCTGTTGGTCAAGACGGCGCTGCTCCATTTGCATCATCATCTGGCGATGTTGATTTTCTGATGCAATACGCTGCTGAAGGGCAAGGAACTGCATCATCGAAAACATGGAGTCCGAATCAGAACCACCTTTGGGGGCCTGCATGGAAAAGGTCTCGGTGGGGCGTGGTGGTGGGGCAAAGGCTTCGTTTTGCATGCGGTTCACTTCTTGTTGGTAGGCAGATGATGGTTGAGGTTCGGCGGCTGGTGCTGGTGTGTTTGGAGTAGTAATCGAAGCCAGCGGGTCCACTGCTGATGTCATGGATGTTCGGATGCTCTCGACATCAAAGCCACGAGCCTTCAACCATGCAACGTAATATTTCTTGATGGTCGACTGTTCTGCACCAACTCGTTGAGCGATTTCGTCGAACGGTGGATGAGAATGACCACCGTCTGAAAAAGAAATGGCGTCATACCAATTGTCATCGGCAAACACGTTTTTCAACAACTCTTTTCGTTCACTCGGGTCGAGGGACGTCCACTGGGCATCTCCCTCATCTGCGCTTTCTGTCATGTCAAATTCATCACTCATTTTCAGTCCTCCTGTATTTCGTTTCCAAATCGGTCGCAGTCAACTTCGTTTCCGTCGTCGTCAATGTAGAAAAAATTGCCCTCTTCATCCTCATAGACCAAGAATTCTTCCTCGTCAAGTGGTTCTGCCTTTTGGTTGACCTGCTCCTTAACATTTCGGAAAAAAGAAACACCAGATGCGACTGCGTTCGAGCCAAGCATCATACCGGCTTCAGCGGCTGCTTCTTGGAGCACATCGGTGAGTGTTCGTGGCTTTTGGGGGATTTCCAGCGGTATGCGGTGTTCCATCAGAGTCACAGCCGTTTTGACGATTTCACCACGCATTTCATCGAGAACGATTTGCGCACGATATGGGTTGGCGATGAGTTGTGCGTAGCACCGGCTCATCTCTTCCCTGTGTTGTTTCAGGGAGGATTCCAATTCGGGCGGAATGATTTCGGTCACTCATTTCACTCCGTCTTGTATGGGTCGACTTCGGGGTCGTCGCCTTTCACTGGCTCCTCATCCTCGTCCTCCAAGTCAAAGTCTTCGTCGAACTCCATCATGTCCTCGAGCGTATCAAGAACGGCCTCAGCCCAGACGCGCTGAATCACCTTCACGTCACTCCATTCGATGCTGTGGACTTTTTCCCACGTCACAAGAAGCAGGCTGTTTTCATCTTCTTTGATGTAAATTCCCCACTCCGACATCAGAACTTGAACATCGGTGAAAACCTTGGGTGTTCCGTCTGGACTGACAATGTTGATGGTGCTTGCTTTGACCTGCATGGATAACCTCCCTTTGCGTTGTGGACTTAAAGGAGATGGTTCGGGGGAAAGGTGTGGTCAGAAAGATGCGCACATTTTCGCAGCATCTCCCCCTGATGCATTTTTCCGTAAAGGCTTAAGTCCACGACACATGTCGCTTCGCGACATGGGAAGAGAGGAAAACGAGGGGCCAGCAGGGAAAGCACGGAGACAGAGAGCCCAGAAAAGAAAGCGTGAAGGATACCTGCGAGAGGTTTTTTCTGTTGCAGATGAGGATTCCGAT